TCAAGCGCTCCGCGCACTCCGGCGCGGGGGGCGGGAGGCGAACTCGGCCGCCTCGTCGGACGGCCGCTGAGGGCGGTCCACGAGGTGCTGGAGCCGCGCCTCGAACTCCTTCTGCGCATCCGGCGTGATGGACTCCAGCGCGACGAACGTCGTGACCGCGACGTCCACCAGCTCCTTCACCACGTCCTCCATCGTGTGGGACTTCCCCTTGCGCGGGTTCGTGCCGTTCACCCCGTGCAGGGCCTCCGCCACCTCCCCGAACTCCTCGCCGATCTTGAGCACGCGGAACAGGACCAGCTCACGCGCGGACAGCTCGCCGGCCGCCGCGTCCAGGCCCTCCCGGATGCGCCGGACCTGGTCCCACATCTCGTCGTGCGTCACGTCGTACTCCTCCAACTCGGCGGTCATGTCTCTCCTCGTGAACGTGCGAACTCAGAACAGGGCGGCCAAGGGCTCTACGGCCTGCGTCGGGTCCGTCACCGGCAGCGGCGCCGCCGCGGAGACGGCCAGGCGCACGCCGAGCGCGGAGTGGTCGGTCAGCCGGTCGGGCATCGTGCGCGGCTCGTGGACGTACGAGCAGTGGCGCAGCGCTCCGGCCAGCCGGCCGGACACGTGGGCGTGGTCGTACCGGTAGCCGTCACCGGTCCGGCCCACCCACGAGTAGTCGAGCGTGTCCGGGTGCAGGTGCCGGAACGCATCCACGTACCCGACGGCCTCAAACCAGCTGTAGAACGCGTACTCGAACGGCGAGAAGAAGCGGTAGCGCGGGACGTGCCCCGGCTCCAGCACGTTGAAGTCGCCCAGGACGACCCGGTCCGCGTCAACGCCGTCCGGGAGCTTGCGGCACTCCTGGAGGAAGTTCCGCTTCCGCTCGGTCTTCTTTTCCGTGGCGTCCCGGGACGGCACGTACAGGCCGATGATGTCCAGCGGCCCGGTCTCGGTGTCCACCTGGATGCCGACCGCCCGGTGCGCCAAGAAGTCGACGCCGGTCGGCAGCGGGCGGGCTTCGAGTCGGCTCACGACCATCACGCCCCTCTCGCCCCGCAGTTCGGGCCGGGGGAACGTCACCGAGTAGCCCGCCGCCGTGAACCGCTGCTCCAGCAGATCGCACCCGGCGCTGTTCGCCGTCTCGGTGAGGACGAGGACCTGTTCCGGCCTGGCGGCCAGGTAGGCGAGCTGCCGTTCGGCGCGCTCCCGACCGGGGTTGTTCAGGTTGAACGTCAGCACGTCGAGCGTGCCCAGGCTGGTCATCAACTGCCCCTCATCCACGGTTCCCGGATCGCCGCCACGATGGCGCGGGCGATCTCCTCCGGCCCGTCCGTGCTCGCGTCGAGCTGGAGTACGCGGACGCCGGCGGCCATGAGGAACCTAGCGGCCTCACGGAACGCCGCGCACTCACGCTCGCTGGACCCGGGCTCCCGTTCGTAGCGGCTGTGGGCGCCCCGGTCGGTCAGCCGTTTCTCGATCACGTCGGTACGGGCGTTGACGATGACGGCCAGGTCCGGCATGTCGGCGTGACGGTTCAGCTCCCAGACGACGTCGCGGCCGACGCCGTCGAGGACCTGGAGCACGAGGGACGAGGCGACGTAGCGGTCACACACGACCGTTTCGCCCCGCGCGAGCGCCGGGCGGATCTGCTCGTCCACATGCATGTACCGGTCGGCGGCAATCAGGCAGGCCATCGACATGCCGCGGTACAGCTCGGTGCCGTTGCGGGCGAGCGTCCCCAGGGACGTGTCACTCGGCTCCCGTGTCCGTAAGACCTCGGCGCCGTCCTCGCGCAGCATCTCGGCGACCAGCGCGGTCACGGTGGACTTGCCCACGCCGCCGGGCCCGTCGATCGTGACGAACATGCCGGTCACGACGCGCTCACGAGCGGCAGAACCCGGCTCTGCTTCGGCACGACGGGGCACTGCTCGGTGTCGACGGCGCCGATCCGCTCGCCGGCCGCGACCACGGCGGCCGGGCACCCCTTCCCGCACGAGTCCGACATCGAGCAGCCGCCGCACGTCGGGTTCCCGCCCAGGTCCCACCGGTCGCTGAACTTGCCGTACGCGTCCAGGCGGGCCGCGACGTCGTGGTGCTCCCACACGTTGCCGACGAGGAAGTCCGTGTCGGGGTGCTGGGAGACCTTCGTGCGGGCCGCGAACACCAGGTACGGGCAGATAGCCACGCCGCCGTCGGTGAAGACGTAGATGATGTTCCCGGCCTCGCACGGCGCGAGCGGCTTGTCGGCGTTGGGGAACCGGATGTTCACCATCTCGACGTCGCCCTCGAACGGGGCGGTGAGCCGGCGGATCTCGCGCATCTGCTCGTCGGCCTGGCGCAGCTTGCCCTGTGCCTTCTTCGACGCCCCGCGCCCCATCGACCCCAGCGGGTTCATCAGCACGTACTTGGCGCCCTGCTCCTTCGCGAAGGCGACCAGCTGCTCGTACTCGTGGAGCTCCGCGAGGTTGTTCGGGGTGCACAGCAGGCCCTGGAGGATGCCGGCCGACGCGAACCGCCGGATCGTGTCGACGGTCTCCTCGAAGCACCCGGGCAGACCCCGGAAGATGCTGTGCGACTCCTCCGAGAAGCCGTCCAGGCTCACGTTCATGTGCGCGTCCAGCTGGGCCAGGACGCGAATGTCCTCGTCGCTGACGCCGGTGCCGTTGGTGCACACGCCGACGCCGAAACCGGCCGCGCGCAGCTCGGTGACGATCTCGATCAGGTCCTCGTGGACGAACGGCTCGCCGCCGGTCACGGTGATCCGGGTGACCCGTGCCTCCGTGAGCGCGGGGATCAGCCGGTCCTTGACCTGGGCGACCGACATGAACGTCCCGCGCTTCGTCGCGTTCACGAAGCAGTGGCCGCACAGCATGTTGCACGGCTCGCAGATCTGGACCAGTGCCTTCCGGTTGGGGTGGTCGACCGTCGTCCGGAAGTAACAGGACGCGGCCTGTTCGCCGGTGATGATCGGGCGTGCGGTCACAGGGGCCTCCACAGGGTGAGGGACGGGTGGTGACCCGCCCCGGCCGGGCGCACGAACTGCGCGGCCGGGGCGGGAGTCGTCAGGCCGGGACCGGTGGGGTCCTGGCGGTTGTGGGCATGGATCAGCGCCGGTCGGGACCTACTTGGCGGGCGCCTCGTCCCGGGCGGCGTGGTACGCCGCCGCCCGGGCCCGGAGCCGGTCCACGCACCGGCCGCAGGCGTAGAGGGGGGCGGTCTGCCCGTCCTCCTGGAGCGGCCCGAGCCACAGGACCGGCACCGGCTCGGCGTCACACAGCCAGCAAGCCCCACGTATCCACGTACGGGTCATCAGTTGTTCCCCTCACGACGCCCGGCCGATGCCCACGACGAGGAGCACCAGGAGGACGGCGAGGGTGCCGAGGTAGACCAGCTCTGCACGGCGGACCACGGGCTCACTCCTCCCTCAGGCGGTAGGTGGCGGGACGCGCGGGCCGCCGGCGCTGCTGGTCGGGGCAGCGGGGGTGGAGCAGGACGAGGCCGCCCGCGCCGGTCGCCCCGTCGATCGGGTACACCTCGGCCTCGCCCACGGTGACGGGCTTATCGCATCGGGCGCACAGCACGCGCGGCCTCCTCCCGGGCCCGCACACGGCCCCTCACCGCCAGCCGCGCCACGTCCGGCACGCGGCACCGGGACTCCGCCGACGAGGGCGTGGTGACCCAGTAGGCGCCGTCGGCGGGCGCCTGCTGGTGCGCGCCGGGGAGGTCCAGCTCGTCCCCCCGGTAGAGACCGACCTCGTCCAGCGGGAGCGGCGGCGCCCCCGGCGGGACGATCGCGAAGTACCGCCCTGCGTCCCGGTAGACCGGTCCGTCGAGGCTGGCGCCGAGCAGACAGGCCACCGCGTCCGGGTCGGTCGTGCCGACAGCCGCCTGGACGATGTCCTCAGGTAGGCCGAACGCAGCGAACCCCGGCCGGCGCGCGGTACCGGCCGCCACGGCGGCCGCGACCCAGCGCCGGACGGTCTCCGTGCGCGCGGTCACCCCGGTCATGACGCCCCCTCCGGAGCAAGCGCCGGGGCGGCCACCGCCGGGCAGGAACCCGCACAGGCGCGGGGGAACCACCAGATGTGCGGCACGTCGGGGTAGGGACGGGCGCCGAGGTCCACACCGGCCGCGCAGCTGAGCGGCGCCGTGCACCACACGCACGCCGAGCCTCTGAGCTGGAGCTCGGACAGCGCCTCGACCGGGGGCAGCTCCCCCGTGGGCCCGGTCATGCGACAGCCTCCGGAGACAGCTCGTCAGCCCCAGCCTCCTGGAGAGCCGCAGCAAGCTCTGTAGCGGCCACCGCCAGCACCCCGCGCCGCGGGGCGATAAGCCAGTATGGGCCGGGCGGCGTCTGACGGCCCCTCGGGGGCAACGGCATCGACCGGTCCACGGTGACCATCGACGGTGGCAGCGCGCGCAGGGGCGCGGCATCGGCTACGAAGAAGGCCAGCTCGGCTCGCTCCGGGTCCACGATCACGCTCCCCGGCCGGCCGAGGCGAGCGAGCGCCTGAAGGCCCGCGAAGCGCGGCACCACCACAACATGCATTGCCATCATCGTCACGAGCGTGCGCCCAGCCATACGGTCCTCGTCTCGTCGGGTGACGGGAACCGTAGGAGCGCGCACCGGCCGCCACCCGAACTCCTTGTTCGGGGTGCCGCAGCCGGGGTCAGATCACGCCCAACCGCCGCGCAAGAGCCTCAACCTGCGGCCGGTAGGTGGGCCGCGCCCGATCCAGAAGGCCGGTGACCACGGTGGTTGCGGGGGCGCTGCGGACCATGTCCTCCGCACTGATGCGCTCCAGCTCCAGTAGGTGCACCAGGACGGCCGCGTCCTCACGACGCAGGTGGTAGCCGCGCGCCATATCGAGCACGAAGGTGAACTGCCGCTCCCGTGACGGCAACGCGCTCACGTTCACCTTGTCCGCGAGCCGCAGCCCCCGAGCCCCCTCGCCGGCCAGAATCTCCAGGCTGAGGGCGTGCAGGTACGTGTTCGTCGGGCCGAACACGGTACGCATCACGTTGCCTTCCCCAACCGCACCGGCCAGCCGGAAGACGCGATCAAGACGGGCTCGGGCTTCCCACCACCGTCGTTGCTGGGCATCTGCGGTGACGTGGACCAGCTCCAGCGCGCCCACCATCGCTGTCCGTTCTGCTCCGGACGGAGCGCCGTCCAGAGCGCTCACACCCGCACGCGCTACCTCGGCAGCCGCCTCCGCGCCGTCCTCCTGTGAGAGGAGGCAGTGTCCGAAGTTCCACGCGGCCGCGGCCATGCGGATCGGGTCGTCGGCGTCCTCAGCAGCCCGGCGAGACCTGTCCGCTACGAGGAGCGCCAGGTCGAGGCGCCCGGCCCGCCGGCAGTAGGACCGCAGAAGCCCGTACAGGTCTGCTGCGGACCGCAGGACCTCGCGCCGGTCCGCAGCGTCAGCCGTCCCCCGGACCGTCGCCTCCACATCGAGCACCAGCCCGCCCAGCAGTGGTTCGGCCTCGGTGAACCGCGCCGCGCTGCTCTGCCAGATCCGCCAAGCGGACTCCACGCGATCACGCAGCTCCCCCGGCGACCGCACCCGTCCTCCCGTAGCGCCACCGAGAAGAGCGCGCACCACGCCGCGGTCAGCGGTCAGCGTCGTCGGGCGGGAACGGGGCGCCTCGTCGGACAGGAGCGCGGCCACAGACACGGCCAGTTCCTCGGCCAGCTGCACCAGCAGGTCCGGCGACGGCGTTCGATGGCCGTTCTCGATCAGCGAGAGGTACCGCTCCGTCACACCGCAGAGCCCGGCGACAACGGCCTGACTCCGTCCGGTCATTCTTCGGTATCGGCGGATGCGCGCGCCGACCCCGGGCAAAGGTGTTCCCATCGCCCCTTTCCCTCCCTGCGGGGCCACTAGCGTAGAGCGACGCACGTCACACCGAGGGCGAACCGCCGAAGGAGGCGACATGACCCTGGTCCTGTGGGACATCGACCACACCCTGATTGACACGCGGGGCGTCGGCCGCGAACTGTCCGCCCGCGCTTTCAGGGAAACGACCGGCCTGGCGATGCGGGACCAGGCAGCCATCGACGGCATCACCGAAGCCGTGATCTTCCGCGAGACGGCGAAGCTTCACGGCCTCAACCCGAGCCGACCCGACTTTGAACGGTTCGCTGCCGCGCTTGAGGAGCAGCACATCGAGCACGCCGCCCACCTACGCGAACGCGGGCACGCCCTGCCCGGCGCCGCAGCCCTCCTCGACTCGCTCGCCAACTCCGGCGTACGACAGACCGTTGTCACGGGCAACGTCCGCCCGGTCGCACGCGTCAAGCTGGAGGTCTTCGGCCTGGACCGGCACATCGAATGGGACCACGGAGCCTACGGAGAAGACGCCGACCTCCGCCCTGATCTGGTGGCCATGGCTCTGCGCAGGGCCGGAGCAGCCGCCCATGAAACCGTGCTCATCGGCGACACCCCCGCCGACGTGGAAGGTGGCCTCGCCCACGGTGTGCACGTCATCGCTGTGGCCACCGGCCGGTCAACGGCCGCAGAGCTGCGCGCGGTCGGCGCTCACGTCGTCTTCACGGACCTGACGGACACGGAGGCGCTCCGAACTGCGGTGCAGGCGGTCGGCTGAGACCACATGGCCGAACGTGAGAGAGCCCGACCACGCGGGGGGGTGCGCGGCCGGGCTCAGGCCGCACAGGGGAATGCGACGCAGCAGCCATCGGCCTGGACCGTGAGGCCGGTGACTGGCCACCAGCGTCCCCCATGCAAGGCTTGCATGCACGCACAACAGCGAAACTCGTCGGGCAGATGTGAGACCACCCGCCCTCGGAGCCGTAGGGCGGGTGGTCCGTCACGAGGCCGCGGAAGCGTCCGGCGGCGGATCGGCTGGCGGTTCCGGCAAGGTCGTCGGCCCGCACTCCTCCGGCTCCGGGCAGAGCCGCGACAGCCGTTCGTTCGCCAGGTCGACCGCATCCCGCAGGGAGCCACCGCTGTTCGGGTACAGCTCGTGCTCGACGCGTTGCAGGCGCTCCTCGATCGCGCTGACGCGTTCCATCACCCCTGGCCGGCCGGGCACCCCGGGACGTTCGGGTTCGCCCGACCAGTCGTCCATGAAGTCCTCCACGCGGCCGGCGAGCCTTATCGTGCCCCGCACGCCTCGCCACAGGACGGTGGCGAAGCCAGCCAGGACGGTGGCCGCGCCGCCCCACACGAGCAGCGCGTCCAAGGCGGGGACGCCGGTCGCCTCCACGTCATCCTCCGGACTGGGCGGCGCCGTCGTCGGTCCGCGGGGTGTGGGCGGCCTTCCAGCCGGCTGCGAAGGTGATGCAGGTCGGCACGATCGCCAACACGAACGGGCTCAGGCCGTCCGGCAGCCACTCCAGCAGCCGTGCGTTGTCCTGCACCGCCGCGAGGATGCCAAGGAGGCCGGTCGACCCGAGGTAGGCCGCCGCCGTCGCGACGGTCACCTTCCGCTCGACAGGTGCGTGAGCCATGGTGGCGGGTCCTTTCAGTCGATGACGTCGAAGCCGTGCCGACGTCCTAGCTCGGTCAGGGAAGCGCGGCCGGGGGTGCCGTCGGCCGGCTGGCCCGGTTTCCGGCCGCGGTAGCCCAGACGTTCCTGCCACTCGCTCGTCGCGGTGACGGTCGTCGTGCCGAAGTGTCCGTCGAGGTACGTCTTCGCCAGCAGCCCTTCGTCGACGAGCGCGGTCTCGTACGTGCGGACGCCGGCGTACGTCACCCGCTGGCCCTTGGCGGGCGGGTCCGAGCGGGCCGCCGCGATGAGCCGGGACAGCGAGACCTTCGGCCGCTTCGGCGCCGGGAGCGGCCCCGGCTCGTCCTGGTCGAGACGGGCAGCGATGCGGTTCCGCATCGACCCCATCGAGAAGCCACGCGGGTCGATCTTCCCCGGCTGCCACTCCAGGTGCCCGATCACCGAGCGGGCGCCCCAGCCGTGGACGCGGCAGATCGCCGCGCTCACGCGCTCGATCGCGTCCAGCTGGGCGGCCGGCCATGGGTCGGCGCCGTCGCCCAGGTTCTCGCACTCGAAGCCGTAGAAGGCCCGGTTCCCGTCGACCGACGCCTCGTCGGTGCGGGGCAGAGTCCGCTCGGCGATGACGGCGGCGAGGACACCAGGGTCGCCCAGGCCCGCGTGGTTCGCCCTGCCGTACCCGACCAGGTGCACTCTGCCGTCCTTGGCGATCATGCCGTGGCAGAGCGGTCCGGGAAGGCCGCTGTACCCGTCCCGCACGATGCGAACGGTGTTGGCGGTGCCCTGCGTCACGGTGTGGTGGATCAGCACGCCGTGGACCCCACCCCACGGGCCCGCGTGGTTGCGGTTGTGGCTGGCCCAGTTCCCTTCCTCTACGACGTCCAGGCCCTCATCCCGCAGTGCCTTCAGGAACCGCGCGGCGGGCATCGGGGCGCTCATGTGACCACCTCCGGCCAGTGCCAGGAGCCGCCGAGACGCGTCTCGGCCTCGGCGTGCACGGCGCCGCCGGCGGTCAGCGGGTGGAAGAACTGCCCCGTCGGGTTGAGGACAGCGAGCCCGACGCGGCCGGGGTCGTCGGCGTCGACTTCGGTGACGACAGCCGACCGGCACGCCGGCGGATGGGCCTGGGTGCCGTCGCCGCGCACGGGCGTGCCGTGGCTGACGTAGTGGACGAGGCGGCCGACGGACGGCCGTAGTTCGGGCATTGCGGACCTCCAAGAAGGGGACGGCGAGCAGAGCGCGCGGCGGGCTACGCCTCGTAGATCACGAGCTTGAACTCGGCGAGGACCAGGTTCACGGGGCGCCCCGCGTTCTGCCCCACCCGCAGGGCGAGCGGCACGCTGGGGTTGACGAAGATCCCGTGCGACTTCGTGAAGCACTGCATGCCGGGGGACGGCGGCCGATGGTCGGTCGCCGTGGTGTTCATCGGGTCGCTAGTGAGGCCGAGCGGGTCGCGGACGTACTGGTCGCGCAACTCGGTGTACGGCCCCGACTCCCACTGGATCATCGCGTAGAGGTGGCCCCAGCCACTACGAGCCGGCCAGATCAGGCCCGACCGGTCGTCAGCGGCCCAGTTGGTGACCACGTAGCCGTCAGGCTGCTGCACCTGGTGCATTTCCCACCGGTCGGATGACTCCCCGCTGCCGAACGGGAAGCGCACGACGTGGTAGCCCCCGTCGTCGGGGATCACCTGGTTGACGTCAACCTTGAGGGAGCACACCAGCGCGCCCAGGGAGAGCCACCCGCTCGTCCCGCTCACGCCTACTCCTCGCCCGCGAATCCGGACAGCCGACGCGCGGTGCGCTCCGGGATACCGGCCGTCAGCAGGTCGTCGTACTCGGCCTCCTGGCGGGCGTAGTCCTCGTCCCGGAGGGTCTGCACCCGGGCCGCGGTGTTGCCGCGCATGTCCTCCAGGGCCGCCCGGTACTCGGCTTCGGTGACGATCCGGCCCGGCTTGGACAGAGTCGGTTCCTGGTCGGTCCACATCTCGATGCGGCCGAGCGACCCGTCGTCGTAGAGCACGTAGTGGACGGTCGGGGCGCCTTCCATGTCGTCAAGCAGGACAGGGCCGTCCGCCGCCGCGGCGGCGGACGCCGCGTCCTTCTTCACCTTCGCCACAACGGCGCTCCTCTCCGGCCTACCGGCCGGCCTCGGGGTCACAGGCTGATCAGCAGGCAGCGGATGAACGCCTGGATGCGGTTGTACGTGGCGCCGCCCTTACCGCGCCCGAGCGTCACGTCGAACGTCAGCATCCGCGTCTCGCCCGGCGCCAGCGGCGTAGCCAGGGCGAAGACCTTCGTGGTGTGCGCGTGCACGTCGTCCGACACCGCGTTGCCCTGGTTGTCGACGTAGTACATCTCGTCCGTGCCGTGCCCGTACGCGGCGCCGCCGCCGTTGGCCGGGAGCACGAAGTCGACGTCCGCCTCACGCTCGATCACGGCGAGCGCAGGCCGGCACGGATCGGGATTCGTCACCTCGAACTCGAAGTGGTCCCCCGGCTGATCCTGGCCGGAGGGCACCGGCAGGTTGGCGTACTCGCGGGTCTCGGAGAAGCTGTAGAAGTTCGCCATCCCGCGCGGCTCCGAGCGCAGGACACCGTTCGCGTCGCAGTACACCTGCCCTGCGTTGGCGGTGACGTCGCACGGCAGACTCCACGTGCCGACGGCCGCCGCGAGCGGTGATCCGCCGGAGCCGTCGCCGGTCAGGCCGCAGGCGACGCTGACCGTCGCCGCGCCGGTCGGCACGTACAGGCCACCGTCCGAGCCGGTCGTGAGGTTGTTCCCCGCGTCTGCGGAGAAGTCCGGCCCGAACTCGCCAGTCGCCTCGTCGTACGTGAGCCCGTCGCCGGCCGAGAAGCACGGACGTACGTCCTCGCAGGAGACCTCGGACGCCGGGACCAGCAGACCCCCATCCGACCCGAAGGACACCCCGTTGCCCTCGTCCGTCGAGGGGCGAGCGGAGATGACGCCAGTGGACTCGTCGAAGGAGATGCCGTCACCGGCAGAGAAGCAACCCCGTACGTCCTCGCACGCCGGCGGCTCGACCGAGATCACGTAGGGATTGGCGGTGCTCCCCGTCCCGTCCACGCTGGTGCCGTTTCCAGCGATGACGGAGCAGTTGCACTGTCCACCGCCACATCCGCAGCGAGCCAAGATCATCAACCCCTTTCGAGGGGGAAGTTCTTGGCCCGGCCCACAACCAGCGGCTTGTGCCCATGAGTCTACGACGGGTTGACGCACGCGCTCCGGGACAGTGTCCGGACACGATCCGGGACAGCTGTCCGGACGCCCCCGGACACCGCCTTGCCGGCCCGCCGTGCAAAGGCCCTGACCTGCCCGGACACTGTCCCGCCCATCGTGTCCGGCGTGTCCGGACGGTCAGCCGTACAGCTCGATGATGACGATGCCGTCGCCGCCCACGAACCCGGGCTGGCTGTCGCCGAGGGACAGTGCGCCGCCCGCGCCGGCCCCGTAGCCGCGGGACGCCGTGCCGGGGCCGTCGGTGGTGCGGGGGAAGCCCCCGTGGCCGAGGCGGCTGTCGCCGCCCTGCCCCGCGAGCCCGTTGGTCCCCGAGAGGCGGATGCCGCCGCCACCCGAACCGCCACCGGACGCCATGGCTCCGGAGGACGCGAACGGGCCGACCGTGCCCTGCACCGCATCGGGAGCGGTCCCAGAGTTCTGCGCGGCCGTGGAGCCGTCACCGCCGAGCCCGACGGCGTACCCGCCGAAGGAGCTGGTGCCGCCCGCGCCGCCGGACCCGTTCGACGTCCCGGCAGCGCCGCCCGCGCCGACGACGATGGTCTCGACGGCGCCGAGCGCCGAGGCGGGGACCATCGCCTCGGCGTAGCCGCCGCCGGCGGCCCCCGGCCGCACGATGCACTGGTTGGCCGCGGCGTTCGCTCCGGCGGAGCCGCCCCCGCCGCCCTGGACCAGGACCCGCACCCTCGCCAGCCAGGGGTAATCGTCCTTGGCGAACTGGAAGGTGCCCGGCGCCTTGAAGTACAAGGTCTGCCGCAGGCCCATCGAGCCCGGGTTCAGGCACAGCTCGCCGTCGTCGTTGACGTTGAAGTAGTCGGAGCACACGCATACGGACGCGATTGGACTCACCTCGTCGAGAAGCAGGTGAGCCCGGCCCACAACCAGCGGCTACCCGAGCAGCGTAGCGGTGATCACGCGTCTTGGACGGCCGCGGTGACGTGCACACGGATGCCGGGACCAGCTGGTGACAGGGGCACGTCGCCGAGCCGCCATACCCGCACCACGGCCGCCGCCTGGTCGACCTTCTCGACGACCGCGAACACGGTGACCGCGTCGTCGCTGGGCGCCGGGTCGACTGGGGCCGCGGTGAGCACCGGCGCCCCGGCGAAGCTGGCGGATGCGTACTCGACGCGGGCTCGGCCGTCGAGCCCGGTCACCACCACGGCCCCGACCCTGGGCGGCAGTTCAGCCGGCTCCGGCTGCGGCACGGCCTCCTCGCGCGGCTTGGGCGACCGGCCGCGCCGCGTCGTGGACCGCGACCGCCGGTCGATCTCCCGCAGCAGCCCGCCCATCGGGTTGCCGATCATCCGCCGTCCCGGGCTGCCCCTCATCGCCACGTCACACCGCCCCCAGACGCGACACTGCATTGTCCGCGCCCGTCGCCGCTACCTGCACCTGCACGCTCTCGCTCCCCGGTGTCGACTCCGTACCGCCGTCCTCCGTCACCTTCAGCCCCACGATCTTGAGACGTTGGGAGATCGGCCGGCACGTCACCTGGGTGGTGATGTCCAGGCACCAGCCCGGCACCAGCAGCGGCACCTCCACGGCCGCGTCCGGGCTGATGGTGACGGCCTGGGTGTCGATGAACACCGGCACCGGCAGAGATCCCCGCAGCCGGGACTTCGCAGCGTCCGCCGCGGCGGCGTCGGTCGTGATGGTGGTCTGCTCGACGTACCGCTCCAGCAGCCCGTAGTAGTCGTCCCGGCCGCCCGCCTCGCCCAGCACGTCTCCGTCCTCGTCCCCCGCGACGATCCACCGTGTGCCCAGCGCGGTGCCGTCCTCGGCGACGACCAGGCCCTCGGGCATGTCGGCGTCCGAAAGGCGCCCGACGGTCACGGTGTGGTTCTCCGGCAGCAGCACGATCCTCGACCCCACCGCGGTGTAGTCCAGGCCCGTTTCGGCGAGGTCGCGCAGGTGATCGCCGGTCTGCCCGATGTTGCGGGTGTACCTCCGGCCGCCGCGCACCCGGGCCTTGTCGACAACCTGGACCGTGTGGCCCGGGTCGTCGGGGGCGAAGCCGTCCGCGATCAGCCACTCGGCGATGTCGGCCAGGTCGGCGTCGCCGAAGTTGATGTCCTGGTGCGGTACCCGCCGGTCCAGGAACGCCAGGATGTCGCCGGCCCAGATCTCGACCTGGCCCAGCGACCATTCGACTTGGAGGATCGGCCCGGACCACACCGGCGCCCCGTCCCGCCAGATGTGCAGGAAGTGCCGCCACGAGCGGACCTCGCCCAGCCGCTCGCAGCAGTCGCCGTCCGGCATGACGACGATCCGTGCCGTCGACGTGTCATCGAGGACGCGGTGCCACTCCACTTCGGTCAGCGTGTGCGCCGGCGAGACCGACGCACCGTCCCGGTCGGTGATGAGCGCGGCATGCGTTCCGCACCCGGCTACGGCCATGAGGGCACCCCTGGAGAAGACGAGGAGGAGTGCCCGGCCCAGAACCAGCGGCCTCGCCAGGGTAGCCGCAGGTCAGTAGCCCCGGCCCGACACGGACACCGACAGGGCCGCGTCAGGGGCGGGCGGGTTGACGGCATCCGTCTCCACGCAGAAGCAGTACGAGGCGCAGGTGAACGGCTCGTAGGAGGGCGGGGCGCCGTCGCGGCCGTACACATCGCGGCTGGTCTCGCACTGGCCGCCGCACTCGACCGTCGACCGTCCGGTCTGCCCGTCGATCGTGACCGCTCCCCCGGCCGGCACGTACGTCACGTGGTAGACCGAGTGCGGCTCGCAGCGCTGGAAGTCGGCGACCTGGTCGCAGTCGAGGTCATCGCCGCCCGGGGGCCGCTCGTAGAACGTGACCGTGACGTTCCGCAGGTCCGCCGACCCGGCGCGCACGGCGATCATCGGCACGTCGACCGACCACGTCGGCCTGTCGGTGAGGTCCAGCTCGAAGCACTCCCGCTCCACGGCGAGCGGCAGGCAGAAACAGGTGTCGAGCGCAGCCGGCTGCGGCGGCGCGGGCGGGGCGCACCGCGGGTCGGAACAGCCGCTCGTCGGGTCGGGGCACTTCGCGAGGCGGCACGGGCCGTCGCACTGGTCCGGGACATCCTCCGTCACCGGCCACGCCAGCCCGCATGCGTCGTCGACGACGGGCGCCGCGAGCGTCCCGCGCGGGCAGCGGTTCGTGACCTCGATGCACTGGGTCGGCGGCGGCTGGCCGTGCACGCACCACACCACGCACTCGTCATCGCCGTCGCTGCCCGGCAGCGGCCCCTCCAGGATGGGCGTGGGGTCCGTCCACAGCCACGGCGTGGCCGCGGTGAGCACGATCTCGACCGTCAGCACGTCCGCGCCCGTGCTGCACTGCCCGGACGTACAGCCGGCGCCGTGCCGGGCGGTGACCGTCGGCCCTTGCGTGAGCGCGACGCGGCGCAGCGTCCGCAGGTGCCGGGCGCGGAACTCCTCGGGGTCCTCGTCCTCCCCGGGGCAGCAGTTGAACAGCGTCATGCAGTCCCCGTCGCAGGACTGGCCGACGCAGCCCGTCATCGCCTCGGCGAGCCAGTGCAGCCCGTACTCGACGGCGCAGCACGTCGCACCGAGGAGGAGGCCCGTCACGGTGATGGTGCGCGGCATGACGCGGGCCGGCCCGAGCGCGGCCCCGCCGGTGACCGCGTTCGTCACCTGGCGGCGCACCGGGTAGTCGTCCAGGCCGTCGATCGACAGCACCATGAACCCGGCGAAGTCTGCGCTCTCGGGCACATCCGGGTCGTACCAGGGGGCCTCGTCTTCCTCCGGTGTGGTGTACGGCAGGTCGCCGACCATTTCCGCGGTGAACGTCGGGCAGGCGCATCCGCCTACGTCGGCGAGGGGCGACCCGACGGTTTGGAGATACGCCTCCAGCCGGGCGCTGTTGGCCAGCTCGACGCCGCCGAGAGACAGGTACCCGTCCATCGCCATGTCAGATCACTCCTGCCGCGAGGGCCAGCCGGGAGGCGACGCGGTGCGCGGTCACTTTGCCGTCCCCGGCCTCGTAGATGTGGAACACCGCGCCCTGCCCGGCCGGGACAGGCGGCGGCCCGGACCGGTCCTTGCTGCCCGGTCCGGCCGACGCGAGCATGTCGGCGAGCCCGGACTCCTCAGCGAGCTGCCGCGCTCGCGCCGGACGGGTCAGCGGGATGATCACCTCGGGCCCGGCCTCGCCAACGAGGCCGACGACTGGGGAGTTGACGATCCCTCCGTTCGCGAACGGCAGGAGCGACCGCACGGACCCGGGCAGGCCGCCCTTGATCTTCGAGATGATGCGGGAGCCGATGTTGCCCAGCGACGACACGATCTTCCCGGGCAGCGAGGAGAACCACGACACGATGGACGAGATGAGGCCGGACACGGCGGACCGGGCGGAGCCCACCGCAGAGCGGAACACCCCGGCGATACGGCTGCCGATGCTGGAAAGCGCCGACACGATCCGGCCCGGCAGCGACGAGAAGAACGACGTCACCGACGAGCCGAACGAGCGGGCGGCAGAGAGCGCGGACGAGCCGGCCGACCGGAACAGCGCCGCCAGCCGCCCCGGCAGCGAGGCGAGGAACGACATGATCCGTCCTGGGAGCGCGGAGAAGAAGGCGACCGCCGACGAGATGAACGAGGAGATCGCCGACACGGCCGCCGAGCCCGCCCGGGAGAACGCTCCAGCGATCGCCGACCCGAGCGACGCGAGCGCGGCGAGGATCTTCCCGGGCAGCTCGGTGAAGATGTAGATCACCGCTGCTAGCGCCGTCAGCAGCGCGATCCCCAGCGCCGCGACCGCGTTCACGAACAGGTCGACCAGGAGGCCGGGCAGCGCAGCCAGGGCCGAGCCGATCCTCCCGGGCAGCGACGTGAAGAAGTCGACCACCGCGGTGAAGGCCGTCGAGATCCACGTGCCGATCGTCGTGCCCAGGTTCGTGAAGAACGTGACGATCAGCGTCCCCAGCGTCGTCAGCGCCGAGACGATCAACGTCGGCAGGCTCGTGACGAACGTGAGAACCGACGTCAGTCCGCTGACCAGGCCGGTCAGGGCCGACACCACGGTCTGGATGATCGGGACGATCGCGTTGATGATCACCCACGAGGCGAACCCGGCCGCGATCTGGAGGACCGGGCCGAGGAGCTGCATCGCGATGACCGCGAGCGGGGCGAGCGCTTCGACCAGCCCGGCGATGGGCGGCAGGATCGGGAGGAGCGCCTGCAAGATCGCGTTGAAGGCGCCGACGATCGGCGGCAGCACCGGCAGGAGCGCGTTCGCGAGGGCCGTGTAGACCGGGACCAGCGCGGCCGCGACCCGCACGAGGACCCCGGCCAGAGTCGACAGGACCGGGGCGAGCGACTGCACCAGGGCGCCCACCTGCTGACCGACACCAGCCGCGAGCGGCGCCATGGCGCCGACCAGCATCCCGAACGCCTGCGCGATCTGCGGAAGGATCGGCATCAGCGCGCCGACCAGCGCCTCGATGATCGGCTGGAACAGCGCGGCGAGGCCCTGAAGGGCCGGCGCGAGCAGTTGCGCGACGACGCCAGCGAGCTGCCCGACGAGGGGCAGGAGCGGCGCCAGCGCGGACAGAACCGAGGCGATCGACGCCCCGACGGGACCTAGGGCAGGGCCGAGAGCGCCGAGTCCTTCGGCCAGCGCGCTGCCGACCGTGGCCAGCGCCGGGGCGATCGCGGCCAGCGCGGGCCCGAGCGCGTTGACGAGGTTGACCAGCGCGGGGCCGAGCGCAGTGAAGATGGGGGCGAGCGCCGGGGCGATGGCGCCGAACTGCGTGACCAGCGCGGACAAGATCGGGCCGAGCTGGGCGGCGATCGTCCCGATGGTCCCGAAGATGTTCCCGATGGCCTCCTGCCCTCGGGCGGAGTTGACGAACTCCCGGAACGAGGCGGTGATCGCCTGGATGTTGTTCAGCAGCCCCCCGCCGGCGCCGTCGGCCGCGCTGAACACGCCGGACAAGATGCCGCCGATGTTCGAGGCGATGGCGCCGAGCTGCCGAAAGACGGTGACGGCCCCGCTCACCCACGCGACGGCCTGCCCGCCCTGGGCGATCTCGGTGAGGAACGCGCCGAACCGCTCGGCGAGACCGCCGACGGCCTGCCCAAGCTGCGTGCCGAACGCCTGGGACACGGCGGCGGCGACGTCGAGGAACCCCTGAGCGAGGGGCCTGACGCCCTGCGCCAGGCCGTCGACGGCGGCCGACGTGCCGCCGATGATCGTCTGGATCGAGGAGAACGCGCGCTGCGTCTGGAGGAACGTGACGCCTTCGGCAGCCGCCCGGCCGAACCCGGCCGCGATCTTCTCCAGCCCCGAGCCGACCGGCAGCAGGTTCTTGACCGCGCCGCTGATCTCGCTGGCGAACTGGGAGAAGAACGCCTCCTGGACGGACTGCTGTACCTCCTTGAGCTGCGGGGCCAGCTCGCGGACCGCGGTGACCGCCTCGCGTGCGGCCGGCGACAGCCGCTCCAGGGCCTCCTGGAACTCCTCGGCGCTGCCGGTCAGCGCAGCTTCGAGCGCTTCGGAGACGCCGAGGACGGCCAGGCGGAGCGTGCCGAGCGCGATCTTCGCTCCCGCGATGGCAGCGGGGATCGCGGCGACGATCCCCGCTGCGGGGACGAGCGCGGCCGTCAGCGCGCCGACCGACTGGGCGGCGCTGGCTGCGGCGATGCCGACCGCGCCGAACTTCAGCAGCCCCGCCAGTGCGCCGCCGACGCGGCCAGCAACGCCCCCCAGGCCGGACAAGGCCCCCGACAGGCGGTCGGTGTCGACGTCCGTGTTGACCGTGACGTCCGGCGGCCGGTGGGCTCGCACCCGGGCGTCGAAGTCGCCGAAGTCCGGGACGACGCGGACAGCGACCTCAAGGCCGGCCACGCGGGCGCGGATCGCCTCAACGAACCCGGTCAGGTCCGGAGCGACCGGGATGTTGATGCTCCGGAGGTGACTCAGCCCGCCCAGGAGAGCCGTCTCGAAGCGGCGCAGGTCGGGCTCGACGCGGACTGTGAGCGCGGCAGCGTTCAGGCCGCGCTGGATGTTCCGCCGGATCTGGACGCCGAGGTTGCGTGTACCCCGGTCCAGCGTGCTCTGAATACGGTTCGCGGCCTGCTGCGAATCCGATGCCACATCACCGTCGTCGAGGACGATGGTGATGCGCGCCGACCCGTAGTCGACGTCCTCGCCTGCCACCGGGCAACCCCTCGCTGTCGCGTGGATTGCCCGGCCCAAAACCAGCGGCGTACGCCCCCTGGTCCCCGTTGCTGGACCAGAGGGCGCCACCCCAGATTAGCCGCTACGTACCGCCCGTCAGCCGCGCGTCTTCGGCCGCGAGCTGCGCCGCGAGGGCCTGCGCGCCAGCCCGGTCGAAGCCCAACCCGGGGGCCCGCGCACGACGGCCGCGTGCGCTCCGCTCGCCCGCCGGCGGGGCGTACAGCTTCACCTTGTTCCGTTGCCGCTCGGCGTCGTCCTCGGCTGAGGCGTTCATCGCCGCCTCAGCAGCGTTGAGCATCGTCCTCAGCGTCCACCGGTGCGGGTCGACCCCTTGGAGCGCGAGACCGCCCTCCCACGAGTCCCAGGAGGCGGCGATGCTGCCGCAGAGCCGGTAGACGACGTAGTAGGGCGCGAGCCGCCCCCATACAGCTCGACCGCCCACTCCAACAGCTGCACGAGGACCCGGTCCGGGAGGCGCATCCCACCGACGCGCACGGCCGCGTCCTTGAGCTTCGCCGCGCGGGCCTCGGCCTCCTCCTCCGTCGGGTAGGAGTCGACGACCTTCCCGGCCTTCACCACGTCCCACGCCAGGAACTCGTCGGCGGAGTCCGGCAGCATCAGCCGCGCGAGGAACACCCGCAGCGAGGCGACGATCAGCCGCAGCTTCTCGGGCTCGACGCCGGCGAGGTCGTTCACGTCGACGCCCAGGCGCTTCTGCGTCTCCTGCAAGTCCTCGTAGGCGTCCAGGAACTCATCGCCCATGACTTCGGGCTGGAAGAGGAGTTCGGTGTCGCCGATCTCGGCGACGTGCGGCTCGACGTTGATGGTGAACTGGCGGCGCTGGCTCACGGTGGCTCCTGGCGTGCTCGATCGACGCCCGGCCCACAACCAGCGGCGTACCCGGAAGGGTAGACCGGCCGGCAGGTCACCGACCGGCGCGCAGAGCCCGCCCAAGGAAGTCGTTCGGCCGGGTCCCCGGGTGGTGGACGACGGCCGCGAACACCGTCCGCCCGCCCACGTCGAACCGCAGCGCCTTCTTCCGGCGCGGCCGGATGATGTGCGGACGGGTGCCGTACAGCACGAACAGCGTCGCCGGGTGGTCGCACACGATGACGCCCTGGAGGCCGCCGGGGCCGGACTCGATCTTCCAGTCGATGTACCGGCCCATGCTCCCCGGGGCTTCCCGGCGGGCGATGTCGGCAACCCGGGCCGTCCGGCGGCGCAGGCCCCGCTCTGCGATGCCTCCACGGGCGCGGATGAGCCGCGCCAGGCGGCCCTGGTCGACGCGTACCTCGGCGCTCACGCGGACTCCTCTCCCGGGCACGGGGCGCATCCCGGCATGGCCACGATGACGCGCTGCTCGACACCCACGCAGCCGCCCTCCGGGCCGATGGTGCGCTGCTGGCCCATCACGAACTTCCGCCCCCGCCGGCCGCCCCCGGTGCCCGGCAGGCAGCAGTACAGCGCGTTGAACACGGTGACCGCGTCCACGTGCAGGATGCGGGCGGCGTCCCCCAGCTCCTCGCACGACGGCGGGCAGCCCAGCTCGGTCACGGTCGGGGCGCAGCGCAGCAGCGTCACCGCGAGCTCCACCGCGGTGGTCGTCGGCGGCTGACAGTTCCGGGCGCCCTGCACGCTGCGGTCCTCGGTCGGGAACGGGTTCGTCGGGAACATGCGCACCACGTTGACGGAGAGCTGCCCACCGTCGCCCTTCCCCCCGCACGGGTCGTCGCATGAGTCCCACGCCACGACGCCCGGCACGACGCACGCGCGGCAGGGGCATCCGGGCTGCCCGTCGACCTGGTCGGCGGTGTCCTGGAGCGCGGCGCACACGCACGCCAGCACGACCTCGGTCAGGTCGTGCAGCGCGAGCGGGGTCAAGGCCATCGTGGCAGCTCCTTCACGGCCAGGTGGTGACGCGCGGGCGGCGGAAGTCGACGCTGTACGCGCGGGATGCGGACGCGAGCCGGCCGGGATTGACCGTCGCCAGCCAGGCGTCCGCCAGGGGAAGCCCCGTGCGGCCCTCGGTGTAGATGACCGTCGGGTCGGCCATCTCGACGTCGAAGCCCTGCCGGCTCACGCGGGAGACGTTCCGGTTCACCTTGCAGCCGCAGCCGGAGCCGCCGCCGCAGCCCTTGATGTAGTGGCAGGTCAGCTCGGACACGGCGGCGATGGCAGCCTCGTCGAGCTGGAGCCCGGTCCGGTACGTCACGGTGAACGTGCCCTCGACGCCGGGCGGCGAGGCCATGTCCTGGCAGTCCGGCCAGCACTCCCCGTCGGTGCGCACCAGCTTCCCGGGTGCGTCGACCCGGTAGTCACCGATCACGCCGCTCTTGAGGTCGGGGCGAGTCAAGATTTCGCCGTCGACGTCGACCTGGACGATGTCGTAGACCGGGCCAGGCAGGTACACCTCGCACAGTTCCCCGCACGAGCAATCCGACTGGCAGCCGCACACCGACGCGTTCCGCCACTGCCCGTCGACGCCCTTGTACGGAATCCAGCCGCCGGTGCTCGCCGCGCCGCCCCGGGCCCCCTGGAAGTAGACGGGTGCGGCGTCAAGACACGAACGGCGGCAGGGACGGACCTCCAGCGGGCACGACGGCCCCCAGCGCATCCCCGACAGCCGCCACAGCATGATCGAAGCGACCTTCGTCCACCGGTCGATGGTCTCCGCGCTGGTGTCCTCCGGCAGGTCGCAGCAGGAGAAGTCGACCGGCCAGGGGTCGCACGGGGCCGTGGCGATCATCAGCGGCCTCCGGCCTCGTACGAGCAGGCGCGGGGGAAGGCGCGCCGGATGTACTGGCCCACGTGCCCGTGGGTGAAGCTGTCGGGCATCGTGGACAGGAAGGGCCCCTCGCGGTCGAACCGCGGGGACCGGTTCAGGACCTTCACGTCGCGGATCTGGTCGCCGCCGATGCCGTTCAGCACGCCGTACGCCGTCCGCTTGTGCACGACGTCCAGGCGTCGGCACACGTCGAGGGTCTTCAACATGCCCTCCTTCTGTACCGGCAGGGGCACGTGCAGCTCGTACGACATCGGGTTGTCGTGCCCGAGCGACACCAGGAGATCCCGCGTCTGCCGCAGCCCGCGCAGGTACCGGCCGGGCCGCTGCACGCGGCTGGCGTAGTACGCCTCGACCCGGGAGACGGGGCCGCGGTGCAGGGCGGGCACCCCCGCCGTCTGGGGCTGCATGACGAAGAAGTCGTCGTTGCAGAGCAGGAAGACGTCCGACACCTGCCGGTTCAGGCACGCCAGACGCACGGCCTCGGTGGTGTTCTGGTACTTCGTGCCGCTCTGCCGGGTGGGGATGTGCCGGACCCCGCGCAGCCACGACGGCTTGTAGCCGACGACCCAGACGTGCCGGTGCGGGATGTTCGCCGTCCACGACCGCAGCGCGTAGCGGAGCTGCTGGTTCGCGGCGCCCACCCGCACCGGCACGACGATGTCGACCTCGGGTGTAGTCGTCACCGGACCCTCCGTCAGGCCGAGGCGTCGCAGAGGACCGGCGTGTACTCGCACACCGGCTCAGGCGGCGCGACCGTGGTCACGAAGGTCCGGCGATGGCAGTTCGAGCCGACCGGGGTGAGCATCCGCCCCGGTGTGCCGGACGCGTCGACCGGCATGACGTCGTACGGGCCGGAGCCCCAGCCGCCGCCGGCCCGCGTGGCGCCGTTGAGGACGAGCGACACCGCTTCGGAGCCGAGCTCCAGGTCGCCCAGCTGGCCGTTGGTCACCCACGGCAGCAGGAAGTAGATCCACGCCCCGTCCCCTGAGCCCTCGGCCTCGCAGATGTCCTCGCCGAGGACTTCCGCCCACAGCTCGATCGCGAAACCGCTGTTGCACTGGATCGAGCAGTCGTCGTGGCCGATCGGCTTGCCGTCGAAGCCGTAGACCACCGGGTTGCCGGTCGTGATCTCGATCAGCTCCGGGCTGACGCTGAAGAAGTTCAGCTCCAGGTCGTAGCCGTTGAACGTGGGGCAACCCCTTTTGAACCCGCATTGGCGCCCGTTCGCCGCCTTGTAGGTGACGTCCTCGCCCTCTTCGACGTTCGCGTTCATCCCGAGCGTCGCGAAGCAGTCGAAGACGAAGCCGTTCTCTTCGCCGCAGACTGGCCGGCCGCAGCCGTCGAGCCTGGTCACTCGGATCACGTCGGCGTTGGCGATCAGCGGACAGGACATCTGGGACCTCCATTCCTCCTGGAGGCCCGGCCCAAAACCAGCGGCGCTACAGCATCGAGTCTATCCGTCAAGCGGCCCACCTCACCGGGCCGCGCACCAGCTCAGACGGCGCTGGTTACGCCTCGGTCGCGGTGACATGCACCGTCACCCCGACCGCGTCGGTGCCCACCGCCAGGACACCGATGCCGAGGAGCGTGACCCCGTTGGTCTGGTCGACGTGAACCGTGGTCGAGGCGCTGCTGTTCGCGGCGACGCGCAGCGACCGGAACCCGGCTCCTGCCTCCACCGTGGCCGTGATGATCGGCGGCGCGTCGAACGGCGGCGACCAGGTCGCGACGGCGTTGCCGGAGGAGTTGGTGACCACCCGCGCCCGCGCCTGCCGGGGCGCGGGCGCGGAGGGCGGCGTGTAGTGGCCTGAGGTTCCCATCAGCCCCGCCCTACTGGGTGGTCCAGACGACCTGCCACGTGGCGCCGGGCACGGTGCCCTCCACGGTGAGGGTGCCCGTGAGCTGGTTGTCGGTCTCGTCGCCGTCCACACCCCAGGTGAGCGAGGCGCCGGCGGGGACGGTGAGCACGCCTTCCCCGGTGGTGACGGTGACGCTGCCCGTGTAGACGAGCAGCGTCACAGACTGCGTGCCCGGGTTCGCAGCGAGGTCCCAGTTGGTGTCCTGGATGCCGTGCGTCTCGACGCCGACCGGCTCCGTCGGCGCGTTGCACATGGCGACGGTCCCGGACGGGACGTACGCGGTGACGCCGTCGAGGGTGGTGTCCGTCGCGGTCACCGTGCCGGCCGGGGAGGTGGCGAACCGCCGCAGGAACGGCGTTGTCGTGCCGTCCGTCGCGATGTCGCAGAGCGGCAGCAGCTCCTGGTCCGTGCCCGCGATGCTCACGCTGCCGATGGTGCCTGCCATGGTGCCTCCGAAGGGGGAGAGGGGAAGAGGAGGAGCGGGGTGTGGGGCCGCCCGTGGCCGGCCCTCGGCGACCACGGGCGGGATCTGAAGGGGGCTACGGCGTGACGGTCCGGGTATAGGCGACCGTGACCGTGCCCGTGGCGGCGGCGACCAGCAGCGGCCCGACGAGGATCGCGTCGCCCTCGCGGGTCACCGACCAGCTGACCGACTCGCCCTCGTGAAGGGTGCTCTCCTCGCCGTCCGCCGTGATGGTGCCCGTGCCGCCGTGCGCGGTGAGGGTGACGGACTGGAGGGTCGGCACCGAGGCCGCAGACCAGGATGCGCCGGGTGCGAGCTCCACCCGGTGCGCCTGCACCACCCGCACTTCCTCCGCACCCGCCGCTCCCTGGTCGCACGGAACCGGCGAGACGGGCGTGTACGGGCCGCTCAGGTCCTCGGCGTACGTTCCGACAGTCTGGAGCGTGCCGTCCTCGTAGACGGCGAGCAGCTCGACGTACTGGGTGTCCCCGACGCCGTCGCCGTCGCTGTCGTCGCACCGGCACTCCTCCAGCACCGTCACCGGCTCGGGCCGGTCACAGATACCGACGGCCCCGGTTGGGGTGTACGGCGCGATCCCGTCCAGGGCGGTGTCCAGGGCCGCCGTGACCTGTCCGGCGCTGCCGTAGCTCAGGTGCCGGAGGAACGCAGTGCTGGTGCCGTCCTCGGCGATGTCGCAGAGCGTCAGGAGTTCCACGTCCGGCGCGGGCTCCTCGCCCGGGCACAGGCCGAAGTGCGCGCCGCCCGGGATCGGGACGGGGCCCCACGTGAGCGGGTCCACGTAGGTGACGCTGAGGCGATTCCCGGTCTCCGTGTCGTAGCGAAGCTCCGCGACGACGTCCCCGATGGACCGCCCGGTCGCGTTGTCGATGACGCACATGGGCAGCGTCTCGATGTCCACGCCCGCTTCAGCGCACCGGCCCACACTGCCGGTCGGCGTGTACGGCGTGAAGCCGTCCAACGTCGTGTCCAGAGCCCCGACGACCTGGCCCGCGCTGCCGTAGGACAGGTGCCGCAGGAACGTCGTGGTGCCGTCCTCGGTGACGTCGCAGAGGAGCACGGGTTCCACGTCCAGGCCCCGGCCGCCCCCCGAGCCGCAGCCGGTACCGCACGGCACCTGCTGGCCTTCGGGCGCGTCCGTCTTGACGCCGTCGGCGTCCAGCCACGACACGGAGACCGTGCCGTCGCACTCCTGGCTGTAGACCCGAGTGAACTGCGTCTCCGCGCAGTCCTGCGCGGGGGTCAGGGTCCACTGCTGCCCCTGCGCGTCCTCCACGACCATGGGCCCGTACGTGGTCGAGGTGCCGCCGGTGGAGCCGACGAACCAGGCGCACGCGGGCTCCGTCTTCGCCGACCAGGTCGCCCCGGTGGGGTCCAGGTTGGTGAGGGCAGCCGACCAGTTGGCGTGCATGCCGGGGCTGGCCGCGGTACCGGGGCCGCAGGGTCCGCCGGCGAACGTCCGGCCGCCGTCCCCGATGACGTCCTCACCGTTCACCATCCAGCTGGTGATGGTGAGGCCGCCGGTGGTCGGCTGGCACGGGAACTGCCCGCCTGGGCCCTGGACGCCGCCGCACTGCCCCGGCACGCCGCCGATCAGGCTGGTGTTGTCGTAGCTCGCTTCGGAGCGTTCCACGACGCCCACGCACTCCGTGGAGAACGCCACCGGGCACGCGGGCTCCTGGCAGGCGACCAGCTCGGCGCCGGCCGGTAGTTCCACCTCGGCCCCGGTGGTGGGGTCGGTGAGGCGCTGCGCGACGCGCTCCCCGGTCTGGTCGTCGTAGACGCGCTCTACGACGACCAGACCGGTGATGTCCCCGGCGTCGTCCCGGATGCACAGGAGCGCCGTCTCCACGTCCATGCGGGTCTCCGGCGGCGGCTGCTCGCAGCACTCTGCGACCGGCTCGCACTGGCCGACGTCACCGGTGACCTCGTACGGTTCGCCGTCCAACGTGGTGTCCACCACGGAGAGGGCCGCGCCGGTCTCGCAGTCGAGGACGGTCCGCCTCATGAACTGCACGGTGCGTGTCATGACGATGTCCAGGCGCCCCTGCACCCAGTTGTTGCCGCCGCCGTCGCGGACCTCGATCTCCACCGTGTTCGGGCCGGCCGTGACGGGGATCTGCGCGGTGCCGCTGGTGGCGGGCTGGTTCCACTGCCCGTACATGCCAGCATCGACCGAGTTCACGCGGACGCGGGCGCCACCGTCACCCCGGAACCCAACGGAGGACACCGTGGCCGTACCGTCCTCGGCGGCCGTGAACGTCTTCCGGAGCACCCAGCGGTGCGGGGCCGTGTCGTAGCCGGTCCACGCCGGGCCTGTGCCCGCGGAGAGGTCCGTACGCGCGCCCATGAACGGGCCGGGCGGGTGCGGAGCGTCGTACGGGAGCGCCGCCTCGGGCGGGTTCCCGGTCACCGTGGTGTAGGAGACGACCTGCCAGCCGTCCGCCACCGGGCACGTTCGCCGGGTCGAAAACGGTGACCAGGTCCGTCGCCGTGGTGTCGCACAGGAGCGTGGAGGAGGTGTCCCGGCACGGCTCTGCGGGCGTCTCACCGGCGCCGGTCGTGCCGCAGCTGGTCACCTCGCCTGTCGGCGTGTACGGCGTCCCGCCGTCCAGCTCCGTGTCGGTGACGGTGAGGACTTGGCCCTGACAGTTCCGGCACACCGTGCGAAGGAACGAGGTCGAGGAGCCGGGCGCCGGGGCCTCGACGGGGAACCCGGCCTGGATGAGTCCGGGGCCACGCCCGCCCGTGCTGCTGCCGGAGGCGACGATCGGAAGTTCGGTGACCGGGCCGAGGAGGAACACGGATTCGTCCGTGGCGCTGGACTGGCCGGTGATCTCACACAGGTACCGACCGTCGGCGTCCCAGGTGTGGTTCGGGCTGATGGACTCGGGGACGGCGCCCTCGGGGACGAGGTAGCACTCCGTGGGCGTGATGTTGAGGCCGCCGGAGGCCGAACCGCACGTAGACGGGCTCCGTGAACGTCCACACCTGGGGGCCGTCCCCGGGGTAGAGGGTGTAGTGGCCCTGCGGTGCGGCCCATTCGCCCAAGTTGACGCTGTAGCCGACGCCGTTGGGGAGCTGCCCAGAAACGGGGCTGCCGTCGCCGTACGAGCCGGCCGGACCGAGATCGGCGAGCGGGATCGTCTCGTACGCGATCTCAAGCTCACCGGGGGACGCGTCCGGCTGGACGTCGCACAGGGTCAGTGTCTCGCAACGGGTGCACGTGTCCGGCTCCTCACCGCCGCCCACGGCAGTGCACTGGCCCACTTCACCGGTCGCCTCGTACGGCTCACCATCCAGGGTGGTGTCCGTGACGCTGACCGTCTCGCCGGTCTCGCAGTCCGTGACGATCTTCCGGAGGAATTGCGTCTCGCACGCGGCGTTGCCGTAGGTGTGGGAGACCGTGAACTGGTCGACGGTCCACCGGGTCCCCTTCACCGCGCCCATGGTGGTGCCGTCGAACGTCTCGACGTCCAGCACCGCGATCAGCTGCCCGCCGTCGAGGAGAGCCGCGTCGATACCGGTCGCGGTGGCGGTGAGCGTGCGAACGGCGCCGGCCGGTGTCGCCAGCAGGCTTTCGGAGATCGCCAGCCGGTCCCCGGTGTCGGCACGGTGGAGGCGCAGAGAGCCGTTGTAGTTGCCGGCCGCCGCGTGGTTGGAGTCGTTGGCCACCCGCACGGACACGGTGACGTCCACGGTGCCGTCATGGCAGGAAGGCGCCGGCGCCTGGAGCGTCGCCGCTACGCCTCGGAGAACCTGGCCGCCCGCCCGGTTATCGCACGTGCCGGACGCGGTGGTCTCTGCGGGGAAGAGGAGGTTGCCGCCGTCCCACAGGCTCGCGCCGCCCCCAGCCAGGGGGTTGACGCACCGGATCGGTTCGCTGTCGAAGGGGTAGAGGGCGGCGTCCGCGCCGGCGTCGGACGCGGTGGCCTCCCCCGCGCCGTCGTCGGTGGGCACGTCGCACAGGAGGACCGTGGCCGCGTCCCGGCACGGCTCAGGCTCCTCCGCGGGGCATGTGACGATCTGGTGGCCGGCCGGGAGGGTGCCGTCGTAGCGGTCGCCGTCCTGGTCGAGGTAGTAGATCGTGGCGCCGCCGTCCTCGATCACCCGCGTCCACGTCATCACGGTGGCCGGGGCGGCGTTGGCGACGACGCACACCTCCTGCACGGTGCGCCCGGCATCGCCGCCGCCGGACCCGCCGCAACCGGCACAGCAGCCCTCCGCTCGCAGGGACACGGCGGCGAAGGAGAGGGAGGAGCAGGAGTTGCCGCCGCCTGTGTTCCCGACCCGGTAGGACCAGGTCTCGGGCGGCCCGTCGTAGTACATCTCCCCGACACGGTCGTTCTCGGTCGGGCGGACCGTCGTCCCGTCCCAGTACGCGGTCCCGCCCAGCCTGTCCGGACGCGGGGACAGGCCCGTGACCGGCTCGAACCGGTCGAAGTCCAGGAGGTCACACCGCACGTAGGTGGCGGCGTCCCGGAGCGCCTGGTCTGGCGTGAACGTGTAGGTGGTCGGGTTGCGGTAGTTGTACGCCGGCGGCGTCCCCGGGCAGGAAGACGGGTTGTAGCCGCTGGAGGTCAGGACCTTGACCGTGCCCACGGTGTCCGGGTCATCGATCGGGGACAGCGTGAAGACGAGGCCCCGCCCCTCCGCGCTCTCCGGGTCCGGCTCGATCCCGACGACTTCCCACGGCACCTCGACCATGGCCGGGACGCCGCCGCCCCCGCCGCAGTCCACGGCTTCCGTGACCGTGTAGGGGGTGACGCCGTCCGGGGTGGTGTCCCGGGTCTCGACCAGCGCGCCGGTGCAGTCGTGCACCAGGTGCCGCAGGAAGGGAACGGCGCAGCGCTTCCCGTCCTGGTCCGGCTCCACGTTCGGGTCGAGGTCGCACAGGCGGAGCGTGGTCACGGTCGACGCGCACGGCTCCACCACCGGCGGGTGGCAGACGCTCACCGTGCCGGTCGGCGTGTACGGCTCACCGTCCAGGGCGTAGTCCACGTGCCCGGTGATTGTGCCGTGCTCGTTCCGCCCGTAGTCCCGCACGAACGGCGTGGACGTGCCGTCCCCGGCGACGTCGCAGAGCTGGAGGACGTCCCGCTCCGGCTGCTCCACCCCGGCCGGGCACGTGGTCACCTCACCGGTCGGTACGTAGGTGTCGCCGGTGACGGCGTCGACCAGGCGCACAGAGTCAATCGACCCGTCGGCGGCGTACTGGTACTCCACCAGCACCAGCCCGGCCACCGCGCCGTCCTCCAGGACGTCACAGAAGGTGCCGTTGGTGGTGATGCTGCGGGAGTCCCCACAGGCGATCACCCCGGCCGGAGGCGCGCCCGCGGCCCACGCGCCGGTGGTGAGGTCGATCCATCCCTCGGATGTGGTGGCGCCCGCGCAGTCACGGACGACCGTGACCGCGATCGGGGACCCGTCGGCGAGACACAGGCCGACCGTAGCGACGGGCTCCCTCGGGGATTCGCAGGCCGCTTGGTCGGGCCCGCAGTTGCAGTTGGTGAAGTTGCCGCCTACGGACATCGTCGTCTCACTCTCGTCGCGGAAGGAGGGGCCGGGGCCGTCAGATCGCGAAGCCCCAGGCGTAGAGCCCGAACTCGCGGATGCGCCACCCAGGCGGAGTGCCGTCTACGCCGGCCGCCGGGTTGACCGCGTGGAAGGTGATGCCGACCGCCGCCCGGATCGTGACTGTCTGGCCGGGCCCGACGAATCCGAAGGGGGCGGCGGACGTCACGGCATCGATGACCGGGAACTCCCACTCATCCGGCGAGGCGAGGTCGGGCGCGGTGCGTCGCCTCATCAGGCCCGAGCCGACGGCGGGGGGAGGCGGTTCGCTGCCGTCCGTCGAGTACGAGATGCCCCAGTCGACGGACCAGTCGTTTGCCGCGGTCTGCGTGAACGCGATGCCGTTGACGGACACCCGCGTGCTCGTGATCATGGTCCGGCACGTCGAGGGGTTCGTGACGGTGAGCGTCACGTCATGGGTGGTACGCGTCGTGCCCACGGCCTCGGGCGGGCCGCTCACGCTCTCCTGAGCGAACTGGCTGAAGCCGCGAGCGTACGTCGGGGGCGCGGTGCGCATCCTGCCCAGGCTGTCGCAGTAGACGGGGCTGCCGGAGGTGTCGCCGCAGGGGAAGGCAAGCTGACCTGCGCCCCAGGTCCCGGAGGTGCCCGCCGTCAGGGGGTCTTCGTCGGTACCGTCGCCGAGAATGCCGCAGCCGGTGACCAGCGCCACGGGCTCACTACCGGGGACGAAGAGACAGCCGTCACTGCCGAACTGGAGCGTGTTGTCCGGATCGGCCGAGACGCAGGCGCCTTCCCCGGGAGGACCAACCGGGCCGGCCGGGCCGGCCGGGCCAGGCGTCCCGCCGCCGAGGATGATCGGCGGGCAGCAGTTGTTGCAGCTCATGAGATATCCCCCATGTCGCACGGGATGAGGAGAGTGAGGTAGACGGCGGCGCCCTCGGGGACCTCAACCGTGACCGGGGTGCATAGGCGGCCGGGGCGGCAGTCGCCGCCCGGGGCGGACCAGTTGAACGCCGTCCCGCATTCGTTGATGACGGTCGCGTTACCGGCGCAGTCGGTCACGGTCACCGGGCCGCAGGCCACGGTGAGGGCCAGGGACTCCGTGCCCTCCGGCATGGACCACAGCTCCGGTCCGGAGAGGCCGAGGAGCTGGGGACACATCGGGGTCGGCCGGCACTGGCCGCACTCCCCGACCTCGCCGAGCGGCGTGTACGGGGTGCCGTCCGGGAGGGTGTCCGTCTCCTCCTGGACGTCGCCGGTCTCGCAGTCGTAGACCACGGTCCGGAGGAACGGAGTCACGGGCTCCGGGCCGGGGCCGAGGTAGTCACAGAGCGGGAGCACCTTCGTGCACGGGCCGCACGGGCAGTCCTCGCAGTCCCCGACCTCGCCGATCGGGGTGTAGGGCGTCGTACCGTCTGCGGCCGTGTCGCTGGAGCCCGTGACCACGCCGTCGCAGTCGTGGACGAGGTGTCGCAGGAACCGCGTGCAGCCGTCCGGGGTCTGGTCGCAGAGGGGCAGGACGACGGCCGCACCGCACTCCGGTCCAGGGCCGGGGCCGGGGCCTTCGCCCGGCGCGCAGGGAAGTGGCTCGACCGGCATCTGTCACCCCTCGCTGTGGACCTGGCGGCGGTGCGTGTCCCGGCCGCGCTCGCTCTTGAAGGGCCGGCCGCAATCAGGGCAGTCGAAGCCGCCCGCCACATCGCTCCCCTGCTGGTGGTCCTCGCCGGCCGCCTCGGACTCGGGCAGGGACACGGAGTCCGACCCGACCGACGAGGCAGGCACCTCGGTCAGGGGCGGGGAGCCCGGCCCGAACGACGGGGCTGGCACGTCGGGCAGCGCTTCGGCCGCCAGCGCGGGGGTGAAGCTCTCAGCGCGGGCTACGCCGGTCAGCTCGTCCTCCAGCGGGGACACGTACCGGTGCCCGTCCACACGGGAGCCGATCAGCACAGCCTCGGGCACCTCCGCAAACAGGACGGAGGGGACGGCGAAGGTGCTGGGGCCGACCGTGCGGATCTTCGGGGTCTGGGCGACCGCCCACGCGGCGAACGGCTGGCGCTGCTCGGCGGCGGGCTGAACGTGGATCATCTCGTGCACGACGGGGGCTCCTCAGCAGATCTGCACGTTGACGGCGCACACGGTGCACGTCGTGCCGACGACGTACGTCCGCTCGACGAGGACCCTGCGGTCGTTGTTGCGGATGTTCACGGACGGGCCGGGCCGGTCGGGGATCGTGACCGACGGACCACGACGGACGACGAGGGGCCCGGTGATGTAGAGCCAGGCCGTGCCCGGGTCCGCGGGCGTGCCGCCGGGGCCGGTGTTCTCCGCGCTGTATCCCGCGCCGATGATCACGCAGTTCCCGGCGAGCGTCGAGAGGCCGCCCGTCGCGTTCTCGCGGGCCAGGTCGCAGCAGCCGAGGAGAGCAGCAGCGCCGGCCGGGACGTGGATGACGCCGACGCCGCCGTAGGACTCGGCCAGGCACCCTTCGAGCACGGCGATGCCCTGCGCGATGCTCAGCGGCCCCTCGGCCGGAGTGAGGTCCACGGCGTCGCGGGTGAGCTTCTGGCGCCAGAACGCCGCCTCCAGCCCTTGCTGCTCGCCGAGGGCCAGCGTGGCTTCTGCGTGCTCGCGGGCCTCGGCGTAGGACCAGCCGATTGTTGAGCACTCAGCGCCCGCGTACAGCGTGATCGGCTCGGCGTGCTCCGTCTCGGGGCGGCAGAACTCCTTGGTGCCTGGAGCGCCGGACTCGTCGCCCGGCGACTCCTCGCCGGGCGACTCGTCCCCGCAGGGGTCCGTCCATGAGCGGACGGGGCAGCAGCCGAGCGCCAGCCACTCGACGCCCAGCAGCTCGTGCTCATCCCCGACATCCCGCACGTCGGTGCACGGGGTGTTGAGGATGCCGTGCGGCAGCGGGGTGCCGTTGATCGCCTCGACGGACTTCCGGAGTCCTGCGGCCACCGCGCCTCACCTCCTTCTCTCAGGGGCGATGGGCCGGCGCCACCCGAAGCACCGGCCCACCGTGTTCACGGGGTGAGGGCGGGTCAGCTCACGTCGCCGGGCGACTCGCCGCCCGCGCAGACCATTTCGAGCTGGGCGCCGGTCGCTCCGTCCGGGCAGACCGGGACGGTCACGGCGCGGGTGTCGACGCTGCGGTCGACGAGCGCGATGCATTCCTCTGCGAACAGCGCCGTGTAGTCGTTGGTCGCGAACTTCGTGCTGTCGTGGATGACGCCCAGGTTCACTTCCTCACCGCGGCCGATCTGGAGGGAGCCGGCCGGGTAGATGAGGAACTGCACCTGCGACGGCCAGTCGGTCGCGGCGGTCTGGCCGCCGATCTGCGTCGGCACGGCCGGGGAGAGACCGCGGGCGAACTGCACCCGCACACCGAGGGTCGAGAACACGGACTGGATGCAGCCCGGGTCCAGGTCGCAGATGTTGACGCCGTTCTGCCGTGCGAGGTCGGCGAGGAACAGGTTCCGGGTCCACCAGGGGAACACGACCTCCAGGGCGGTCGTGTCGCAGAGGCTGTGACGCTCGATCATGTCGGCGGCCTGGAGCCCGACCGCCGCGTACATCGCGGAGAGGGCTCCCATCGTCGCGGGGAGCGTGACCGGCGTCGCGGAGGCCAGGGCCTGCTGGAAGAGGACCTGCCGGATACGGATCTCGTGCGCGACCATGCTGTTCCGCAGGTACCACGCCACCAGCTCCGGGAAATGCCTCTGGGTGAGGATGCCCGCTTCGAGGCAGACGCCGACCGCGTCACACCGCACCTCGACCGGGTCCGGGCAGGGGATCTTGAAGCATGGCTTGGTCGCGCCGGAGATGTCGTCGGCCTCGGTGTGGACCCACGTCATCGAGCCGACGTCCAGGGAAGGCGTCTTGTAGTAGCGCAGACCGCCGCGTGCGAGCTGGATCTCCGGGGCGTCCCACAGCATGTCGGGGCACGCCACATCGGTCAGCTCGTAGATCGTTTCCGACGGGGCGCACCAGCCGCCGGACGCGACCAGGTCGCCGCCCTTCAGGCGCCGTTGGTTCGACGCGGCCAGCGCCACGGTGGTGCCCTCCGGCGCCGAGCTGGAGTCCGTGACGATGAGGTCCTGCGCGTACGGGTGCCGGTACGAGATGACCTGGCCCACGCCCCCGCCGGCGGTCTTCAGGGCGTTCGCCCTGGAGATGATCCCGGCGGTGATGTCCTTGAAATCGAGCGGGGCGCCCGGGGTGTAACCCGGCACGTCGACCGCCGCGGTGATCGACGTACCCGGGGCGGGCGGCTCCGGGAGGACGCGGGGCTGACGGCGCCGCACGTTGGACAGATCGAGCGCGGGGCGCTGCGTCACGGCGGCGCTCACGGCCTTCGGGGCGGGCTCCGGCTCGGGCTCGGGCTCCGGCTCCGGCTCGGCGGCAGCGGTCTTCTTGCCGTTGCGGTCGCCCTCCCCGTCGCCCTCGCCCGGCTCGGCGTCGGGCTGGGCGTTGCCACCACGGACCTGCGCGGCGAGAGCGTCGATCTCGGCGGCGGCCTGCTGAGCGGCCTCGTGGCGGCTGGCCTGCTCGGTGCGGATGGTGTCGACGCACGTCGCGAGCGCGCGCAGCGACTGGAGGTCGTCCGTGCTGACGGTCGTGGACTGCGACATGGAGTCGAACGCTTCGACGGCCCCCGAAAGGGCCTGGTTCAGCTCGTCGTCGCTGAGGGCGGACACGTCCTCGGGGATTTCGAAATCGCTCACGGGGGGGCTCTCCATGAAGAAGGCGGAGTGCCCGGCCCAGAACCAGCGGCGATGTGAGAAGCATAGCCCGATGCCGAAGGGCGACATCGGGCTATGTCAAGCGGGGATCGTGCTCACCTCGCGGCCGGCGTGGCCTTGGGCTTCTCCCTGACCGTGCTGCCCGCGTACCGCTTCGACACGGCCTTGGCGGTCGCCTCGCTGCCGGAGGTGAACAGCACCTTCCCGCCGTCCGCTGCGACGACCTCGAACTGCTGACGCTTCCCCTTGCAGGCGCAAGCCATCAGGCTTCCCCTTCCGTGACGGTTGTGGTGTGGCCGGCCGCGATCTCCTCGCGGGCCGGGGCAATGATCGACGCGGCCAGGGCCTCCGTTTCGGCGCGGGCCGCGTCTCGCTGCTCCTGGTGGCGGCCGAGGGCCGTCACGAGGACTTCCATGAACGGGACGCTGGACAGGAGCGCCGAGGCGACCTCGTCCACGTCCAGGCTTCGCAGGGACGCTGTCCGGGCCGGGTCCTCCGGGCTGTCCGGGGCGACGTCCGGACGGTGTCCGCGCTGTTCAGGGGCGGTGACGGTGCCCTTGTCCGCCGCTGCGGCGGACGTGTCCGGGCGGTTGTCCGGGAGGTGTCCGGACGCGTCCGGGGTGGTGCCCGGCTCGGCCAGGGCGAGGGCGGCCGACGCCGCCAAGGCGAGGTTCGACCGCTCCGTCACCGCCGTGGCGAGCAGCGGCGAGGAGTGGCCGGGGACCGGCACCGACAGCACCGCGCGGAGCTGCCACTGCCCCTTCGGGCCCTGCTTCATGTGGTAGCTGGGCTGGGTCGCCTGGAAGACGGCACGATCCCACTCGGAGAGCCAGGGGCCGGCCGCGCCGGAGAACCAGAGGCCGCCCGCGTTCTGGCCGACCGTCACGATCCCCGCGACGGTCCTGGAGTCATCGAACTGGCAGGCGGCGCTTTCGCACTCGGCGCCGTCGCGGTGGTGCGGGGCGTTCATGGTGAACGCCCCGGCCTTCACCATCGAGCCGTCGTCCAGCTTGAACCGAGCCCGCAGGAAGTGCGTGAGGTCGAGCTTCCCCAGGGACTCGATCGTCAGCTTCCGGCCCGGGTACCCGGCGTGGGGCTCGCCGGCCTGCGCGACCCAGCCGTAGATCCTGCCGTCCGCGTAGTGCACGCCGCCCGAGCCCGGCGGCAGCTCCTCCGGGGTCGGCTCCTTGAACCAGGCGGCGGGCATCGGCGGCAGCTCCGCCATCGCCGTCCAGGCCGACGCCACCAGGTCCCGCATCGTCTCGTCGTCGCTCTCCTCGCCGGGGAGCGCCGCCGCGGTGGCCTCGTCCGGCGGGCCCTCCGAGGACGGGCCGACGTACAGGCCGGGGGCGAGCCGCACGATCCTGCCGGCCTTCGCCGCTCGGGCGAGGTGCCCGCGCGCCGTCCCCATCTTCATGGAGCAGCCCCGCGCCACCTCGCGGGCGCCGACAGCGACCGGCGATCCCTTCACATACTGCACGACCCGCATGTGCGCCGGGCTCGGCCCGCTGGCCGCCCACCACTCCTCTTCGTCCTCGCCGACGACCGATTCGGGCTGGTCGACCAGGACGATGCGGGCCTGGTCGTAAGCCGGCATCGCCACGAGGGTGGCGCCGCGCAGCCTCGCCCGGGTGACCCGCATCAGCAGGTCGCCGGACGACTCCCGGTGCACGACGGTGCCCGTCTCGTCGTCAGGGTCGCCGGCCGCCGCGGTGAGGGCACCGGTCCCTTCGAGCGCCGCGTGGACGGCTGAGGCGGTCACCTGCCCGTCCTTGCCGGTGATGAGCTGCACGGTGGCCGCCGTACGGGAGAGCGCCGTCCCGGACGCGACCCACTCGGTCGTGCGGCTCGCGGTCAGCGACCACGAGCCGTCGTCCATGCGCAGCAGCGACGCCGCCGGCAGCGACGCGAGGAGCACGACCGCGCCCTCGTCCTCGCCCTCGGGGCTGGTGCGGTCCACGAACTCCACGGACACGTCGTCCAGATCGACGCTGACGCCGAGGGGCGCGCTCTCTTCGAGGAGCATGATCGCGTCGGCCCCGGCCGGCCGGCCGGGGTAGAGGACGCCGATGCCGGTGATGCGATCGCCCTCACGGTTCACGCTCTGGATGGCCCCGGCGAGCTCCGCGCCCTGGTGGCCCATCAGCATCTCGTCGGCGTACTGGAGCGGCCACGGCCCGGCCCCGGACCAGTACACCGACCCGGGGCGGAACACCCGGCCGTCGCCGGTCTGGCTGTTCTCGAACGCCAAGGCCGTGTCGTCCGGGTTGTGCCAGCCACGGGCGGCCAGCGGGCCGGTGGTCACCTGCACGGCTTCGTCCATCGTGGTTGCCTCCTCTTCCCGGCCGAGCGGGATGTCGGTGTGCTCCCCGGCGAACGCGACCCTCAGCCTGTCGAAGCGGATCGGGCCCAGGCGCTGGTTCATCGCGGTCAGCAGGGACGGGCTTCGGGTGTACGCCGCGCAGACGTGGGCCTGCCACGGCGTGTGCTGCGTCGGCAGCTCGGGCTGCCGGTGCATCTCCTCCAGGGCGTACGTGGCCGACCAGCGGGCCGTCTCCAGGCTCGGCGCGTCCTGGGGGCGGTCACGGTCGTCGCCGACCGACCACACCCAGCACGGGTCTTCGCCGTCGGCGTTCCACTGGTTCGCGCCGAACGCCCTCCCCACGATCGACTCGCCGATGTCCGAGGCGCGGGAGCGGAGCGTGGCGATGAGGTCAGCGCGCTGGTCCTCGTCCCAGTCCGCTCCCTCGCCGAGGTAGAACAGCGTCAGGTGCAGCTCGCTGGCCGGTTCGGAGCCGACGGCGTTGAGTGCCAGGCGCTCGGCGTCCTCCCGGGCGGGCATCAGGGCGATCATCGCGCCGGTGTGCCCTCCCGCCGACGCGGTCACCGCTGCGCTTGCTCGTTTGTCCACCACGATGTGCTCTGGCTGCCACGTGATCCGGTCCTGGAAAGAGCCACCGGCCGCCGCCCTGATCTGTGCGAGCGGCGCGGGCGAGGGCTCGAAGACGCTTGCGTTCACGGCGTTGATGACCTCCAGCTCGTAGGTGGGCGGCGCCGTGGGGTCGCCCGACGACACCACCCGCGTCACCCGGAACTTCGTGCCGGGCGGGAGGATGAACTCCTCCTCCTCGCCGCCTCCGCCGACCGCGTCGACCGACACCATCTGAGCCCCGGCCGGGACGGTGATCTTGTAGAAGGTGTAGTTCGGGTCGTCCGGGCTCTGCCGTACCGAGACGGGTTCCTCGCGGGCCGATGTCGACAGGAACCCACGGTCGTGGAACTCGTCGCCCACGGCGAAGTCCTGGCGCAGGTTCTCCGCCTTCCGGTACAGCGTCTTTTCCTCGGCCGTCGGGTCCTGGATGTTGATCAGGTCGTTGATCGCGGCGACGGCGTGCAGCAGCTCGTCGCGCCTGAACTCCTGGTACTCGCCGGTGCGCAACCCGTCGTTGATGTCCCGGTAGCCGGAGCCCGTGTACCAGCGCAGCTCGCGGCGGTGCTGGTCCTCGGTGAAGCGGTCGCTGCCGAGCCACCCGCCGTTCGCGTGCTGCGTCTTGCGGTTCTTCTTGGCCCGGTCGCCGCTCGGGTGGAGCCGCCGGTACCCGGGGCGGCCCTGGGTGCCGTGGAACGCGGATCGGTCACTGTTCACTCGGTTTCCCTTCGATTCGGGGGCGTCAGTGCGCGTTCGCGCCTTCGCTTCCACGGCGGTGGCCCGGAGTTCGGGGGCGACTCCAAGGCGACAGCGGCAGTGGATCACCAGGGACGGCGGTGCGGTCGGGTCGCCGGGGGCCTGCATCTGTACACCGGCCACGGTGAACGGCTCGCTCAGGAGCCGGATCTGACCGTCGACCTGGTCGTGGGCGGTCCGCACCCGCGCGTCGTGCCGGGTGATCCACTGTTTCACCACGGGCCGGTCCGGGCCGGAGGCGGCCTGTGCGGCGGCCAGGGTCGACGTGTTCCACGCCCGCGACGCCTCGGTCTGCGCGATCCGCCGCTCCCGCCCGGGGCCAAGGTGCGCCCCCTCGCGGGTGAACGCGGTACGGAGCCTGGCCCGTAGCTGGTCGATGTCCTCGCCCGCGTCGACGCCGGCGGCGAGTTCGGCGCGGGCGGCCTCGGCCAGGCGGTCGCCGACCGCGCGCAGCAGGTGCTCGGTCGTGGTGACGTACTGGCCCAGACCCTCGGGCAAGGTGCCGTCGTCGTACCGGCCGGGGAGGTCGTCCCAGCCGTCAGGGAGCGGTGCGCCGATGTCCTCGGCCGCCGCGGTGGCCGCCTTCTCGGCGGTACCCAGGAGGCGGCGCACGAGGCCCCGGGTGCGGTTGCCCCACATGCGGGCGATCCGGGAGACGCTGAACCGGGCGGCGACGAGTTCGGTCGCGGCCCGGACGGAGTCGGCGAACTCGTCGGCGGTCGCGGTGAGCGCGGCGGCGACCGCCTCGCTGAAGTCGCGCTCCGCCTGGTCGAGCTGGCGGTTGCGGTCAGTCACGGTCAGGCTCCTGTGGCCGGTGGGGGGCACGGGCCCGGCGCGGGGCCGATCCTCCTTGCAGGGAGCGGGCTGTCGGCGTCGTCGCAGATCTCGCACCACGACCCCGTGCCGACCGTGGACAGGCCGTCGGGAGACAGGAGCAGCAGGTCCGCAGTGATGAGCGTCCACGCCTTGCACTCCGGGCACCAGCCTGACCGCGGTGTTCCCGGGTGGAGCGCGACGTCGGTCGACGTGGTCTGCCGCGTGGGCCGGGCTGTCATGCCGCCGCCTCCACGCAGGAGGTGAGGACGGACGGCACGAGCCGGTATTCGTGCTCGACGCCGGCGGCGATCAGCTCGCGGGCGTAGCCGTCGAGGGAGGCCGTCAGGCACTCGGGGTCGAGGCCGTAGCGTCCGGCGATCTCGGGTGCGCGGTGCCAGGCGCCATCGAGGAGCCGCCACTGCTCGACCTGGTCGGCCTGCACCGGGAGGAGGGTGTGCAGGCGGGCTGAGGCGACGTCGCGGGCCTTGGCCCGTTCGGAGCGGGGGCAGGCAGGGGTGCGGCGCAGCTTCTCCCCGGCGGCGGTGAGCGCGCACCAGATCAGTCCGTCAGCGGCAGCGACGAGGGCAGGGCCGGGGCCGGCCGACGCGGCGGCGGGCAGCGTGTCCGGTGGCGACTCGGACTCGTCGACCGGCAGGTCCGGCGCCGGGGCGGGCGCGTCGTCGTCCTGGTCCTGCCCGTCATCGGTCTTCTTGTTGCGTTCCTCCAGCTCCACCGCGGTGGGCGCGTCGGAGTCGTCGAACCCGGTCTCGCGGCGAAGGGCGGCGTCGCTGATGACGCCCCGGTCGTGGGCCTGCAACGCAGTCTCCGATCGGTTGGTGCGGACCCGCAGCGGGCTGGTGTCGTACCAGACGAGCCAGCGGTGCCAGTCCTCCACGCCCTCGGCTTCGAGGATCGGGCGCAGCCACTGTTGCGTGAAGGCGTGCGCGACGGTCCGCGCTTTCGGCTCGATACCGAGGCGGATCGCCTCGCTCGTCAGGGCCCAGGCGCCCCAGTGGTTCACGTCGCCGAGCCCCAGCAGGATCTCTGCGGGGATCTCCAGGCCGGTCGCGAAGCGCCTCACGGCTTCCTCGCGCAGCTTCAGCGCCAGCTCGTCGAACTGCGACTCGAACGTCAGGTGCTTGAAGTCGCTGATCGTGTCGGCGGGCAGCTCCAGGATGATCGGGACCGTCGCGGCGGCGCTCTCCGGGTCACGGATCGCTGTCTCGGCGATCGTCATGAAGATCTCGATCAGGTCGTCCTCGGCGTTGCCCTGGGCCGTGGACGACGGGAACCGGGTGCCCTTGGGGACGAGGATGATCCCGCGCCCCGTGATCCGGGAGCGGGCGATGGCCTTCACCGCAGCGTTGAGGAGCAGCAGCTCCTCCAGCAGCTCCAGCGCGGAGCGGACCGGGCTGTCGGCCTCGATGGCGCGCTCGGGGTCGGGTTCCCACACGCGGAGCGCGACCGGCGCATCAGGGTCCATGCCCTCTGGGTCGCCCTCCGGGATGGGCACTTCCTCGCCGTCGATCTCGGCGATGAGCTTCCCGGACTGCTGCCGTACCTCCCGCACGGACAGGACGCGCCAGTCGTGGCCGTCCACGGGGGCGTGAGGGGAGAGGACGTCGTCGTTGGGGCGGACGACGATCCAGCCCTCACCGGTGATCGTCAGGTGCTTCCCGAACGCTCCGAGGAGGGCGGCTTGCCCGTCAGCGCCGCCGGCGATCTGGTCAACGATCTGCGCGGCGCGGTGGTCCGCGGGGGCGGGGTCGATCGAGCCGTCCTTCTCGTCGCGGCGGCCGGCGTAGAGGCGGACACCGGACATGGCGTTGCTGATCCACGAGGCGGCGAACCGCACTTCGGGTACCTGGTGGTACATGTCGTACGCGCGGTGCTGCCAGGACTGGTCTCCCGCGCCCCGGCCTCGGATCTTCCGGGAGGTGTAGCGGGAGGCGGCTGCCGTGATCTCCTTCTTCGGCATCAGCCGTCAGCCTTGCGCTCGTCGTCCCAGCGGTTGAGGAGGACGGCTCCGCCGGCGACGGCCAGCCACTCGATGCCGTGGACGAGGATCGGGGCGTCCCCCCACGTGCCGGTGACGTGCAGCCACGTCGCGAGGAGAGCCCCGGACACCCACCAGCCGGTGCAGTAGACGCAGGAGATCAGCGTCACGACCGCTTCCCGGTACGCCGAGGTGGGGCGCTTCTGCTGCCAGGCGTCGATACGGGCCCGGACCGGATCGAGGAGCGAGTCATGAACGACGAGCTGCGTGCCGCGATATCCAGCGAGCGCAAGGAAGGCGAGAACTACGAGACTGATCATTTCCGTACCCCGATGGCAGATCATCCGGCCGATGCAGGCGGGGATGATAAGCCATCCGGGAGAGGCCACCCCGGAGAGATCAGCACAGGTCGGGACCTGGCTGTGGGGCCGCCTCCACTCCCCGGGGCTCAGGGCGGACGGGGCTCTCGGCGACGCCTACGGCTGATCAGAACAGCGCCATGGCGTCGTCCGTCGGCGGGGGCGCTTCCGCAGGGTCGGGGACGTCGATGGCGAACTCCATCTGCCCGCACGGCAGGTCCACGATCGCCAGCGACCCGGCACACGACAGCAGGAGGCCGCTGGCGTCACGGCGGGAGTCGGGGGCGTCGTGGCGCCAGAGCCGGCCCTTGCTGATCCGACCGGCGACCATCCCGGCCGCGATCGGCCGGGTGCAGCTCGGACATTCGACGCGGGGCAGCTTCACGCCCTCAGTGTGCGCCCTGGGTCTCCCATATGTCGTGCCATCCGCCCTATCGGCTGACATCCTGGGGCAGTTGAGATCACCGGGGAGGGGAACGCGTCGTGATCATCTTGGATTCGAACATCCTGTGGGACATCAAGCCCGACGACCCCATGGCTGACCTTCTGCGCGTGCTGCGGTCGACCGGGACGCAGAAGGTGGCCGTGCCGTGGCTTGTCCTGGAGGAGCTGGTCGGACAGCAGGCCATCAAGTACCGAGAGAAGCAAGAGAGGCTCATCGAGGCAAAGAAGGCCGTCGAGGAGGTCTCGCCCTGGCAACGTCCGCACTACTCCAGCGCTGCGAATCCGCCTCCCCCCATCCGCCTGGAGACGTGCCGAAGGCACTGGCGTGGGGTGTACACCGACATTGTGGACGTCATCCCTACCAGCGAGGGGGCCCTGCGGGAGGGTGCATTCAGGGAGATGAATGCCCTAGCGCCCTGCAAGAAGGGGCAGAAGGGCAAGACCAACTTCCGCGACGCAGTCATCTGGATGTCGGCGGTGGAGTACGCAAGGGAGAACCCCACGGAGACTGTGTACTTCATCAGCAAGAACACCACCGACTTCGGCGACGGCACCTCTTACCAGTACCCGATGGCGGACGACATCGAGCAATTTGGCGAGCGATTCGTTCACCTCACGGACGGCGACGAGATCGTCAAACGGTTCACCACGCAGGTAAGCGCCGACGTCGATGAGGTCGCCACCCTCGTGAACAGCAAGCGTACGCGTGACGAGCTTAGTTCGCTCGCCCTTGATGGAGCGATGGAGAATCGCCGCGTAAGGCGCGGGTTCCCAGTTCGGCCTCTAAGTGCAGACGACGGGTTCCGGGGGTCCCGGAGGGCTACTGCATGGCTGCCTGCGCCGCAGGTCGTCTTCAACTCGGTCCGCGATATTCGAGCCTTCGGCATTGGCGACCACGTGTGGTGCACGGCACGAGTTCGTTGGATCGTCGGCGGCTACGCCTTTGATGAGATCCGAAACACTGTTACGCCAGCGGCCTGCGCCTGGGAGACGCTGGTCCTCACCAGCACCTCAAGCCCCCAAACTGGTACCACCCTTCTGCGCAGTGAAGGAGTTACGGAGGCGACAGAAGAGGAGAGTCACTGCCTCACCTTCGACAGATGGGACGAGGACCCAGTTGACGGCCACCATTCCGATCCCGCGACCACGCTGGAACGTGCCATTCGCCGCCTGAGCATGTCCATCGGAGGCATCCACCACCTGCCGCCGCGAGCTCGTCGCGAGCTTGATGAACTGCGCGCCGAAGAAGGCGACATTTAGCGAGCGCGAGCCGTCAGCTACGCCAAAGGCGGGCCGCAGGGGCTACGAGCCGGGGCGGTGGTGCGCCACGTTGTCCGGCCACTTCACCGGGCGCTGCACCGCCTCGCGGGCCAGAGCTTCCCCGGCCTCGGTGAGCCGGTACAGGACCCGGGCGTTCCGTTCCCCGGTCTCACGGCGCACGGTGAGCCATCCGGCCTGGGCGAGACGCTTGAGGATCGGCGCGCTGTCGCTTCGGGGCTTCGCGCGCTTGTCCACCCAGTACGGCCACACCTCGCGGGTTGGGTCGTTCAGCAGGACGTAGAGGACTGACTGCGTCCGCCACCCGAGGCGGGGCAGCGGCGCGGCGGCCGGCGCGCTGTCCGGCCCCTCGGGCTCCTGTGGGGCGTTGGGACTCATCGTCATGTCGTGACGGCGGGCTCGTGATCGTCGGACGTGCCAGCTGCCACCACGAAGCTCGCAATCGCGTTGCGCAGGGCGTCATGAGACAGGCGAGGCTGGTTCTCCCGCAGCGCTGCACTCCAGTGACCGGTTGCCGGGTCCTGCACGGTCTCCTCCAGGTCCTCGAAGACTGTGTCGAGATCCCGGGCGGCGAGCAGAACGCCCTTGGCGAGTTCCTCCACCGTGCTGGGGGCGTACAGCGCGACCGAGCGGACGGCGCCCGAGATGGCTGTCGTCGTGGGCCGTTGAGCCACTTGCGTCTGGTAGCTGCTCCGCTTCTCCTCAGTGACCGGATAGGGCTCCGGCACCTGTTCGCAGTTCACGCAGTGGATCAGCCACATTGCCGGTTCGAGCAGCTTCTCGGTCGCCCCCTCGTAGTCGTTCGCCGCGCGCACGAGGTGGCCGTACGCCTCGCGCTGCGCCGCTCGCAGGGACACCTCTAGGGCGCTCTCGTACGCCTTCGTCGCGGCGGCGGCGGTGCGCTTCCCCTGGATGCTGGCGGAGACCACCGCGGCGGCGCCGCCGATGATCGCTCCCCCGAGCGCTCCCCCAACACCGACCAGCGCGATGGTCATTTCGGTCTCCATGCACAGATCATGGACGGAGTTGCTGACGCGTGGGGCTGGAACCGGCCAGATCGGAAGAACCGCGGCGGCGGCGCACATGCCCAACATGGTGCACGGCCGGCCACCTGTGGCGGGCCCTCACTTCGCGATCCGTCGCCCGTAGACCCCTGCCGACGAGGGCCCTTGCCGGCCAGCCGAAGACTGCGGCGCCACGGGGAGCGGGGCGTGGACGATGGCGCCCTTGTTCGCGTCGGGGATCAGGCCGTACACCAGGATGCACGAGGCGTCGATCCGGCCCGGCGAGTCCGGGTCCGACGGCATCCACGTGGCCCACTCCCGCTCCATGTCGGTGAACACGCCGCGCAGACGCACCCGGTCCTGGACCATCTGCTGCGCCACCGGCTCAGCGCGGAGCAGCTTGCCCTGCTTGGCGCGAACCGGCGCGATCTGCGGCATGAGGACATCGGCCGGGATGCGGCCCTCCCGCTGCAACGTCTCCCACGAGGTACGGATAGCCAGCTCGCACATGTCACGGCCGAAGTTCCACTCCACGAAGATGATCGCCGCGTTCGTCTCGTGCGCGAGGAGACAGGCCGCCGTGGACCAGTCGGCCGACGACATGGCGGCCGACCGGTCGTGGGTGATCCACACCCGCTGGTCGTCGCCGAGGAAGCCTCCGACGATGCCGGCGACATCCCGGCCGCCGCCGGACGGGTCGATCGCCACGGCGATCTTCTGCGGCTCGACCTTGCTGGTCGTGTCCCGCAGCATCCGCAGCAGCTCGTCCGACACCAGGGCGCCCTCGGCGGGCTGCGGGTCGCCCTGGGCGAGGCTGTGCCAGTCCCGCACGATCGACGTGCGCTTCATGTCCGCCCACCACGCCTTGAGCGCCCGCCGGTTCCTGGTGGGGATCTTCGGATGGGGCAGCGGCTCGCCGGCGGCGCGGCCGAGCGGATCGGGCCCGAACTTCGGGTCGGCGATCGCCGGGAGGTGGATCACCCGCCACCGGCCGCCCTCCTCGATCCGGCCCTCGTCGGCCAGGCGCCGCCCGGCCCAGTCATCCGGGTGCCAGCGCGTCTGGATACCCACCACGGCGTTCCGGTCGGGCTGGAGGCGCTTGAGCGCGGTGGACGAGTACCAGTCGTGCAGGGCCCGCCGGGATGCCTCGCTCTCGGCGTCGGCGCGGTCCTTGTGCGGGTCGTCGATGATCAGCAGGTTCACGTCGAAGCCGGTCAGGCCCTTGCCCACGGACACGGAGCGGACGCCGCCGCCCCGCGTCACCTCCCAGTCCTGCATCGCGCCGGAGCCCGGCTTCATGTGCAGGTCGTACTCCTCGCCGTACTCCTCGACGTAGCCGCGGATCGTCTTGCCGCGCCGCAGGGCCAGGTCGTCACCGTACGAGGTCACGGCGACGCGGTCCATGGAGTACAGGCACAGCCACCAGAACGGGAACCACTCCGCCACCGTGGTGCTCTTCCCGACCTGCGGCGGCGTGAAGATCATCAGCCGTGGGCACAGGCCGCGCCCCACGTCCGCCAGCGCCTCGCCGATCACCCGCAGGTGCGGACGCATCCGGTACGTGCTCTCCAGGCCCCGGGCGAGCGTTACCGGGTCCCGCAGCAGATCGCGGCTCATGGACCTGTTGGCGGCCTCCAGGTGCTGGAGCACGGCCACGTCGTCAAGGTGGTCCAGCTCGCTGGCGGCCGGGGGCGTCGTCACTCCTCGTCGCCTTCCTCGTCTCCGGGCCCGGCCTCTTCATCGTCGTCGCTGCCGTCGACAGCGCGCAGCCGGCGGTTCACGGAGGCCGCGAGGTCGGCGAGGCGTACGCGGCGCAGTTCCTCGGGCATCTGCGCGAACTCCGCGAGGCGCGCGGCGAGCGGGTTCCCGCCCTGGCCCGTGACGGCGATCGTCTCCGTGGGGTCGCCGAACAGGACGCGCCGGTGTCGCATCGCCACGTCCATCAGCCGGATGAAATCGCCGGCTGACAGTTCCTCGGCGCGCAGGGTGCCCAGACGCTGCGCCAGCTTCCCGATCGCGGCGCCCAGGATCTTCGCGTCCGACTCGGCGGCCTTGCGGCGCTCCTCCAGCCACAGGACCTCGTACTGCGCGGTCCAGGTGCCGGTCCCACGCCTCGACGCGCTCCCGCCACCGGTACTCGGCCGCCGTGTTCCTCACGTGCCCGTGCGCGAGTGTCAGGGTCTCCGCAGCCTTTGCCAGGGTACGAGCGCGCCCGAGGTCCCGGTACGTGATGAACTGTCCGTGTTTGCGGGCTGACTCGTGGGGCTTCTGGCGTTCCCAGGGGTCTAGGGCGGGGTCGAGGACGATGGCGGTCGTCACGGCTGGGCGTTTCCGTCCGTGCTGTCCCAGTTGGGTCCGGACAGGTACTCCCCCGCCAGACGCTCGAGAAGGCGCCAGCCCTGGCCCTGCTCGATCTCGCCGCGTCCTTCTGCTGCGGCGATGGCCTTGTTGATGGTGACGGCTGCGGGTGCGGGGAGGTGTCGGGCCCCGAGTACGGTCTCCAGGCCGACGAGTCCCGAGTGCAGCGGCTCGCCTTGGGGGGACTGGTAGCCGGCCTGGAGGTCGGTGAGGTGCTGCTCGACGATGCCGAGGATGGCGTGGAGGGCGGTGGCGACGTTGCCGACCTTGTGGGCGGCGTGGGTGGAGGCGAGCGTGTCTAGCGTCTGGTCGTAGTCGGCGCGTGCGGCGAGCCAGCTCTCGTTCTGCCCCAGCCGGGCGTCGTCGAACGCCTTCCGGGCGGTCTCCAGCTCGTTGGGGAGGAAGATCAGCGACACCGTGGCGAAGTCGAGGTTGGCTTCGGACAGGCCCTCGGGGGACACCTCGGCGAGGAGGCCGAGCGAGTCGTCGTCCAGGCCGGAGTACGCCCGCCAGTCGACGTCTTCGATCTGGTCGTACAGCGCCTTGAGGGTGGCGGGGTCGTCCTGGCCGGCGATGCTGTTGTGCGAGAGCTGCCGGGCGAGCAGTTCGTCCTTCTGCTGCGGGTCATCGATCAGCATGCAGTCGATCTCGGCGAGCCCGACTTCCACGGCCGCTGCGGTGCGGTGGTTGCCGGACAGGATCAGCTCGCGGCCTTCCTCGTACTCCCCGGCCGCCGTAGATCAGCGGGACGGAGGTGAGGCAGCCGTCGGCGGCGACGTTCGCGACCAGCCGGTCCCACTCCTCCTTCCGCATGAACCGGGCGTTCATGTCGAGGGGGGTCAGGGTCCGCGGGTCGCGCCGGACGAGGCGGGGCCGGATCGTCTGTGCGGGCGTGGTCGGGGTGCTGTCGCTCATCGGGCGTCCTCGCTCTTCTTCATGTCGCTGCCGTGCTTCCGCTTCCACAGGTCCAGGGCGCCCGCCAGGTCGTACTTGCCGAGCGGGCCGCCGTACTGGAGCTGGTAGCGGTGGATACCGTCGCCCGGGTCCTTCACGGACGCCTCGGTGCGCTTCTGGAGCTTCACGCCGGGGATGCCCCGCCCGTACTTCGCGCTGTTGGGCCGGTCGGTGAACGCGGTGGTCGCCCAGCCGGTGAGCCGTTTCGACAGTGACCGCTGGAGCAGCAGCTGCGCCTCGCTGGTGGAGGCGGCCATGACGATGAGCTTGGCCAGGCGCCGGTACTTCGTCCACGACACCGGGAAGTCGGACATCAGGTAGGCGGTCGCCGGGTCGAACTTCGGTGGGAGGAACGCGAACGCGCCGATCAGCTTTCCGTCGACGGCGACGCCGCACGCGAGGAGCGGGCTGCCGGGCTTGATGCTCTTCGACATGAACTGGGAGCGGATGCCGGCGAACTGGCCGCCGGTGAGGACGTGCAGGCTCATCTTGTCGCCCAGGTCCTCGCCGACGCCGATCTTCTGCATGGGGATCGGCTCGACGGGCTGGCGGGGCCGGACGATGCGGCGGGGCCCGGCGGCGGCGTACACGTAGATCGGCAGGCCGCGGTTCGCGGTCTGGACGACGCCGGCGAGCCGGTGGCGCAGTTCGGGGCGCTCGATGTGCAGGCCGAGCACCCAGTGGGGCCGGTCCTGCACCTGCTGGATGATCTCTTCCTTGCCCTCCTCGGTCAGCTCGCCGAAGTCGGGCTCGGGCCAGCCGAACGCGGCGTCGATGCTCGCGAACTGCGAGACGTAGTCGCCTGCGTAGAACGGCGGGAACATCACGACCGGGGCATCCTCGGGGACCTCTTCGCGGAGGTACGTGCGCACGTCACCGGCGTAGAAGCTCCCGAGGCGGGTCTCAAGCGCCCGGAGCTTCGTCGCGGTCTTCTCGTGCATGCGCGGCCACTGGTCCTGCGTGGCGTCGAGCATCCGCCGGTAGTAGGCGCCGTCCTTCCCCACGTACTGGAGGAAGCGGGTGCCCAGCATCAGGGTGGCGAGCCGGTCGGCGCGGTCCTCCATGTACGGGGCGAGCCAGCCCAGCGTTTCCTCGAACTCCGGGCGCAGCGTGTACGGCAGCTCCTCCCCGGCGAGGAACCAGCCCAGGGCGCAGCTGTAGGCGGTGATGTCGTTGCCGTGGACCGGCCGCGCGTTCCCGAACCGGGAGTGCAGCACCCGCTCGATCGTGAAGTTGCCCGAGCAGCCGACGTAGATGTCGGTCTCGGGCCAGGCGCCGCGCGTGCTCGTAGATGATCGACCGGAGGGGCGCGGGAATCGAGCCGTGGAACATGGGCCGCTCCTTGGGGGTCCTGCCGAGGTGGGCGGCGATGGTAGCCGACCCGGCGGCCCTGCCCTTGGGGCATCGGTGCAGGCCAGGGCGGTACGGCGAAGCCCCCGGCCGGGCGGGTGCCGGTCGGGGGCTTCGGGTGGAGCGCCGGCCTGGATTTGAACCAGGACCCCCCGCCCGGAAGGCGGGTGTGCTGCTGTTGCACTACCGGCGCATCGGTCGACTGCGCCGCTGCTCAGAACAGCCGACCACGAGAGGTGATGATACAGCCACTGCGGGTGGTCATCCCTGCCAGCAGGCGACCGCGGTGATCTCGGGCGACGCTTCTGCCTCCGCGATGATCTCCGCCATGGACAGGTCGTTCTTGAAGCGGTGCCCGATCCTCGCCTCCAGGGCGGCGTACCGGGCGGCCAGCTCGGGTTGGAGCTGGGCGGCCCGGACGAGCGCCGACCGTGAGGCCAGGACGCAGAACACGCACAAGAGGCGTGGCATCCCGGCCGCGTAGGCGGGGTGGACGCGCAGCCCGGACTCCTTCACCGTCGACCAGACGTCGGCGGTCGACCAGGTGTGCACCGGGAGCCAGGTGTCCACGTGGCGGAGGGTGTTCGAGGCTCCCCATCCCGTCTTGGCGTGCTTGGGCACCGGGAGGCCGCGCGCCTTGTGGTCGTCGGCGATGGCGCGGCGCGGCGCGCAGTACGAGCAGGGGCAGGTGTACGCGCCGTCGTGGGAGAAGGCGAGGAGCCGCCGGCGGGCCGGTGACTCGTCCGCCCGCAGGCCCATCACGTTCAGGATGCGCACCCGGCCGCGGTGGCCGGCGGCCTCCGCTTCCCGGACGAGGCGGGTCATCAGGCGCCGGACCGGGCCCCGCTTGAAGTCCGATGTACACCACCTGTTGTCGGCGCTGGGGAACATGCCGCGTTCTTCGATCCGGTCGATCAGGCCGGAGCCGTTGCGGGCGACGACCTCGAACCGCAGGCCGTAGTGGGCGGCGTGCTCGGCCGCCAGGTCGCGGGTGCCCTTCCACTCGGCGTCGGCGAGGTCGGCGTGGACGACGACGATGCGGTCCAGGACGCCGGCCGCGCGGCTGTGCCGGACCAGCTCGGCGAGCATCGCCTGACTGTCCTTCCCTGCGCTGACGTTCGCGAGGAGCCAGTCATACGAGGCGAGGTCCGGCGCCGTGGGTCCGAAGCCGGGCAGGGCAAGTTCGAGCTGTCCGCTGCTGACCATCTGAGGGGCCTCACTGTTGGGGTGGGGAGGGTAGGGAATCCGGCCGCTGTGGGGCCGCGGGGGAGGCTGTGGCCGCCTCGTTTCCGCTGCTTGGGGGGTAGTGAGCTGGGCCCGGTGAAGGGCTTAGAAGCCCGGGAGGGGCCGGGGCCGTGAGGCCCCGGCCCCTCCCTGGGTGGGTGGGCGCTACCCGGCGTCGGCCGCCTGGTCCTCGTCCTCGGACTGCTGGTCCTCTGCCGCCGGGATGCCGGGTGACTTCGGGCAGACGCTCCAGGTGTTCAACTGCTCGCGGATGTACGCCAGTGCGTCGGTCTCGTGCTCGTAGTAGCCGTGGGCGTCCACGTCGCAGCCGCACCGGATGTGCAGCAGGCCGGTCTGGAGCGAGTGCAGGGTCACCTCGGCGCCGGCCTGGATCGTGAAGGAGGTGCCGCCGTCGGGGTGGATCACGCGGTACGAGGCGGGCCCTTCGTCGGCGGGCTCGATGCGCTGGAGGATGCCGATGGCCTGCGAGGAGAGGACGAGCGTCACGTTGTCCGTGACCTCGACCTGGTAGGGCGGGACGGTCTCCAGGCCGTTCAGGTGCCGCGCGTTGGCGATGTCGGCCGCGCTGTACCGACGCTTGCGGGCGATCCCGTGGAACGCCAGACCGGCCGCTTCGCGCCGGGTGGGGGCGACGGCCCACACCCGCTGTTCGCCGTTGGCGTCCCGGACTTCCCACTCACCGTGCTTGCGGTAGACCGCCATCTCCCAGTCGGTGACGTTGAGGTAGGTGGGGGTGTCCTCGGGGAAGCTGCCGGGGACGGTGAACAGGTACCCGGTCCGGCCGAACAGCCGGTTCTTGTCGAAACGCTCCTCGTCGTACGGGGTGAACTGGATCTGATCAGCGCTGGCGTTCATGATGGTGCTGCCCTTCCGTGCATTTCGGGTGATGGTGGTGGAGGGGAGGCGCCGGGCGGGCCAGTGCGAGGCCCGCCCGGCGCTCACCGGTCAGAAGGAGGCGGCGTTGGCGTCGCACGCCGGGCACAGGCCGTTGGGGGCCGGGGTGCACGGCTGGTGCGGTGCGGCGTCCCCGTCGGGGGTGCAGTGGGCGCAGCCGTCCGGGTGGTGCCAGTGGCCGGTCAGGACCGCCAGGGCCTCGTTCAGGTTGTCGACTCCGATCACGCGGACGCCCGCGGTGGCCGCGTCGTCCACGGCCGCGCGGGGGACGAGGATGGCCGTCGTTCCGTCGGCCGCGATCCTGCTGACCGTGGTGGTCAGGTCGTACGGGACGCGCACGGCGCCGTCGAGGCCGAGTTCGCCGACCATCGCCGCCCCGGCGAGGCAGTCGGCGGGGAGCTGGCCGGCGGCCGCGAGGACCGAGCAGGCGATCGCGAGGTCCAGGCCGCTGGTGCCGACGCTGCTCCCGCCCTCGCCGATCGGGGTGAGGCGGACCAGGACGTTCGCCGTCGGCCAGTCCAGGCCGCTGTTGGTGACGCCTGCGCGCACCCTGTCCCTGGTCTCGTTCGGGGACCGGACGGGCAGGCCGTCCACGTTGAAGCAGGGCAGGCCGGGCAGGGAGCTGGCGTGGATCTGGTAGCCGCTGTCCCGGGTGGCCGACAGGGTGTGCGCGCGGCCGAACGGCTCGGGCTCACTGGCGGCCGGGGCGGGGGCGTCCGCCTCGTAGTTGTCGAGCTGGCTGTCGGCGTCCAGGCCGTAGGAGCCGATCCCGGCCTGTTCGCGCAGCTCGTTCACGAGGCGGTCGACGGCCTCGCGGGCGCTGGTGGCGTGCTCGGTGTGGACCGAGCCCATCGCGTCCATGACGTCGACGCCGATCTCCTCCAGGACGGTCGCGCGCTTCGTGGGGTCGGTCGGGGCGGGTGCCACGTCCCACAGGCAGTAGCTCGCGCCGCGCTCCTGGCCGACGATGATGAACTCGCGGGTCTCGATGGTGTTGGTGCTCACGCGTTCCTCCGCTGATCTGGTTGGGCGGTACGGTGGGCCTCACGCGCCTGGTCGGGTTGTGAGGCCCCTAAGTGCTGGGCTGCGTTTGGCGGCCGGTGGGATTCCCTCGCTTACGCGCCCCACCGGCCGCGCTGAGCTAGCAGAGCTTCGAGTAGGTGCAGCGCTGCGTGTCGTCGGCCCAGCGGATGACGATCTCGGCCGGGTTGGTCTGCTCGACCTCGCCGTTCCCGGCGGCCAGCTCCGAGCGGATCTCCTCGCGCACCTGGAAGCCGGACAGGACGTTCTCGGTGACCTTCTGGTCCGGGCCGGGCCGGCCGATGGTCCGCAGCTCGTAGTAGGTGGCGGTGTCCTCGATGGTCAGGTCGCTGGTGGGGGCGCGCATGGTGACCTCCTGGGTGGGGGTGGGTGGTGGGTGGATCTACCTCCATCATTTCCCGTAACGCATTATGCGAAACCAGTTTAGGGAAATGGGCTGCGGGAGGGCGCCTTGCGGGTCAGAAGCTCACCTGGGGCTGCTCGTCACCCCAGATGGCGAGCGCGTACCGCTCCGCGTGGCGCGCGCCGCGAAAGTCGCCTCGCAGCCAGCGGTTCAGCATCAGCTGCTGGTTCGGCTCGCTCAGCCGGGCGATGCACCCGGCCAGGTCGACCGGCAGGAGCCCTTCATCGAGGGCGCCCTTGCCTGCGTCGACCAGGCCGAGGAGCGCCAGGCGCCGGTCGATCTCGTCCCACTGGGCGCCGGTGAAGCTGGCGATCTCCCGGGCGCCGTACCCGGCGCCCGCAAGGACGCCGAGGGTGGCGGCCTGGCGCAGCGGGGCGTCCGCCTGCTCTGCGGCTTCCTGCGCGATCGCTGCCGCGAGGGTGGTGGAGATGAGCTTGGGGGGCATCATGGCCTCCAAAGTGGATCTTAGTGGGTGGGCACTATGACTAACGCGAGGGGGCCCCTGGGGTACCGGGTGCACCCCAGGGGATCGAAGGGAATCGCAGGTCAGGCGGCCATCGTCAGGGACAGCGGGCCGCGCCCCTCCGCGAACCGGGACAGCTCCTCGCCCGTGATCGCCTCGTACAGCGCGCAGTACAGGTTCTCCGCGACGCCCGGGGTGACCGCGTTCCCGAGCTGGCGCACCTGGTGCCGCTTGGAGCCCATGACCTTGTAGCCCTTCCGGAAGGCCATCGCCCGCGCGATCTCGTGCGGCTGGAGCATCCGGAACAGGACCTCGTCGATGGTGAACTCGCGGCCGGCCGTGACGAGCGCGTACCGGTCCCGGGTCGGCAGGGCGCCGACCGGCTCGTCCGTCGGCCGGGCCTGGCCGTTGCCGTAGTACGGGACGAGCAGGCCGTCGGGGGGCGTCACCAGGCCGTGGTGGTTGCCTCCGGCCGACACGGTGTGGAGCGGGGCGCTGATGTGCCGGGCCTTCTCCTTGTCGCCGCCGCCCCGCATCGGAATCACGAACGGCGGGAGGTAGGCAAGCGCGGTCTCCAGGCGGGCCGTCTGGGTGCGCAGCGGGTCGTCCACGCTCATCGGCTTCTTGCCGTCACGCCCCTCGCAGGGCACGAGGATGGGCGGGACCACGATGCCGTCGGTCTCGACGGTCGTGCGGGTCGACATCGGCCGGTCCAGGGTGACGGCCTTGTCGCGCCACGTCCCCCCGGTCGGCACGAGGAGCGGGCCGGGGCTGGCCGGCTGGGTGTCGCCGAGCCCGCCGAACAGCGCGTCCTGGCTGTCATCGGCCGCGGGTGCGCCCCACCCCCAGTACCGGGCGAATCCGGCCCGGGTGCGGGCGATCGTGGCCGGGGCCAGGCCCTCGGGGCAGTCCGGGGTCTTCTGGCGGTCGCCGATCGGCGTCCCGGGCAGCGACCAGTCGATCGCGGCAGCCGCGGGGAGCGCCATGGGCTCCACGATCGCGCGGCACGTCTTGCGCGGGCACCGGTAGTCGTAGCTCTGGCGGTACCGGCCCATGTCCTTCCCGGCCTTGCGGAAGACCTGGATGGCCTCCACCTTCTCGTCGCAGTCGACGCAGAACGCCTCGGGGCGGAGCACCCACTTGTCCCACTGGGGCGTGCGGCCAAGGCTCCTGTGCCAGTAGGCGACGTACAGCCGGTCACGGCTCTGCGGGATGTGGTCGAGGCTGCGCGGGTCGACGTGCATCGAGTTGATCGCGCACACCTTGGTCTCGTAGCCCATCTTGTCGAACTCGGCCATCCACCGGTCCCAGTCGTCCCAGTCGCGGCAGTCGATGACGTTCTCGACCACCCCGGCCTTGACCAGGCCGCCCCGGGCGATCACGCCGCGCAGGTACATCGGGACTTCCTCCATCAGGGCGCGCGAGCGCTCCTCGGCCGCCCGGCGCTCCTTGTCGCTCTTGAACTCGGGCTCGTCGAAGTCGATCTGGCCTTGGAGCGTCTTGTCGAAGTCGCGCTTCACGCCCCGGGCCGCCGACCACTTCGGGCACTCGGGCGACGCCCAGAAGATGTCGCAGACCGGCCACTTCGCGACCGGGGCCCGGCGGATGTCGCCCTTCCAGACCTCGCAGTGCGGGTTGTTCCAGGCGTGCGTCGCGAGGGCCACGTCCCAGTGGTTCGCGGCGCGGGTCACGCGCACGTTGGGGACGGCGTCCGCGCCCTGGGTGTCGCCGCCGGCTCCGCAGAACCACGACATCACAGTGAGTTCGGACCCGTCGTGCTTGTAAGCGGACGCCGGTCCGGGGCTGGAGCCCCAGCCGATCGTGGTGGAGTCGATGTAGGCCATGACGGTCTCCTCGTGAGGTCGTTCAGTGCTGGCCGGGCGGGCGGAGATTCCCGCCTCCGCTCACCCGGCCGGTCCGGTGCTTAGTGGGTGGACACTATGCCTAACGCTGGACTCTCCGTGAGGTACCGGGGTGAGCCCGGGGATTCGGGAGAGATCTCCAGGTCAGGCGCTCCTCTGTCCAGGGAGGGGCGGCAGCGGCTCCCGCTTCACCTGGGGCGGGATGACCGGGTTCAGCTGCTCGTCCAGCTGGTACCAGCACCAGTCGAACCCGCCGATCGCGTACCGGCCCTCCGCGTTCGGCTTCACGATCTCGACGGCGTCCGCCACGTCCAGGTCGTGGAGGTTCATCCAGCAGATGGCGAGGACATCGACGTGGCTGACACCTTCGTCGTCGTCGCGGACGAGGACGTGGACGGTGTCGACGGAGTCGCGACCGTACTTCGCGGCGTGCACCTTGGTGTCGGCCGCGATCCGGCGGACGGTCTCAAGGTCGAACCAGGGCTTCACGAACCCGTCGCGCCGCTCGTCGGGGTCGATCAGGGCCGGGTACCGGTGGGTGTCGTTGCAGCTGACGAGGACTTCGATCATCGGTCTCTCCTGTGTGAGGTCAGGCGGGCGGTGCGCATGGGGTGGCCCCGGGACCGGCGGGATTCCCGCCCTCGCCCGTCCCGGGGCCAGGTGGAGCGTGCGTCAGTCGAGCGGCAGGGCCGCCGCCTTGGCGAGGTCGAGGCGGAACACCTGCTGTCCGTCCCGGTCGGGCATCTCCTCGACCAGCGGGGACCAGACGGCCCGGTTGGTGTCGCCCAGGTACGGCGCCCACTCGTTCATCCCGTGGACGCCCGTCGCGGCCTCGTGCTGGCCGATGGCCTCGGTGAACGAGGTCTCCGTGCCGTCCGCTGTCCAGTACCGGCCGGTGCCGTGGAGGGAGCCGTCGGCCGCCTCGACCAGCTCGGCGTGCGTGGCGTCGAACGGAGCGTCGTGGTCGTGGTCCGTCAGGATGTCCCGCACGGCCGCTGCGGTGACGACGGCCATCACGCGGCCGAGCCGGGCGGCTGCCGCCCAGTGTGCGTTGAGGGCCTCGTGGGCGGCCTTGCCGAGTGCCTGGTCGTCGGGCAGGGGGTAAGCCGGGCTCTGGGGGGTCTGGTTGGTCATGAGGCGTCCTCGATTGTTCCGGGTGGGGTTGGAGGAGGAGGCCCGGGACGGGCGCTTAGAGCGCCCGTCCCGGGCGGGTGTCGCTACGGGCGCGGGGCGGGGAAGGTGATCCGGTACAGCCGGTCGGTCTTCTCGTCCGGGACGTGCTCCCAGCCGGCCGCCTCGATGCCGCCGGGTCCGGTCTCCTCCAGGGCCTTGCGCAGGATCTCGCCGGCCTCGCCGAGGGTTTCGCAGTCGAACGGGCCGGTGTCGTCGGCGGTGTCGACCTCGGCGTCACCGGCGAAGACGTCGATGATCCCGGCGAACCCGTCGTGCAGGTCGACCGTCGCCGACGTGGCCTCGGGGACCAGGCGCCGCAGGGTGGCGCCGGCCGCCCAGGTGGCCACGCCCAGCGGGGTCTTCGGGTTCGCGTCGCGCGTCATGCCGCACAGGGGGCACTCGGTCTCGTGCCAGTCCATGCGCTCACCGCACACGCACCACCAGGAGGCGAAGTGCCACGTCCACTCCCAGCCGCCGATGGAGTACAGGCCGTCTCGGTCGGGCCGCACGACGTTGGCGGCCGTGTCGCTCTCCTGGGCCAGGTACATCCAGCGGACGTGAACGACGACCGCGCGGGCCGCCCCCTGGCCGGTCACCTTGCTCTTGCGGGCCGCCTCGCGGACGGCCGGGGTGATAGGGGAGAGCGTGGCGGTCGCGCCCCGGTCCAGGGACCGCCAGGGGACGCGCACGGCGAGCGCGACGGGCGCGCGGTCGCCGTCCTCGTTGACCTCGTGGGTCATGTCGCTCTTGATCAGGTGGACCGTGTCCTGGCTGTCGGCGCGGCCGTCGATCACGTGGATGGTGTCGACGCACTCGTAGCCGCACTCGTCGGCCTCGCGGAGCGTCTGGGCGGACAGCTGCCGGACGGCGTCGAGGGCGAAGCTGGGGCTCAGCCACCCGTTCCATCGGTTGCGGGGGTCGAGCTGGCAGTCGAACGGTCCGAGCATGTCGTCGATGCACACTCGGGTCTGGATGATCTCGCGGGCCATGGGGCCCTCCTTGCTGTGTGAGGCGTTCAGTGGGGAGCCCTGGCGGGCGGGGATTCCCGCCCTCGCCCGCCAGGGCTGGGGGGTCAGAAGTCGAACAGGGTGGGCGGGGCCGCCTGCCGGCGCGCGCCCAACTCGGGGACCTCGTCGCCGGTCTGCTCGGTCCACCACTTGGCGAAGTGGAGCCGGTGGCACCAGTCGTCGGGCGGGGTGAGGCGGTCCAGCCGGTCGAAGCACAGGAGGACCAGCGGGCTGTCCAGGTCGTTGGCACCCGCGATGGCCATCAGCTCGCGGCTGATGTTGTCGAGCCCGTTGCCGTTGAGCAGCCGGCGGTAGCCCCACTCGTAGGCGTCCTGCGCGTTGATCTTCAGCAGGTCCCGGGTCGGGGTGATGAGCCGGGCGTGACCGCCGAGCCGGTAGGCGAGGGGGAAGCGGGGGGCGCCGGCCGTGGTGCGGACCGGGGTGCCCATGGTCGGGGCGAACTCCTGGTACGTGCAGGTCGCGAGTCGCAAGTCGCTCATCCTCGGATGTCCTTTCGGTGAGGTCTGGCCGGCCGGGCCTGAGTGGCCCGGCCGGGATGGGTGGTTAGCCGTAGCAGATGCAGGTCTCCCGGGTTCCGGACTCGGAGCCGTAGAACTTGGCGGTCTGGTCGCTGATGCGGTGGCCTTCCTGGAGTGACGGCTTAGTGGGTGGGCACTATGACTAACGCCTGAGCCCGCCGGAGGGTTCCGGGTACGACCGGGGAGATCGGAGAAAGTTGCAGGTCAGAGCCCTAGGCGGCGAAGCTGAAGAGGTCGAGCTGCTTCGGCTGCCGCTGGTGCCAGTCGTGGGTCCGCAGCGGGCCGCCCGGGTAGCCCGGGAGGAACAGCAAGCACGTCTTGATGTTCGTTCCGCACATGGCGAACGAGTCGTCGGGCAGGGCCTCGATCTCGCCGCCGACCTCTTCGACCAGCTCGCGGAACTCCACGGTGGCCTTGTCGCTCCACCACATCAGACCCTGGGACATGACCGAGACGAGGACGCCATCCTTCTTCATGAACCCGATCGCGTGCTTGATGTGGTCGAGCCCGTTGGAGAACGGCGGATTCATCACCACCCGGTCGAACCCTTCCATGTAGTCCAGCGGGTCCAGGTCGAGGAAGTCACCGGCGACGACCTTGCGGGAGTCGCCCTGTTCCCGCAGGACTTCCACCCGCCGGGTGTCGAGTTCGACGCTGTCGACCAGGCCGCCGCGGCGGGCCAGCTCGGACGTCATGGCGCCCGATCCGGCCGAGGGCTCCAGGACGGTCATCCCGGGGTACACACCGGCCAGGTCGCAGATCTGCATGGTCAGGCTCGGCGGGGTCGGGAACCAGCCCTGCTCGTACTTCGACGGGTACTCGCCGGCCGCGAGGCAGTGCCGCAGGAACTCCTCGATCCGGTACGGGAAGACGTGCGCTCGGATGGCCTTCCGGCTCTCCCAGGTTGCGCCCATCTCCTTGAGGATCTCGTTCATCCGCCTCCAGACCGGCAGCTCGAACTGGAACGGGATGTGCACCCGGTTGTCGCGGATCACGGTGCGGGGGTCGGTCAGGATCTCAAGGACGTCGGCGGGGAATCGCATGATGCTCCCTCGGTTCGCTGTCGGGTGGGTGGTGGCGCCTGTGCCGGTTGGCCGGTGGCGGTGAGGCTGCGTGTCCCGCTGTGGCCGCCGCGATGGGCGGGGCGGGGGTTGAGGGAGGGGCGCGCCGCGAACTCGCGTGAGGGGCGCGCTGACCCTCCTCGCCCGGACCTTAGTGTCTGGGCACTAAGGTCCGAGCCTGCCGAAGGGATGTCAGGCGGCGGCCTCGGCCTCCGTGGCGTTCTCGACGGCCACCGCGTTCGGATTGATCTCGATGGCACCGGCTCGCACCGAGGCGATCGCCTGCGCCTTGGTCAGGTTGCTGATGACCTGCCCGGCGAGCTTGCGCAGGTGGGCCATGCGCTTGCTGTGGGCCTCGATGCCTCCGGCGGCGCCCGCCAGGAGGAGGGCCAGCTCCTCCGGGTCCGAGGTGGCCAGCTCGGACAGGATCTCGCCGGCGGCCGACAGGCGCTCGATCTTCTTCGTCAGCTTCGACCGCTCGGAGTCGATGCGCTCGCGCTCCTCCTCGGGAACGTCGTGGTCGCCGAGGATCGACTCCTGGACGTCACCCTTCTTGGCCGGGTTCTCCTCGCTGAGGACGAAGAACGAGCCCTGCGATTCGCGGCGCTCCTCTTCGGCGCGGCACGCCTTCACGAATGCCTCCGCGTCCCGGTCGTTGGCGAATCCGCCCTGGGTGTACCGGCTGAGGAACCGGATCTGGTTCCGCTCGCTGAGCTGCGCCGCGTACCAGGCCAGGTTCACACCGATCAGGCCCTTGGACATGGCGTCCTGTGCCGAGTCGCACAGCTTGAGCAGGTCGATCCGCCAGCCCACGTACGTCGCAGACTTGCCGCACATCCGGCCGATCTCCTCGATCTCGTACCCGGCCGTCTCCAGATCCTTGAAGGACTTCGCCTCCTCCATGGGCGTCATGTCCGCCCGGCCCACGTTCTCGGCGACCTGCTTGGCGAGGAGTTCCCGGGAGCCACCGATCGCGTCGTGCAGGACGAGGGCGGTCATCTCGCTGAGCCCGGCCATCTTCGCCGCGCGCCACCGGCGCTCTCCCATGGCGATCGTGTACCTCTTGGTGCCCGCGTCGTACCGGACGCTGATCGGCTGGAGCTGGCCGAGCTCGCGCATGGAGCCGGCCAGTTCCTCCAGCTTCGCCTCGTCGAACAGCTCTCGCGGCTGCGTCGGGTCGCGGTCGATCCGCTCGATCGGAATGACCTTCTGCGTCGGCGCCTTGGCCTTGGCCTCGGCGACCTCGTCGGCGAGGACTTCGGGGCGCTTGCTGCCCCTGGTCGGCTCGATCACCTTCTTCGCCGGGGGCGTGCTGGCGGGGGCCTTCCGGGTCGCCTTCTTCGCAGGGGTCGCCCTCTTGGCCGGGGCCTTACCGGTGGGGGCCTTCCGGGGCGCCTTCTTCGCGGGTGCGGGGGTCTCGACCTCGGGGGTGGCCTCGGTGGTGGCGGTGTCGGTCATGATCTCTGGCCTCTCGCTGTGCGATGTAGTGCTTAGTGGGTGGACACTAAGACTAACGGGTGAAGACCCCTGAAGTACCGGGTTGGTCGAAGGAATTCGCAGGTCAGACGCGGTTTGTTCGGCTCCCTCTGTGGCCTCCTCGGCCCCTGCCGGGGGCACGTCGACCGACACCTGGCCCTCGTCGGCGTTGACGGCCAGGGCCTGCGCCTCGATGGCTGGCTCCTTGTCGGGGCCGGCCGCAGTTGGAGGCGTCTCCTCGATGGCGGGCTCCGGAGCCGCCTGCTCGGCGACCTCCGCGGTGGGCTCCTCGGCCGGTGGCAGCTCGGTCTCCGGCTTCGGCTTCGGCTTGATGCTTCGCACGTAGCCGCTGCGGTCCCGGGACACCACCCAGTCGTCCGCGCCGTACTCGTAGCCGTGCTCGCCGAGGAGCCGGGTGATCTCGGCCTGGAGCGCCTGCGACCAGACCGCGCGCCGGAACGTCTCCCCCTGCTTGGGTGTGATCTTCACGGGCTCGAAGTCCCTGTGCGGGCGGCTGCCCCCGTTGAGCCACGTCAGGGTCGCCTCGGCGCCACCCATCGGGCAGGCGACGTAGATCCGCTTCGCCACCTTCGGATCGGTGCGCTTCTTCGGCGCCTTCTTCCTCGCCGCCGCCAGGGCCTCGCGCACCGCGCTGGCCGGCTGCTCCTCGGAGGCGGCGCGGGCCGCCTTGGTGCCGGGGACCTTCCCGTCGGCGAGGAAGGCGAGCATCGCTGCCTCGGGGCACCGCGCACGGGCGTTGGTGTAGTCCGCCGCGTGCGTCCAGAGCCGGCCGTCCTCGAAGGTGGCGTCCTCCAGGGTCATGACTGGCTTCGGCGCCAGCCGCAGGTTCCACGCGATCGACAGGGTCTTGGGGTTGACCCGGGCCACCTGGTACCAGGAGCCGGAGTAGAGCACGAAGTCCCCGGGCGCGAAGTCGTCGGGCCCCCAGATCTTCACGCCCTCGTCCTTCGCCTTCTGGACTACCTCCTCCCAGTAGGCGATCTCTTCGGCCAGGTCCTGCATGATCCGCGCGTGCCGGTCGGCCCAGCCGAGCCCTTTCTCGACCGCCTCTGCGTGGTAACGCTCCTGCCGCCGCAGGTCCGCGCGGAGCCTCCCCAGTCGCCGCAGCGTCCGCTGCGGGTTGTTGCGGTGCTTCGCGTAGTTCTCGGCGGCCTCGGCCCGGTTGGCCCAGTAGCCCGCGCGGTCGCGCTCTTGGAACGACTTCCGCATGTTCGTGTCGATCCGCTCGGCATCGCGCCGGGCACGCTTCTCGCTGTGGTGGCCGACGAGGATCGGCTGCCCGAACTCGAACCGCTTCGAGATCTGGTCGGCGGTCGCCCGCCGGGCGTCGGCCGAGGCGACGGCCCGGCCCGCGCGGTCGCCGAACCGGTCGGCCCTGCCCTCGGCGCGCTCCTCGCGCTCGGCCTCGGCCTCCGCGAAGGACCGGCGCTCCTCCTCGTTGATCTCGATCGTGACCTCGTGGCCGGCCGCGCGCAGGACCTCGGCCGCACGGTTGATCCGCCACATGTCGGCTTCCTTGTCCTGCGACCGCCTGATGTACAGGCCGTCCACGTTGCGGGAGAACCAGAAGCCGTGGTGCCGCACGATCTCGAAGATGCCGTCACCCTTCCGGGAGCCGGTGAGGATCGTGCCCTCCGCTCGCGTGTGCTTGATCTCGATGGCCGCCATGCGGCGCACCTCCTTGGGTGGGTGGATGAGGGGCGGGCCGGGCGGCCCGCCCCGGGGTGGTCAGCGGACGCGCGTGGCGTTCAGGGCGGCGTCCACGATCGGGAAGGTCTCGCCCCAGGTGGCCTCGATGTACTCGCAGGTGTCGCCGCCCCAGCCGCTGCTTCCGGCGATGTACGCCCGGCCGCTCTCCAGGGGGAGCTGGACGGTCCAGTCGAAGCCGCCGTGGGCCACGCGGGTGTTCAGGCCGAGGGTCGTCCGCTGCCAGCTGGTGGCGGTGGCCGCTCCGGCGAAGATCTCGGCGATGGCGGTGGGGTCGATGCTGGCCATGTGGACTCCCTGGGGTTCGTGGCTTAGTGGGTGGACACTATGACTAACTTCCGAACACCCCTGGGGTACCGGGTGAATCGCATGAGATCGGAGAAGTTTTCGCAGGTCAGGCGGTCGACCACGTCGCCGGGCGCTGGTCGGAGTGCCACGAGTCGTGGTGCCCCTGGCGGGCCTCCGCATCGTCGCGGACCTCGGTCCCGCACCAGCACAGCACCATCGGTCCCCACGGACTGGCGCCCGCCTCCCGGTCGAGCTGCGCGCGGGCCTCCAGCCGGGCGTCCGCCCACGCGTGGATCAGGGCCGCCCCTGCCTTTCCGGCTGCCTCGCCGAGGGTCTCGCTCTCCTCGACGGCGGCCAGGAAGCGGCGGCCGATGAACCCGACCGCTTCGTCCCGGGTGAAGGTCTCGACCAGGTCCTCCAAATCGAGGTGCGGGAAGGACTTGTGGAGGGACATCGCCGCGAAGGCCGCGATCTTGCCGATGGACTCGCCGAGATCCTTGACCTCACGGACGGTGGGGGTCGTGGTGGCGCGCATGGGTGGGCCCTTCTGGGAGGAGGGCGGGGCCAGTCGGCCCCGCCCGGGGTGCTGCCGGTCAGCCGGCGAGGATCGCCTCACCGACCGCGGTGAGGGCGACCGGCTGCCCCTGGAACAGCGAGCGGGAGGTATCGGCCCTGGCCCAGCCCTGCGAGATCACCCACCGGACCATGTCCAGGCGGGGGCGGTCGCCGCTCTCGACCGCGACGGTCGCGCGGCCGATCCTGAACTCCTGGAGCTTGACGCCGTTGTCACGGATGGCCGCGAGGGTGCGCTTCTGCGCCGGGGTCGCCTTCGGGATCTCCACCGGGGCGGGTTCGGGCGCGGGCTCCGCGGTGACCTCCTCGGCCGGGGTCTCGTCCGCGCTGATCTCCATGCCGTCGGTGGTCGACAGGAAGCGGCGCAGGCCGTCCTGCTCGGCGATCCGCTGCGCGTTGGAGACCATGCTGGTGCTCATGGAGAAGCCCCACTGGAGCAGGCGTTCCGTCGCCTCTTCGCGCTGCTTGGCCAGGCCCTCGCGGACGCCGTGCTTCTCGATGCGCTTCATGAGCTGGCGCCAGGGCTTCGCCCGGCCCGCGCTGTCGAGCACGGCATCCATGAGGCCGTCCAGGGGGGCACCGTCGACCGCGAGGGCCTTGGTCAGCCGGGTGCGGGCGGCCTCGTCCTCCTCGATGGCGTGGTTCGCGCGGCTGGTAAGACGGTTGAGGATGGTGCTGGCGTCCATGGCTGGCTCCTTGGGGGGGTGAGGTGTGTTAGTGGGTGGACACTATGCCTAACGCCGTACCACCCTTGAGGTACCGGGGTGACGGAAAGAATTCGGGAAGTTCCCGCAGGTCAGACCCCTTCATGGTCAACACGTCGCAGCGCTCACGGCGTGCACCATAGTGGGCAGGCACTAGGGTGTCGGTATGGATCGCCCTGAACTCCCCGCCGTCTTCGCCGCCCTCGCCGAGCTGGCTGGCGAGCCTACCGTCGACCGCGCGCAGCTCCTCGGCCGCGCACTCAAGGCCGTACCCGACCTCTCGGCCTGGATTCGCTCGGAGAGGCAGCGCACCGTCCGCGCGCTGCTCGACATGCCGCAGCACAGCGCCAAGACCCTGTCCGGCCCCCTGGAGGTCACCCCGCAGCGCGTCCACGACATCGCCGCCGGGCACCGCGCCACCGAGAAGAGGCGAGCCGCAGCCGCGAAGGCGTCGACCACCGACTGACCTCCGAAGGCTCAGGATCGGACTGCCCGGACACGTCCGGGCGCCGTCCGGACCGGCGTCCGGACACCGCCCGGATCTCCGGGCCGGCGTGCGCTGGGATCGCGTTCGTGCTGGTCAGGCTGTCCGGACAGTGTCCGGGCGTGCTGTCCGGACGGGCGGCTCATCCCCGGTCGTAGACGTCCGTCCAGTACCGGCGGTCCTCGCGGCCGACCTCGCGTGCGGAGGGCTCGGCCAGGGCTGGGGCCGGGGCCATGACCGCGTCGGTGAAGCTCACGGGGAGGCTGGCGACGAACTCGGCGGCCACGTCGTGGCGGTGGCGGGTGGCGAGCCGGCGGGCCTCATTGCGGTCTCCGCCGAAGCCCTGGAGCTGGCCGCAGGAGCACACGGCCGTGCTCGCCGAGGAGTGCACCATCCCGGCCCGGCGGCCCGGCCGGTTGAGGCCGGCCGTGACCGCCTGGCGGCCGAGGTCGGAGGGCCGCGACCATCCGGTGGGCTCGGTGGTCCTCGTGCGGTGCGCGAGGGCGAGCAGGCCAAGGCGGGCCGTCAGGGTCAGCCGCACCCTGTCGCCTCCCTCGGTGGTGACGAGCTGGCGGGCGCGGAGCGCCGCGGTGGCCATCGGGCTGATCTCGACCAGCCCGGCGAGGATGTATCGGCGCCCGGTGTCGCTCTGCATGTACCGGGCGGGCCGCACGGTGTCGATGGTCGTCAGGTGGCGTACGACCGCTTCGGTCAGGTTCCCCACGGGCATCTGGGGGACGAGGCTGATCGAGCGGTGCAGCAGGGCGCCCGCGCCGAGCTGCCGCCGGGTCCAGGTGATCAAGGCGCCGCCCTCCCGGGTGGCCTCGATCGCGTAGCCGTGCCGTACGGCTCGACGCAGGAGCATGAGGCCGTGCGCCTCGCTGGCGGTGCCCTCGGTGACGTCGTGCGCGTGGGTGATGGTCTCGCGGAACATGGGCGGTTCCTCCTTGGTCGTCGTGGGGTGGGTCAGGCGGCGACGAGCTGGCGGGCGGGCTCGATGTCCCGGATGAGCTGCCAGACCTCGCCGGGGGTGATGTCGTACGGGACGGTCAGCTCGGCGAGGAGGTGTCCGCCGTCGAAGACCGTGAGCCGGCCGGGCAGGTGCTGGGCGGTGCGTGTGCCGCTGTGGGGCCGGTAGACCGTGGGGTGCGCGTCGGCGCGGCCGTGGACCCTGACCTCGGCCGCCAGGGCGGCGTGCGCGGTGTGGATGTCGAGCAGGCCGACCAGGGCGGCGGCCACCTCCTGGTCGTCGCTGCTGTCGAGGAGTCCGGAGCCGAGGACCCCGAGGAGGCGGGCGTGCAGTGCGCGCTCGCGGCGGGCGTGCTCCGGGTTGGCGGGCATCAGGTCGCCCAGGCCCGGGAGATGCCCGGCCAGGGGGGCGGACACGTAGCCGATCACCTCGGACGGGAAGCTCTCGGGGGCGGCCATCCGGGCGCGCCACAGGGTCGCCTCGGCACGGGCGGTGATGTCGTGGTCTCCGCCGAGGCCGCGCAGGACGGCACCGGCCTGGCCGAGCTGGCGTGCGACGAGGAGCAGGGCCTTCGCGTCGGGGTGGCCGTGGGCGTGGCCCCGGATGATCCCGGCGAGGAGGCGGGCGCGCTGGGCGGTGGTCTGGTGCTGGTTCATGACGGTCCTTTCGGGGTGGAGGTCAGGCGCGGGCGGTGGCGAGGAGGTGCGCGGCGGCGCCGTGGTAGCAGGGGGAGGTGGCCCGCAGGCCGGCCGGGCAGTTGCACTGGCCGGTGGCCGCGGTGCGGTAGATCTCGCTGCCGTCGTCGGAGACGGTGAGGTAGACGCGGTTCGAGCGAAGGGGGACGAGGCCGCCCATCTCCAGCAGCTCGATGGCCTTGGCCAGCTGGTACGGCTTGAAAGCGGCCGGCGGGTTGAGGCGGGCCGTGCGGCGGACCATGCGCCTGCACTTCGGGCCCAGGCCGTCCGGGGAGGGCTTGCGCAGAATCCGATGACACTTGAGGCACCGGGTGTCGTGGTGGGTGGTGCCCGATGCGCTCATGGCCTGTCCTCTGTGGGGTGGTGGGTGGTTACATCCACATCATTTCCGTAATCGATTTCGGATAACCCATTACGGGAAAGTTGTTTGGCAAAGAGTTGGCAAACCTGCGTTTGGTCTGGACACAGTCCGCGCAGGTCAGCCCCTGCTCGGCGCTCCCCTTCGCTGAACACCGGCGAACCCGCTGGACAGCACGAAGCCCCGCCCTCCACCAGGGAGAGCGGGGCCGTTCGGGCGTACGCTCAGCGGTCAGCGCGCAGCAGGCGCAGCAGCGAGGCGACCTCGCTCACCGGCTCGTCGTCCAGCACGAGGTCGAGCGTCGAGGAGCCGGCCGCCCGCGACACCTGGCCGCGCACCTCGCAATTGCGGAACCCGACCTCGCTCGTGCCAGGTTCGGCCAGCTCGCCGAGCGCGGGCCACGGGGCGTCATCGCAGCCGCAGCCCTCATCGTGGTAGCAGGCGTTCCGATCCTCGGCCCCGACCCTGATCCGCTCGTACTCGGCGTCGGTCAGGGCACGGAAGACGACGCGCGCCCGGTCCCCGAAGGACTCGACCAGGATGTGTGCGGTGATCCCGGGGGCCGCCATCTGGCACCAGGAGTCAGGTCCTTCGCCCTTCCAGGTCTCGTGGACGCTGCCCCGGCCGCCGTTGGCCTCGATCAGGTAGAGGCACGCGACGTGCGCGGTCGCCTTCGCTGCCGCCCGTGCGCTATCGCGGGCAGCTCGGAAGGTGGTCGCCATGGCGTCGGACGTGGGATTCGTGTTCATGCCGTCCCTCGATGTCGGGTGGGTGGCTACTTGGCGGCCGTCGGCCGCTTGCACGAGGCGTGCCGGGAGCAGTTGCAGCACCCGCAGTGCGCGCACATCTGCTCGGCCTCCAGGCCGCAGGCGCCGCAGCCGCCGGTCTCGTCCAGGTCCTCGTCGTCCAGCGCGCACGCCAAGCGCAGCAGGTCGTCGCGGCTGAAACGCGGGCGCGGTACGCATGAGCCGTCGCACGTCACGGTCTCGCCGAGGCCGGCGTACAGGCTCTCGTGGCCCTGGCAGGCGTAGTCGCTCTCGTACTCGACGGGCTGCACCTTCACCTTCAGGTCGTAGACCTCGATCAGGCCGACGCCCTCGATGTCGGCGCGCGAGCGGACGGCGCCGACCTCGGCGACCAGGTCGCTGTCGTTGGCGGGCGCCGCGCCCTGGGCGCGGGCGACGCCGTAGATCAGGGTGCGCAGCTCGCCGCCGTCCTTGGCCGTGAACGTCTTCCCGGCGACTGTGGGGTGCTCGATGGTGACCTCGTACATGGCGTTCTCCTCGTGTTCGGGGGAGGGGAGGGCCGGGCGGCCCTCCCCGGGGTGGAGCGGGTCAGGCCGGGCCGTGGAAGGCGCGCAGCCACTCGTCGACCTCGCGGGCGACGCGGGTCGCGTCGTCGGCGGCGTTCAGGCGGCCGGTGAAGTTCGGGTTGAGCGTGGCGACGTAGTCGCCGTCGGCGCCGTGCAGGTGTGCGGACCACGGCTCGCGGTGCCGGGAGGCCGGGCGGTCGGCCTGCTCGCCGGCGTACAGCAGGACGTGCGGACGGTCGTACGGGAACGTCGGGTCGTTCGGCGCGTCCGGGGCGGCGGCGAGGATCACGAAAGTGACGCCGCCCTCGCCGCCCGGGTAGGCGTGGCGGCCGAGCTTGGCCAGTGCCGTGATCAGCACGTCGCCCTCGGTCGGCTCGCCGACGGCCAACTCGTCGGTGATCTCCTTGTCGGCCGCGGTGATCGCCTCGGAGGTCACCGGGTCGTGCTTGGTCAGGAAGTCGAGCGCAACCGTCAGGCGCTCCAGCGCGGCCACCCACTCTGGGTTGGTCGGGTCGGGGTCGGTGCGCACCCGGGCGCCGGCCTCGCTGGCGGCCTCGCGGGCCTCGGAGATCAGCCGCTCGCTCTGGAGTCGGGCGGCCTTCTCGCATTCGCCGCACAGGATGGAGACCCGGGCCGACTGCTCGTCATTCAGCTCCCGGGACACGGTGTCCTCACGACAGAGCGTGGACGTGGCGCCCGGGACCGCGTAGTGCGGTTCGAAGACGTAGAGGCCGTGGACGAGGACCTGGCCGACCGCCTCGGCGAGCGTCAGGATCTCGGCGTTGCGCTGGCGGAACTCGACCGAGTCGGCGAAGGTGCGGGCGGCGTCGATCAGCGGGGAGGCGGGCTCGGCGCTCTCTGCGTCCAGGGCGACCAGCTTCTCGGCGACCTTCACGCACTGGGAGCAGAAGCGGGGCGCGGCGGCGGCCTCGGCGCCGGTCAGGCGGCGGCCGGTCTGGCGGGCGCAGACCGCGGGGGCGCCTTCGGCCTCGGCGTAGTGGGGGAGGTCGGTGGTGGCGCTGCGGACCGGGAGGAGTCCGGCCAGCTCGTGGAGGGGGCGGGTGCGGGTCACAGGGTGGCCTTTCGGGTGGGGTGGTGAGTGGTACACCTCCATCCTTTCCGTAATGAGTTGTGCGAAACCAGTTAACCGTAATGAGTTCAGGAAGTTTGTTGTCCGTACCGAGTTTGCCGAAACCGGCTTGTGGAACACTCGGACCATGAGCCGAACGGGACCGCGCAACACGTACGCCAGCTACCAGCCCAGCGAAGCGATGCTCGCCGCGATCAGGGAGTGGGAGGACGCCGTCAAGGTCGAGGAGGAGAAGCGGCATGCCGCCCGCGCGGCCGTCGCCGAGGAGCTGCGCGCCGCCCGGATCTCGCACGGTGCGCTCGCCACCCACACGCCGTGGACGGAGGGGACCATCACTGGCATCGCCCGCGAGTACAAAGTCCCCGGGCTCCGGCAGCGCAAGGCGGAGCCCGGGGACAACTGACCCAGACCCGCGTCAGCTCCGCCGGTTCGGGGTGCCGGCCTTCGCCTGAATCCGGGCGATCTCCACCTTTGCCCGCGCAACGACCGCGATTACTGCAACTCCGCAGCCGCCGAGAAGAACCCACACGAACGCCGTCGTACCTGCCATGACGCCACCCTTCGATCCTGGATCTTGGGCCGGGGAGCGTACCCCCTCGGGGCACGACGAGAGGCCGCACGCGAATCGCGTGCGGCCTCTCGTCGTGAGGGGGGCTGGCTACCCGTGGCGGAGCAGGATCATGACGACGATTACGGCGAGCATGATCCCGCCGCCGATCCACTGATTGCGCGGGATGTCGGCGAGGTCGGACAGGCGGAACGGCTCCGGCTCGGGCTTCGGGTTCGCCCGCGCGCAGCAGCAGCACTGCGCCGGGTGAGCGTGCTGGTCGTGCCCCATGGCCGTTCCTCCCATTGCTCAGATCACCCCCATCATTGCCCATATCGCACATCTGCGGCTACGCCCTGGACTCGGCGGAGCACCGGGGGTCAGGCCCCGGGCCACCGCTCGATCTTCGACGCGGACGGTCCGCGTTCCGGGGCCGGGACGCATCGGAACCCGCGCTCGACCTGCTCTCGCGTCCACTCGGTGGGGTATGCATCCAACCCCTCTTCGGGGGCGTTGGCGGCGTTGTTGGCGTTGGCGTTGGCAGCCTGACCTGCAACAACACCAGCCCTCTGGGGGTCGGCCTGAGAGAAGGGGAGATCCGGGATGTCGGCGCGGTGCACGCCGGGGCCGTTACCGGCCGGTGTGCGCACCCCTGTGCGGTAGGGGATCTGCACCTCTGCGAGCACCCCTTTCAGGGCCCGGGTGTCGGCCGTGGAGAGGTGGTCGGAGAGCAGCGTGAGGAGCACCCCGCTGCCCCCTCGGTAGAGGTGGTGGAGGGCCCGGATCACGGCCTCTCGGGAGGGGGCCGGCGGGGCCTCGACGGGGGTCTCCTTCTCGTCTCCGCCGCTCTCCTCGTCGCCCTCTTTCCCGGCCTCCTCGGGGCCCTCGGCGGGGGGCCCGGCGGGAGGCTCGGCGGGGGAGTCCCGCCGCCCGAAGAGGCGGGCCGCCCAGGACGAGCGGGGGACCTCTGCGGGGGGCTCCTTCGAGACATCGGGGCTCTCCTTCGGGGCCTTCTTCGAGACATCGGGGCTTTGCTCCGGGCCTTCCTCCGCGTCCTTCCCGGCTGGGGTCTTCTTGCCCTTCGCGGGGGCCTCCGTCCCCTTCTCCTTCGCCTCCTTGCCCTTGTCGGCCGCCTTGCCAGCCTCCTTCTTCGTGGCTTTGCTCGGGGGAATCTCGATCGCTCCCGCGGCGGCCATGACGGTAGCGGCGAGCGCGACGGCGAGAGCGATCCAGGGGGCGTACGCGTACTGGGTGGACAGCTCGACGACGGCGTACACGAGGAAGGCGACAACGCCGAAGCGGGCGCCGAGGCTGCCGCGCTTGCCGTACTTCCCGGACATCCACCCGGCGAGGAGGACCAGGAGCACGCCGAGGCCGCGGCCGTACCAGGCGAGCATCTGGCCCAGCTCCCGGCAGAATCGACCGAGGGCGCGGCAGGACCAGCTGAGGGCGCGGCAGCATCGACCGAGGGCGCGCAGCAGCGGGGGGCCGACGGTCTTCCCGGCCTCCACGGCGAGCGGGCCGAGCGCGACGAGCGGGCGCGGGTCGACGTACGGGCGGAGGTCGGGGACGGTCATGTAGCCGCGGGGCGCGTCTTCCTCGTACTCCCCCGGCTCGTCGGTGCCTTCGTCGTCCTGGAGGACGTCGTCCTCGTCGTCCTCGTCGTGCTCGGGCTCGGGGGCCGGGGCGGTCTCCGGTTCCGGGGCCGGGTGAGCGGCGACGATCGCGGGCATGGGGGCCGGGGTCAGCACAGGCCGGTCCCCCGGCCCCGGAGCCTCGTCGGGCGCGGGGTCGGGGACGACGTGGAGGTGGGCGCCCATCAGGCGAAACTCTTCATGACCGTGTCGATCTTCTCCGCGAGGAGGGAGTAGCCTCCGCCCGCGCCGGATGCGACGTACCAGAAGACGATGCCGATGACGGCCACCTGCCGGGTCGTGAGCTTCATGTAGAGGATCACGCCCGTGAGGAACAAGCAGATGCCCGCCATCGTGGCGCCGGGGACGACGTCGCCGAACAGGCCGAGCCCGTCGTTGACGAGGCTGGACACGAGGTCGAAGGGCGTCCCGGCCGCCTTGTACGAGGCCCCGGCGATCATGGCCAGGATCAAGGTCCACCACCAGCCGAGGGCCTTGGCCTTGCCGCCGGTGGACGTGCCGAAGATGAGGATGCCGGTCAGGCCGAGGGCGAGGCCGGCGGCGCCGAACTCGGGGATCAGGCTGCTGCTCATGCTGCTTTCCGTTCAGGGGGTGGGGCGGTCAGGCGGCCGGGATGCCGTAGTAGAGGGAGCCGACGATCATGGAGACGGTGGGGATGCGGGTGAGCCAGGAGAAGACCGGGAACCAGCCGCGCGTGCCGACATCCAGGGCCCAGATGCCGACCGCGACGCCGTACCAGACGCAGACGTAGAAGTCGGTCCAGGAGCTGTAGTTGTCCGCGAGGTAGGCGACCTCGGCGGTGAAGAACTGGGGGACGCCCAGGTAGAACCCGGCCCCCAGCGCGGTGCCGTTGTAGAGGAGGTGCCGGGTCTTGCCGGACATCTGGCCCCAGACCTCGACCAGGGCCTTCTTCTCGGCGGAGGAGTTCTTGCCGTAGACGGGGCGCTTGTAGGACTTCTGGCCGGTCCCTTGGATGCCCCGGTTCCAGCGCTGCCGGATCGTGGGCGGGACCTTATCGCCGTCCTCGCCCTTCTCCCCCTTCTCCTCTTTCTCGCCCTTCTCGCCCTCGGGGTGCGTGACGTCTTGGAGTTCGTCGTAGTCGTCGGGCAGATCGAGCTTGGTCTCGCACTGGGTGCACCAGTAGGCGAGGAGCTGCCCATGCACGGAGGACCGGACCTCTTCGGGGTCCGGGTGCTTGCAGGCGGGGGCGGGGACGTGGTGGGGGACGCCGTTGATCCACTTGACGGAGCCGGTGGAAGCCGGGTCCGGGCGCTCCGGGACGTCGGAGGTGAACTCGGCCGTGCAGTCCGGACACCAGAAGGGAAAGCGCTCGCCGGTGGAGGAACGGAAGGCCCAAATGTCCGGGTGCTGGCACGGGTTGGGGGTGATGTCCTTGTCCCGCTCCCACCAGTGCGGGACGCGGTGCGCGGCGTTGGACCGGCCCGCCCCGTCCGCCGTGGTGCCGTGCTGGGCCGGGATGGTCGGCGGCTCGGTGGGCATGGGCGGCGGCTCGGACGGGGCCTCGTCGGCGTCTGTCTTCGTGGTGGCCGGTCGGCGGAACTGGAAGACGTCGCGGACACGGAACGGCTCGTCCTCTGATGCCTCCGCTTCGCGGATCTCCTCGTCGGTGGTGTCGCTCACGGGGTCACTTCCTTCGGTACGGCTTGAAGAGGGCTGCGGCAAGCTGGCCGGGGTGCTCACCTACGGCGCGGTGTCGGCGGGCGATGGAGCGCAGGACGGCCACGACCTGGTCGGCTGGCACGATGCGGATGCCGTCGAGCACCAGCACGTCGTCGGCGAGCGGCGCACCCTCCATCGAGACGATCGGGATGACAGGGCAGCCGAGGGCCATCGAGACCGCGCGGGCCTCGTGGCGGATGCCGTTGAGCCGGCTGGTGACGTCGCGGTTGCCGTGGAGAAGGTGACCGCCGACTACCCGCAGCAGGTAGCGGGAGGTCCAGAGCTTGCTGTCGAGGACGAACACGACGCCGCCGGGGCTGATCAGGAGGTGGTCCACGTTCGCTCGGCCGGTGAGGAGCGCGCGGTCGTGGAGGACGGTCCAGCCCTGGAGGACGAGGACTCGGAGGCGGGCGGCAGTGGCCCTCTCCCCCGCTGCCCCGGCATCCCACTGCTGCGCCTGACGGCCGCGTGCGGTCTGGATGCCGGCGAGGTCGGCGAGGCGGACCAGTGGGGTGCGGAGGCAGCGGGCCTGAGCGGCGGCCGAGGAGCCCGCGCCGGGCCGCTGCCGGTCCTGGAAGTACCAGGCGACGGCGGCGGCCACGGCGAGAACGATGACGAGCGTCATGAGATCTTCCGGGTCTTCCGGGTCGGGTCGACTCGCTGAGCGGTACGCCGGACCGTGTCGGCCAGGTTCGGCTTGTCGGGGTGGCCGGCCTTGAGGACGGCAGCGACCAAGGCCGCGTCGGTGACCTGAGCGTCCTCGCCGATCTCCTTGCGGCAGATCGCGGCGATCGCCGGGCGGCTGATGTCGAAGACCGGCGGCACCGGGGCCTGCTGCTCGCCGGCCGGAGGGACCGAAGAGACTGAACTTCCGGGGTGGCCCGCAGGGGGGCCAGCCTCTGTGGTCGTAGGAGCCACGGGCGCGGCCGGGGGCGCGGCCGGGGGCGCGGCGGGCGGCGCCGGGGGCACGACGGGCGCGGCTGGGGCCGGAACGGGAGCCGGAGCCTGGACGGGAGCCGGAGCCTGGACGGGCACGGCCGGGGACACCGGCGCAGGGGCAGGGGCAGGCTCCGGAGCGGGCTCGGCTGCGGCCTCGGGGAGGCTGTGCCTCGTCTCGGCGTGGTTCAGCATCGCGTCGGCGGCCTGGAACTCCGCTCCCCCGACGGCCCGCTGGTACGCCGCGCGCCGGTTGAGCCGACGGACTCGGCCGGCGAGCAGTGCCCGCCCGGCCAGCTTCTGCTCCTGGTCCTGCACCCAGTGCGCGACGCCGGCGTCGAGCGGGACGGCGTACTCGCGCAGCAGCAGCCACCACGAGCCCTTGGCGACCAGGTCGACGGCTGCACCGAATCCGCCCGCCCATGGCTGGTGCAGCGTGTGGCCGTACGCGGCGACCGCGCCCATGCTGAGCAGCAGGAAGAACCAGCCCGCGATCTTCGCCGGGCGGGCCCGGTCCGGGGCGGTCCGGTTCAGCCACTCGATGCCCAGGCAGAACATCCAGGCGATCGCGAAGACACTGCCCATGCCGTATGCGACGACCGAGGGGACGAGCGGGTCGAGGAGGCCGCCGAGGCTGGCGGTGCCGCCCGCCACGGCGATGGCGGTGAAGCCGACCGCGATGCCGGTGACGACGCGCAGGATCAGCTCGTCCCACTCGCGCGGCGGGACCGGCTCCCAGTCGTCGTATCCGACGCGGCGGGACGAGGGAACGCCGTCGATGACGGTCGTCTCCTGCCGGAAGCGACGCACCTTGCGGTACTTCACGCCGTCGACGCGCGGTGGCTGCTGGGGGGTGGGATCGGTCATCGTGCTCCAGCTCCAGACGTGGGCAGCGGGCGATGAGGGGCCGGCTGGTCCGGGCCTCTCCGCCGCCCCCAGCCGCGAAGGGCTCGGGGCTGGGGGCGACAGGGGGGTCCGGTTCAGCCGCAGTGCACGGCGTCCAGGGATCGCTTCGTGCGCTCGGCCGGGTTGGTGCTGGGGCTGGCCTGAGCCATCACGGAGATGCAGTGCCCGGCGGCGCCGGTGAAGGTGATCGGCCCGGCGTAGGAGCGGTACAGGCCCTCGTCCGAGTTGATCTTGTCGGTGCCGACGACGGTGGCCCACACGTGGAGGTAGCGCCGCGACGTCTTCTCGCTCACGGTCGTCACGCAGTTCGTGCCGCCGTTGGCCGGCGAGTAGTAGATCTCGATGTGGCTGGAGGTGCTGAGGCGGTAGGTGCCGACCCTGGTGCCGGGGCAGGCGCCGGTCGGCGGCGCCATCGGGTCGGCGGCGGCCGGGGTCGGCATCAGCAGCGAGGCGGCGAGGGCGATCGCGACGGGGGCCGCGACGAGGGCGGCGTTGCCGCTGATGCGCTTGATGTTCATCGGGGTTCTTCTCCTGAGGGTTTTAGGCACGGCTGAGTGGCGCCGTGGGCGGCGCGACGAGGCGCTGCGCCGCCCACGGCGGTCTGGAGGTGGATCGATGGGGGCCGTCGTCAGCGGCGGTTGCGCTCGCGGAGGCGGTCCTGGTCCTCCCACGCCTGACCGGCGCGGGCGGCGGCGGTCGCGCCGTTGGCGCGCTGCTTCTGCTGCTTGGCCTGCCGCTTCGCGGCGGCCTTGTCGGACGCGGACTCGCGGCCCGCGTACGTGGTGGCCGCGAGATGGCGGTCATTGCCGCCGCCGAGCCAGCCGAAGCCCTTCACCGCGGGCCCCGATCAGCGCCGGCGGCGTTCGACCCGGACTGGGCGGCGGCCGCGTTGGCGTCCTTCACGGCCTGCGGGTCGCGCTGTGCGGCGCCCGCCCTGTACGCGGCGGCGGCCTTCTCCTGCTCGGTCATCAGCGCACCCCCGCAGCAGCGAGGCGGCCGACGGCGAGCACGACGCCGGAGTCGGTCCAGCTCTTGCACTTCGGGCAGACGAACTGGCGGCCGTCGGGGCGCATGGGGCGCCCACAGCACATCGGCGCGGCCATCAGCGGTCACCGTCCTGCGGCTGAACCGGAACCCTCACCGGGGACGGCTCGGTGCGCTGGCCGGGGATGCCGGTGATGCGCGGGATCGCGGGGTCGTTGTCGCCGTCGGGCCAGTCGTGGCCGGCGACCAGACGCACCAGCTCCCCCGCGTACTCGCGGCGGGTCATGCCGTCGGTCCGCTCGGGCGCGAGGGCGAGGGCGGCCTTGGCGAGGGCCTGGGCGCCGCTGTTGAGGCTGCGGCCCTTCAGCTTGTACGCCTCGGCGCCGAAGCTGATGAGCAGCGACTGCTGTTCGAGGACATCGTCCGGGCTGGTCGCGTTGAGGTGGTCGGCGACCGCGACCAAGACCTGGGTGGCGAGGGCGGGGCGAGCCGCCTGATCAGTACCCTGTCTCATGCGTCAACTCCTGGTAGGCAGGTGTCTGGCGTGGCCCCCGGTCGGCGTTTCGAGGCCCCGACCGGGGGCCGACTTGTATCGACGTGGTGTTGCCTGCCCGACTGTATGGGAGTCCCATACACTCAGGCAAGCGGCCTTGGCGGATTGGAACCGGAATGGCCGAACAACCGGCAGACGGCGGGGAGGTGGCGAAGCGCGTGTTTGACGCCCTAGAAGCCCTCAAGCAGATCGAGGACGAAGAGGCCCGCGCCCGCGAGATCAGCACGTTCCTCCGGGCGTATGGCCCGAAGATCAAGGAACTGAGCGAAATCCGGCGGGCCTACGTCCTCGGGCAGCGACAGGAAGAGGTCTCCGTCCGGAAGGTCGCGGCGAAGCTCGGCATCTCCCCTTCGACCGTCCAGGACATCGAGCGCGGGTACTCCGGGTCGGGCAGGGCCCGGCCACGGAAGGCGAAGGATGACATCGGCGGAGACGGCGGATAGGTCGGCTGCGGTCACCGACTGAGCAGGGCGACCAGCTTCGGCGCCCTGGAAGCCTCAGGATCGTCAGCAACGTCGGGCGCCCGCGGGCCGAGCGTGAGGAGGCGTACCACACGGCCCCCTGCCTCGCGTAGCGAGGAGGGGGCCGTCGTCGTGTCTGGACATTATGTCCGGACGGTGTCCGGGCTGATCAGTGGCGCACTCGGCGTCCAGCCGGAACGGAGAGAAGGCGGACAACCGGTCAGGTGCGGAGGTCGGTCCGGGCGCCGCGGCCAGGCCGACGGGCAGCCGCGTCGCGGACCTCGTCGGCGCTGTACTGGGCAGTGATGCGCCCGGCCGGCGAAGAGCTGGTGCCCGCGCGGCTGATGCCCCAGCGGGAGAGCTGGCCGCGGGCGGCGCTCGGTGTGATGCCGAGCGCCTGAGCGACTTGATCAACGGTCCACAGCTCGTCGGCGGGCATCAGCCTGCCCTCTCCACGGCAAGCATCCGCTCGGCGTCCTGGCGGAGTGCGGCGTGCGCCGCCAGGGCCTCCATGTCATGGACCGCGGCGGTCCAGGTGCGGTAGAGGTCGTCCAGCTCCAGCGCCTCGCGGCTGTAGTCGTCGGGGGCCAGGGCGCGGAGTCGAGGGCTCAGGGCGGCGCCCTCCCCCTTGCACACCTCGGCAAGACGGGTGGCGACCTGCATGATGCTGCGCCAGTAGATATCACTCGACTCCGCTGCGGCCTGCCGCTCGTCGTCCGGGAGGCTCGCGTTCTGCGCGTCCTCCCGCTCCTCCGTGGCGTCCTTGATGGCCTGCTGAAGGCTGTCCGCGCTCGGCATCGTGGTGTGCTCCGTTCGTTGGGCCGGGGCTGATTCCTCGGCCTAGAACTAACTATGCATCACGTGATGCATAGTTAGCAAGCGCGGTGGGAGCGCGTTGCAGCGAGGGCGCGGCCCCCGGTGCGGGGAGCAGCGACGGCCCCCTTGCCCGCCGTTGGCGAGAGGGGGCCGTCGTCGCGCCCGGACATCACGTCCGGGCGGCCTCCGGGCTGGTCAGAAGCGCGTCTGGCGTCCGGCAGCGATGGCCGCCGCGACGCCGATCCACCCCTTGTGGAGTGCCTGGTCGAGGAGCGCCCCGGCGCCCGGGTCGCGGGTGAGCCACGTGCCCTTGCCAGCGGCGTGTGCGGCGCGGACGAGGAGCGGTGCGCCGTCGCTGTCGTCCGGCCAGTGCGTGGCGCACCGGTCAATGGCGTAGTGCGTGACGGCGGACAGGGCCAGGCCGGCGGCGGCGCGGCGCCAGTTGAGTCCGAGGCCGAGGCACCGGTCTGCTGCAAGCAGGGCGACCGCCTGGGTGGCCGTGTAGGAGACGACATGGCGGCGGCAGGCGGCGGTGCCTTCGCGGCCGGGCTTGCCCTTCGCAGCGGCGTCGTCGTCCCGCTGGACGATGTAGTCGCCCACCTCATGGGCTGCGGTGAGCACGGCGTACGCGGCGGCGAACCGGGCTGCTGTGCTGGTGGAGTTGCTGTTCACGTGAGGCTCCTTCTCGGTGGATTTCCAGGGTGGGCGTGCGGCCTTCGCGGGCCTGCTCCGGAGGACCACACGGCGCACGGCGCCGCTGCCCAGCGCTGTGCGCTGGGACGGTGACGGCGACCACGGCGTGCAAGAGCGGCCCCTGCTCCCCGGGGAGCAGGGGCCACTCTTGATGTCCGGACGGTGTCCGGGCCGGTCAGACGGCTGTCCGCTGTCCGGTCGGGGCGGGGAAGCCGGTCGCCGGGGGTGGGCAGGTGTCGGTCGACAGGAACAAGTTGGTGCCCCGCTCGACGTGGTACTGGTCGCCGTCGGGGCGCGGCCACGGCCGGGCGCCCTGGGTGGGGACGATCTCGCCGAGCGCGAGGACGTGGTGGTCGGGCGGGGCGGGCACCGCGTGCTTGTCCAGGGCGAGGCGGCGCCACTGCGGGACGAGCGTGTAGAGGGCTTCCCCGACGGGTGTCTTCGACCAGGTGTCGACGGCCAGCCACGTTCCCCTGCGCTGCCACAGTCCTTGGGCGAGCTGGGAGATGGCCGCGGGGGCCGGGTGGTTGTCGGGGGCGCTGAACGCGACGAGGTCGTTGGCGGCCGGGGCGTACGGAGACCGGCAGGCGGGGGCGACGATGGCCGGCTCGCGGGTTCGGTAGACGTAGCCGAGCATCACCGGGGCGTCGTCGAATCGGTAGGTGACCGCCTGGTCGTGGTCGGGCTCGCCGTCGCCGGCGTACGGGGTGATCCGTACGGCCAGACACCGGGCGTACGACGGGGGGTGAGAGACGATCTCGGGGCGCATGTGAGGGCTCCTTCCAGGTGGTGGTCAGCGGCGGCGCGGTGGGGGGCCGTACGGCGTCGCCCAGGCGGGGCGGTCGCGGCGGGCCGCCTGGGCGGCGGGGGTGGTCTGGCGCAGGGCACGGCCGAGGTCGCCCATCGCCGTGGCGGCGGCCTCGGCCATCGGGCGGAGGGCCTCGATCGCGGCGCGGATCGGTTGCAGGGCCTCAGCCAGGACGGCGTTCGCCTCGGCGACGACCAGGTGCGTGTGCGGTCCGGTCTCACGGCGGCGGCGCTGGGCAAGTGCGGTGATGGCCTCCTCGACGGTCAGGCCGTGGTTCGTGACGAGCCGGCGCGTGAGGATGATCGAGGCGCGGGCGGATGCCTGCTCGGGGGTCATCGGCGGGGGCCCTTCCGGAGGATCGCGGGCAGGTCGAAGGCGTCGGCGATCGCGGCGGCCACCTGGGCTCGCCGGTCGCCGGGCGGGCGCTCGCCGTTGGCACACCAGCGGCAGAACAGGTCGCCCTTGTAGTTCTCGTAGACGCTGGGCTCCTCCCTGCACTCGCAGCACACAGCCGCCTTCGTCGGCTCGGGCGGGTGGGGCGCTGCGCCGAGGTGCGCGAACGCCTCGGCGAGCGCGGCGGCGGCCAGCCCGCGGGGCACGGTGGCGCGGTACGCGAACCGGACGCCCGGATCGCTGTCCGGGCCATCACCGTCCGGACGTGTCCGGACGGTGTCCGCGCTGGTGGGGAAGGGTCGGCAGTCGTGCGTCTCGCCGATGTCCAGAGGTGTCCGGGCGATGCCGCCGGACGTGTCCGGACGCTGTCCGGGCGTGCTCACGACTCGACCGTCCGCGAGCTGTCGGTCGGCCCGGCCGGGGGCTGCTGTGCGTGGTGGGCGACCGGCACCCGTGACCGCTGGTGGGCAAGGACGTCGCGGCAGTTGACCGTCCGGCAGCCCTCGTCGACGTAGTGGCCGTGCTCGCACCGGTCCCGGTTGTACTGCGGGTCCGCGTCGCGGCGCGGTGCGCGCCGGGCACGGCCCGTGGGCCTCTTGTGCCAGCCCATCGGCTCGTCCTGGGTGTCCGAGTCCCAGGCGGCCACGCTGTCCGCGACGAGCTGCGGGTCTCGCGGGTAGCACCACCCGAAGTCGTAGCCCATGGCGCCGTCCTCGTTCTTCGGCACGGCGAGCAGCCGGATGTTGAAGCCCTGCCAGACCCACACGTAGCGGTAGGCGTCGTCGGCGGCGAGTTCGTAGCCCTCCCAGTGCTCGTCCAGGATCGGCGGGTTGTGGGTCTTCACGTGGTGGTCCCTTCGGGTCAGGGCAGGGTGCGGCCGGTGCTGAGCACCCGGATGATCTGCGCGGAGATGTGGGCCGGCTGGTCCGGCGGGGCGAGGAGCGGTGCGAGCTTCCGGGCTGCGGGCGCGTCCGGGTGGGCGGTGCACCAGGACCACTCGGGCCGGGCGCCGCCCCACAGCACGTACAGGTGCTCTCCCCGTCCGGCCGCTTCGGCCAGGCCGACGGCGCGCGGCTCCAGCGGGACGACGACGGCGTGCTCGGTGGCGCGCGTGCCGGACCAGCCGCAGGTGAGCAGGTCGGCGACGATGGCTGCGGTGAGCTGGGTCGGGACCTCGTCCCACCGCAGCGGGTCGCCGTACGGGCGGTTCGTCACGACCAGCCCGGTGCAATGTCGGGCGGCAGCTCGGACCAGCTGAGCGGGTTCTCGTCCCGGTCCTGGTCGCAGACGACGGCGGCCAGGGGCTCGACGGGGTCGGGCGGCGGGGTGGCCGGGTGGTGGTTCACCTTGTGTCCTTTCGGGCGGGGACGGCCGGGCATGTCGGGGCGTGGCGACCGCCGAGGTTGGGCCACCAGGTCTCGCGGTGGCAGCCGGGCGGGGTGGCGGTTGCGCGCTCGATCTCGGCGAGGCTGGCGGCCGGGCCGGGGAGCATGCCGCCGTGCCGGTAGGCGGCGACGACGCGGACCAGGCTGGCAGCGTGGCGGGCTTCTCGGTGTATGCCGAGGAGCAGTCCGACCGATGTGGTGAACAGGCCGGCCGCGTACAGGCCGTCGCCGGTCTCCAGGGCGGTGGCGCCGGTATATATCGCGATCATGTAGCCGAGCGCGTACGCGGTGATCGTCACCGTCCGGGCGGTGGTCACTTCGGGTGTCCTTCCTCGCGGCGGTGCAGCTCCTCGGCGGCGTACTGGGCGACGGGGACGGTCATGCCGTACACCGCGGTGATGCAGTCGGCGAGCGCGCTGGTGCCGTCGCGGTCGGAGGGCTCGGCGACCGCCCAGAACAGAGCGGACGCGGCGTCCTGGTCCCTGTTGGCCCATGCGGTGATGAACCGGGCGGCGAACATGACGGGCGGCGGCAGGACGTCGATGTCCACGGGCCCGTCGGGGCCGTCGAGTGCGATCCCGTACAGCGTCCCGGCGTCGTTGGCTTCGCGGGCCTCTCGGGACGCGGTCTCGGCGAGGGCGCCGAGGAGCGCGTACGTGGAGCGCGGTCCGGCGTCCACGATCGGCTGGAGCGTGTCCAGGCCGCGCTGGAAGTCGCCGGCGACGCCGTACGCGAGCGCTTCGAGAATGACCTCGGGGTCAGGGGCGGGCATCGGGTTGGGTCCTTCCGGTCGTCGTACGGTGGTCCGGGCCGCCCCCGGTTCCTGCGGGGGCGGCCTGTGGTGTGCTGGCGCTCACCAGCGGGAGGGGGCGGTCGCGCAGGCCGGGGAGCAGACCTCGGCGGTGGGCGGCATGTCGCCGCCGCACACCGGGCACTCTGCGGTGGTCTGCTGGCGGAGGGGGTGGTGGCCGTGCTGGTGCACGTCCCTCGGCTGGGTGGTCATCGGATGGGTCCTCGGCTGGTGGTGGTGCCCGACCGGCGGTGCTCGGCGCTCGGGTCGTACGTTCCGCCGGCGGCGACCTGCACGCGGGGCGGTTTCGGGGTGCGGCACGACCGGCACGGCGTCACCGCTCGTACCTCGACGCCGGGAACTCGCCCGGCTCGACGTCCTTTCGCCACGGGCACGCCTCGCACGGGCGGCGGCGGTACGGCACAGCCGCCGAAGTGCACCGGGCGGTCACGCGGCACCCCCGGAGAGGGCGGCACGAAGCTGGGCCAGGTGCTCGGCGTGGAGCCGGCCGACCTCCGGGGTGCAGTACCGGGCGAGGACGGCGGGGTCCATGCCGCTGCGGCACTCCGGGCCGATGCCGAGGGTCTTCGACGTCTCGTCGTGGAGCGCCCGCCCGCAGGACCAGCAGCGGAACCGCAGGTCGGCGAAGCACCGGGCGGCCGCCTCGGGCCCGGCGGCGATGGCCGCGACGACCTGGTCCAGGTACTCCCGGCGGGACCGCGACCAGGTCGCCACGAACAGGTCGCGGGCGGCACGCTCGGTGGGGACGTCGGCCTTTCGGGGGGTGGCGGGGCCGTACCACGCCTTCGCAGGCCACGGCTTGAGCGCGTTCGTCCGGGCGGTGCGCGTGCGCCGCCAGTAGGTGACGGTGCCCGGGTCGGCCGGGTCGAGAACGGCGTAATAGCCCTCCTCGATGGCATCCAGCTCAGGCCAGTCGATCGCGGGGGCGGCCATCAGGCACCTACCGCGACGTACGGGGCCAGGCCGACGCCGGGGCATCGCTGGCCGGTCGAGAACCCGGACTGGGTGATGCCGTGGTGGCGGCCGAGCTTCCCGTCCTTGGTGAGCGCGTAACTCAGGCCGCAGCGCTGGCAATCGCCGCGCGGCTTCGCTGGTGCCGCCGTCCGGGCGGTCGTGGTGCTCATCGGTCAATGTCTCCTTCGTCGTTGTGCAGTTCGGCCGCGGGGGCGGCGAGCTGGCTGGTGGAGGGGTGACGGCCGCCGAGGACGAGCGCGCGGGTGACCGCCCGCGCTCCGTACCGCGCGGTGGCCGCGTCCTGGCCGTGCTCCTCGATGTGCCGCAGCACGTCGCCGGGCACGAAGTCCTCGGGGATGGGGCGAGCCGGCCGCCGCTGGGCGGGGCCACACAGCAGGCACCCGTTCTCGGCGGCCGGGTCGACCGGGCTCCCGGGGTGTTGCAGGCAGCGGTTCGCCCTCGCGGCGCCCCGGGCGGCGGCGACCGCCGTACGGGCCCGCTCGATCTCGGCGGCCAGCTCGGTCAGCGTCTCGTCGGTGACGTCGTGCAGGGCCGCGAACTCGCACAGGCTGCGCAGCGAGGCGCCGATCGCGGGCAGGAACTCCGGGTTCACGCGCCCACCGCCCGTCGCGCACAGGCCGGGCGCGGGTTGCGCTCCCGCCAGCCGGCCATGTGCTGGCCCACCTGGTGGTCAAGCCTCACGCCCCACACCCCGGCCTCGCCGAGAACCTGGCGGTACCGGGCCTCCTCGGCGGCCTCCTGCTGCGTCCAGGCGTCCACGGCGCCCTGAGCGGCCTTACGGGCCTCGCTCTCGGCTTCCCACCGGGCGGTGGTCTCGGCGGCGACACGGGCGATCTCACGGCGCTCCACGGCCCTCTCCTGGCAGGCCCGGCAGTCGCCACCGCCGATGATCTGCCCGTCCTCGCATGCCGGGTTCGGGCAGTCCTGAGCGATGACCGCAGCGGCCAGCCACGCGTTGCGGTTCCTGATGCGGTCGCAGCCCTCCGGGTTCTCGGGACCCTTGCGGGGCGCCGTGCAGCTGGAGGCGGTGCACCGGTCGCAACCCCGGTAGTCGACCGCCGCGCGGGCCTCGGCGTGCTCGCCGTACCAGCGCCGGTTGATCCGGGCGATCACCTGCTCCGGGGTCCGGCGCGGGATGCCGGGGGCGCCGTCCAGCAGGTCGTTGATCGCCCTGTGCAGGCCGGGGTACAGCCGGGTTCCAGGGGCGGCAACGGCGGGCGGGATCGCGGCCCGCACCATCTCGAACCCGGGCGACTCCTTGCGGGGCCGGGTCTTCGTCGTCGCCGGACGCGGGGACGTCTTGCGCTGGGCGGGGAGAGCCGTTCCCGACGCGGCAGAGCCGCCTTCGGCCTCGCCGCTTTCACCAGCCGCGCCGTCGCTCGCGCCCGCAGACGCGAAACCACCTGCACTTTTGCCTACGGCGTCAGCCACAGCGGGGTCGTTCTCGTCTTCTTGAGTAACCACCGTCTCCTTAGAGACTCGGGGGTTTTCCGGGAGTCGGGAAACCCCCGAGTCGGGGAAACCGTCTTCCCCGACTCCGGGAATTCCCGGACCCGGTGAGCCTTGGGATACGGCGGCTTTGGCCCTCTTCGCGGCACGTGCGGCGGCCTTCTTCACCAGCTTGGTACGGCGCTTCTGTGCGCGCTCGATCGCGGTGGCGGTGGGCTCGATCACCTCGACGCGGCGAACGTCCGGGTCCTCGGCGCGGATGTCCGCGAGGAGCTGTTCCACCTCGGCGTCGGTGGCCGGCGGGGCGTAGACGGCCACCTCGGTGCGCCACTGGTTCCCGGCGCCCATGGCGCGCACCTTCACGACGTACCTGGCGATCTGGAGCGCGCCCATGGCGTTCGCCATGGCGTCCTCGCCGTGCCCGTACTTCTCGCCGACTTTGGCGAGCGTGATGTCCCAACCGTCCTTGTGGCGCAGGAACGCGGTCAGGAGCCCGAGCGCCGTCAGGTCCAGGTTCGTGGAGTCGTCAACGGTCTCGTTCGGCACCTGCGCGAACCGGGGCGGTCGTCCGCTCCGCTTCCTCATGGTGTCTCTTCTCGGTCGTGCGGTGGGTGGTGGTGGGCATGACGGATCAGGTCCCCGGGGGACCATGATCCGCTATGTGTACACTAGCGTACGCGAGCGTGCATGACGGTACATCCGGTACTGTCTGCGTATGCCTGCGAACACAAGCGCCGAGATCGGTGTCCGAGACCTGCGAACCCAGCTGTCCGACGTGCTGCACGAGAGCACCGTCCGAGGCCGGATCACCTACGTGACCAGCCGTGGCCGGCGAGTAGCGGCGATCGTTCCGGTGGACGTGGCGGAGGCAGCCGAGGCGCAGCAGACGCCGGGGGATGCCCCCTCGGCCTGACCGAGGAGCACCGCCGTGTGGCTCGATGACCACCGAACCGCCCTGTACCGCCTCTACGACGGCGACGGCACGCTGCTCTACATCGGCATCACTGCCGACGTCGAGCAGCGAATGAGGGGACACCGCAGCGACAAGCCGTGGTGGCCAGCAGTGGCCAGGACCGAGCTGGAGTGGCACCCCACCCGCACAGTCGCCCTGGTAGAAGAACTCCAGGCCATCCAGCGGGAGAAGCCGCTGCACAACCTGGCGGGCACGCCGCAGGGCCACAAGCGCAGGGAGCTGGAGGACCGCGAGGTCACCACCGCCGAGGCCCGAGGTCTCCTCGCCGTGCTGGACCGGGGCATCTTCGACTGCGAACAGCCGATCTTCGTCGTGGACGAGACCAAGGCCCGTAAGCCGGTCGCTGTCCTCGTGTCGCCCGAGTTCTACGCGCAGGCCCTCGCCAACCTCGGCGAGACCGTCGAGCGGCAGAACGTCTGATCTCTGGTTCATGGCCGGCCGCCCGCCTTCCGGCGGTACGCGGCGAGGTCGAGCACGCCCGGCGGGAGAACCGCCGGGCGCTTCTGCGTGGCCGGACGCTGCCGGGCCGGGCACGTCGCCACGTGCGGGACGTACAACTTCTCCCAGGCCATCAGCGGCAGTTCCTCGGACGGGCGCCGAGACCGGCGGGTGCCCGTCCCGTCGCGGTAGACCGCGGCGTTCCCGGTCTCGTCGGGCTCAGGGTCGACGGCAAGCCGCTTCCCCGCGTCGGTGACGGTCCACAGCACGTCGCGGCGGCAGTCCATGCAGATCGAGCGCTGCGGCATCCGCGTTCTCCTTCCAGGGGGGTGCTCGGGCGGGTTCAGTCGAGAGCGGCGCGAGCGGTCAGCTCGGCCGCGTAGGTCACGAGCGACCGAAGCGACTCGGCCCGCTCGACGGGCGAAGCTCCGGCCGCCGCCGCCACGAGGGCGGTGACGTGGTCGTGGTCGCCGTTGGCATACGCGGTGACCAGGCGCGCGGCGAACAGACGGGCCGGGTCGTGGGCGGCGTCGCCGAGCTGGTCCAGTACCCACGCCTCGCCCCGGTCGACGTCCGGGCCGCCGTACAGCGTGAGAAGCGCCCGGCGGGCCTCATGGGCCATCACGCGGCAAGCGGCCAGCAGATCGAGCGCGTCGCCCTGGTCGGCGAGCCGGCCGGTGATCTCGCCGACCAGCTCGTCGTCCTGGGCGCGAGCGCCCTGCATCGCCTGACGCGTCCAGAGCGTCAGCAGTCCTGGGCTCAGCACGCCCGCCCCCGGCTCACAGCAGCCCCTGCGAGGCGTACGTGCGGACGATGTCGCCGATGTCCGCCAAGGACGCCTCGGCGCACACCTTGTCCGCCGGGGCGCCCTTGTCGTCCCGCAGGTGCGTCGGGCTCCCGCAGTGACGGCACGGCCGTTGCTGCGCATCCCAGTGCGCCGACGAGCCCCAGTTCAGGAGCCCGCCCACCGGCAGCGGTGACGGGTCCAGCTTCGGGACGGACTGCTTCGCAGGCGCCCTACGCGCTCGCGGAGGCATCGGCCTTCTCCTTCTCCTTCTGCTTCTGCTGCTCGCGCTCCTTGCGCCGCTCCCTCTCCGCCGCCCGCCGGGCGCGCAGCAGGAGGTCGGCACGCTCGTCCTCGTCCAGGCCGCCCCACACGCCGTAGTTCTCGCGGAACGTCAGTGCGTGCGTCAGGCACTCGGCCCGCACCGGACAGCGCTGACACGTCGCCTTGGCATCGCCCGCCAGCACGGAGGCCGGCACGCCGCGCGTCCCGACGGGAAAGAAATCGGCGGTCACGGCCCCGGCGCACGCCGCGTGGTCGCTCCAGTGGCGCGCCCGCGGCAGGGTCCGGCGGTCGTTGGGGTGAGGGATTCGCGGCATGATCGGCTCCTTGCTTCGTCGTATCCGGACAGGCGGCGCGAACATGTCCGGACACATGTCCGCGCTGGTCAGGGATGAGGGAGGGGCACCCGGGCGGCTATGTCCGGGAGGTCGTCCGCGACGCGTCCGGACGCGTCCGGCGGTGCCGTCCGCGTGGCGGAGCGCGCCGCACGCCGGCGCCGAGCGAACCCGCGCCGACGAGCAGCGGCACCCACACATGGGCGGTCGACACCACAGCGTCGACCGCGACGCCGTACGCCATGAGCACGTCGATCAGCCACACGAGAGGCCCATCTCCTGGCGCCAGCCGCGCACGGTGCGTTCCGACAGACCCAGCCGCTTGCGGATCGCCACCTCCGACCAGCCGGCCTCGGTCATCACGCGCACGGCCCTTCGCTGCTCAGCTCTGTTCAGCGGCGGGCACGCCCCCCGCATCGAGGTCGCACGCTCGACTGCGGCCAGGTCGACGCCGTTGTCCCAGGTGTCGCCGTACATCACGACCTGCCTCCCAAGACGGCCCCGGGGCGGCCCCGGCCGGGCGCAGAAGCGCCCGGCCGGGGCGTCTTGCCCACGTCCGACCGGTCGAGCGAGGAGACGTGCCGGGCGACGACGATCAGCGTCCGTGGGTCCTCGACGTCCAGCTCGGCCACCCCGTACACGGCGGTGATCTGCGCGTCGTCCACCCAGGCGATGCCGTTACCGGCGTCCGCGATGTGCTTGACCATGTTGTCGACGTCGATCCGCTGCCGGTCCGGGCGGAAGAACACGCACCCCAGGGCGAGGTTCCCGCCCCACGGCTGCCGGAAATGCCGCCGCAGCGTCCATCCCGTCTTCGTCTCCGCCGCGGTGTCAGCCTCCGTCTTGTACGTCCGCCCGTTCCCGAACCGGGGCCTGGCCTTGCTCGCCGGGTCACCGCCCATCACGAGGCACGTGTACTCGGTGACACCGGGAGCCAAGGCCCTGGCGAGGAGCCGGGCCCGCTCCCGGTCCAGCTCCCGATCCCCGGCGGGCAGCAGACTCGACGCCCGCAGCGGCTCCGGCCCTTCTGTGGGCGACCCCGTTGCCGCGTTCACGAGGCTTCACCGCCGTCCTCGTCCCAGCCGGCGGGCAGCGGCGCGGTGCGGAACGCGGTCAGCACCAGCCGGTCGGCGTCCGGTACGTCGCAGTTCGCGTCAGCCGTCAGCCAGCGGCCGGGTAGCGAGTCCACGTCCAAGCCGCTGTCCGTCGTGATCTGGTGCATCAGGACCGTCACCGGCTCGTCGGCCCGCCACGCGGCGACCTCGACCCGCGCGGTCCGCGTCTTCTTGTCGACGTCCAGGACCCGCACCGTGGTGGCCGCCCGCACGCCGTCCTTCGCCGCCAGGTAGACGTGCCCCAGCGGCGCGATGCTCGGCAGCCCGTTGATGATCTGGCCCAGGCCGCGCACCTTCAGCTGAGGGAACACGTGCTCCAAGTCGCTCGCAGTGCCGCCCTCGGCCAAGACCCGCAGCATGGCCTCCGCCTCGGCACCGACCGGAAGCTCCCGCGCCATCCGCGTCACGCGGACCTGCGCCATCCGCCACGCTGCCGTGTACCGCGTCGTCTCCGCCGAGCACGGGCACCCGTACACGGTCTCGCGGTGCTCGGCGTCCACGTGCCCCTGGCAGCGCAGCAGGCTGTGCCTGCCCGTCTCGCACAGAGCCGCCGTGCAGCATCCGCAACGCTGGCAGTCCGGCTGCGCGGGCCGGACGTACTCCGGGCCGAACGGCTCATCCATGGCTCTCTCCTGACGTCGTGGCAGGGGTGGTGGTCTTGCAGGAGCGGCACCGGCGACCGCCGGCGTCGAGCGTGTGCGGGGTCACGCGGCCCTCGGCGGGGCACCACTCGAACAGCGGGCCGCGCCGGAACGCGGCAGAGCGGGGCTGTCGACGGACCAGCGGCATCAGGAGCGCGATCACGGCGAGGGACGCCATGCACCCAGCCAGAGCGGCATTCACCGGCCCCACCCCACCGAGGGGGCGAGCGGCCAGTCCGTGCTCACCGACGCGGCCCGCAACTCCTTGCCGGGCGTCGACGCGAAGTGCGCCCGCAACGCGGCCTGCTGGTCGGCCGCCCACCGGACTTGCTGCTCGTGCAGGTCCTCCAGCGGCGTCTTGCCGATCCACGGGTATGCCTCGGCGATCGCCGCGGTGACGGCGCACGCGGCGACCGCGTCGGCCCCGGCGTCGTGCGCACCGCCGTGGACCACGCCGTAGGTCCGGCACAGGTCCTCAAGGCGGCGCGACCCGCGCCGGTACCGGTCCACGTGCTTGTCGAGAATCCGCGGGTCCAGGACGAGCGGCACCGACGCGGAGAACAAACTTCGCACCCCGTACCGCTCGGCCTCGCGCTCCAGCATCGTCAGATCGAACGGCGCGTTCATCACCACCAGCGGCGCGCCGGTCTCGACGGCCGCGACCAGGGCGGCGACCACCTCGGCCACCACCAGGGCGGCGGGCTGGCCCTCCGTGCGGGCCCGCTCCGTCGTGATGCCGTGCACGCGAGTGGCCCCAGGCGAGATCTCCACGCCGGGGTCAGCCATCCACGTCAGGGTCCGGGCGGGCCGGCCGCCGTCGTACGAGACGACGGCGGCCGTGACGATCCGGTCGGCCTCGGGACGAACTCCCGTGGTCTCCAGATCGAACCCACACAGGGGACCGGAGGTCCAGGTCACCGCCGGGCCCCCTTACGGGCCTGGCGGGACGACTTCCGGCGGGGCTGCAACCGCTTACGCGGCAGCGGCCGGGCCCGGGTCACCGCGGGTTCCTGCGGCCCCTCGGCCCGCTCGTGGGCCGCCTCCGCCTCGACCAGGAGGTGCTTCTCCTCGGCCGGGGCGTGGACGATCTGAGCCTGGCCAGCCTCTCCGGCGTCGTCGGCCTTGAGCAGCGCGACCAGCTCGCCGGACATCGGCACCACCTTGTGGAGGCGGCGCAGCGCGCTCTTGGACCACATCTTGTCGAAGTCGGTGTGCCAGAAGGAGTCGCACTTCCCGGACTCCTGCGCCCGCCGGTACGCCTCGCTGTACCCGTCGCGGATCTCCTCGGCCTCCTCACGGGACAGCACGATGACCTGCGACCGGGCACCCGAAGTCATCCAGCAGAAGGCGTAGGCCAGGATCACCGGGCCCCGGTCCTTCTTCGACTTGGCCACGGCCGGACGATGCGTGAAATCAAGCGGCGCCGGGGCGGTGGGCTCGTAGTTCCACTCGTCGTTCTCGTGGATCAGGCCGACGTGGACCGAACCGACCCGGCCCGAGCGGTACATCAGCTCGACGTAGCCCTGGGCCATCGGCACGAACACCGCGAGCTTGCCCTCGCGCTTGATCACCGCGTGGCGCCCGTCCGGGATGAGCCCGAACCTCGCGCAGGTCAAGAGCGCCTGCCGGAGCGACGCCGGCGTGCAGTGGATCAGGCCCGGCAAGCAGGCGCGCACGGCGGCCAGGAACGCCTTCACGTCGATGTGCGACGGCAGCGCCTTCGTGAAGTCGTCGCCGTACTGCTCCAGCCAGGTCAGCACCAGGTCGGCAACGGCGTCGCCCTCGGCCTGCGCCGACGTGTGCAGCTGCTCCGGCGTCGACTGCTGCGGGATGCCCGCGAGGGCTTCCACGGTCGCGTCCGGGGCGGGCTTCTCCGTGGTGGCCGCGCGGACGCGGTCCTTCAGCGTGGACAGAGACATCAGATTCCCTTCGCGGGGACGTGGAGCTTGCGGGCGCGGAACTGCGCGTAGATGTCGGGCTCCTCGGCCTTGAGCCGGTCAACGTCGAGCGCGGGCGTCATGTGCGTGTACTTCTCGACCAGCTCGGGGTGCGCCTCGGCGAACTTCTTCGAGGCGAAGGTGCCGTTGGCCTTCCACGTCCACGCCTGCTTGCCGCTCGCCTTGACGGTCTCGCTCTCGCCGGTGAGCAGCTTCATCTCGTTCTCTACGAGGCGGAGTTCTTCCTTGAGGGCCTTCTCCCGGGCCTTCACCTCGGCATGCTTGGCGCGCAGCTCCTTGGCCTTCGCCACGTCGATCTCGGCGATGGTCTCGGCCTTCACCGACCACAGCTTGGCCAGCAGGTTCGACGTCGCCTCCAGGCCGTCGGGCGGGGGCTCGATCCCCTCGACCACGTGGCGCTCGAACCACTTCCCGCAGTAGTCGACCAGGTACTCGATCATTTCCTCGTCGCGTTCCAGGCGGCTCCACCTGAGCTTGTTGCCGCCGACGAGCGCGGCCACGAATCCGTGGTCCCACCCGCCAACGGCCATGCCCCAGTGGCACTGGATCGCGGGGGCGTCGGGGACAGCCCCGTCCTCCCACTGGTCCGCCTGGTACTCGCTGCGGTTCTTGCACTCCAGCAGCCCAGACGCCGGGCCCGGCCGCTCGAAGGTGTACCGGTCGACGTTCACTCGCATCCACGGGCGCGCCAGGTGCACGAGGGTCCCGGGCGCTTCGGCCGTGGCGACGCCGGACCGCTTCGAGAACAGGTGGGCGATGAAGCCCTCGATCTCGCGGCCGACCTCGGCGTACTCGTTGTCCTTGAACGTGGGCCGGCCGTGCTTCTCCTCGAAGACGTGGCGCGGGCCGGTGTACTTCCCGCCCAGGCCGAGGATTCCGGCGACGTCGGAACCGCCGATGCCTTCGCGCCGGACGGCCAGCCACTCGTCGTGGGGGGCGCCAGCGGGCAGCAGCAGCCGCGCGGTCGGGGCGTCCGGCAGGTTCACAGCCGGGCTCTCACCGGGGATCTCGAACAGGGTCGGCTCGGTCGTCGTCGCGGTCATCAGCGGTTACCGCCCGTCTCGCGGGCGGCCGACTCGGCGGACTGCCGGGGCAGGGCGGCCAACGCGCGCCGCGTCCTGAGCTGGGAGGGGTGCCGCAGCGGCGCGCACATGGGGCACGTCCGCGCGTCGTGGGTTACGTTCTTGCTCACGGTGCCTCGATTTCGTCGTGTGTTGAGGTGCCTGGCGATCCCGGCGGTCGTGGCCCTGGCCGGCCTGGCCGCTCGGGAGAGCCGTCAGGAGACGGCGTGACTCCGGCGACGCCCGCCCGACGGGCGGATCGTGCGGAGGGTCATCGAGTCCGGCGGAGTCGGCTCCGGCTCGTCCTCGGTAAGGACCCCGGCCGGGAGCACCGTGCTCATGGCCTGGATCAGGGAAAGCTCGCAGTCGCAGAACGCGACCGCGCCGCCGATCTTCTGGTGCGGGATGCGGCTGATGTTGTTCTCCAGCCAGCGCCGGAAGCACCGGAGCTTGCTGGCGGCCTCGTCGTAGTCGTAGTTCTGCACGGTCGTGCAGCGGCAGTACGTGCGGCGGTGGTGCGTCATGCCGGGACCGCCTTCGGCTTCCGGCCCGCGTGCTGCCCGGGAACCCTGCGGAGCGGTGGCTTGGTGCGGCCGATCACGAGGTCATCGAGCGAACAGCCGTACGCGTCAGCGACGGCAACGAGCGTGGCGAGCGAAGGGGCGGTGCGGCCGGACACCAGGCGGGAGATCGTTGATTCCCGCACTCCGGTCCGCAGCGCGATGGCGTGGAGCGTGATGTCGCCCGCTGCGGTCGCCTTCTTGGTCAGGAAGTCCGCGCAGAAGCGCGCCGAGTCCATGTGACCCCCTTTGGTCCGGTGTCTTGCACGCATGCATGTTGTGCGTGCAAGCACAACTTAGATCAATGGCTTGCACGCATGCAAGTCAACACGATGGGTAAAGGCGTCGTGTTTTTTTCGTGGTTCACCCCGGCGCACACCGCTCTCAGCCTGCGCCGATCTAGATCAACCGCTGCGACCTGGCCTTTTGCATGTCTGCACGCCATTCCTCCTAGCGTGCTTGCGCGCTAATCTCCGGGCATGCGGAGCATGGAGACCAATCACCCCGACGCCACATCGACGGCAGAGAGGTTCGGCAGGCTGATCACGAACCTCGCCATCGAAGCCGGCTACAACCTCGACAGCGGCGGCGGCGGCCGCTCGGCGCTGGCCCGCGACATCGGCATGAGCCCGTCCGCCGTCGGCCGGATGCTCAGCGGCAAGACCCTGCCGATGCCCCACCAGCTGGAGACAATCGCCCGAGTGGTGCACACGGACGTTCGAACGCTTCTGGTCACCGCGGGAGTGATCTCCGATCGTTCTTGGCCAGGAGAAACAAATGCGGATGTACTGTCTGCTTCTCAACAGTCACAGCCAGCGTCCCTCTCTCCTGAGGCCGCGGCCGACGCGTGGGGCATCACTGAACCCGGCATCCGGTCCATGCTGCTAGGCAGCATCGAGCACGCCATTCGGCTTCAAGAAGCCAGCTCCCGGAAGGCCCGCGATCGAGGAGAGACGGGTACAAGGGGGTAGGTCGGGGATGCGCAGAACCGCAATCGCGTCAGCAGGCGGTATGGGCATGGGCGTTGTGTTCGCGGTAGTCGCCGTCGACGGCGTGGCGGTTCACGGCGTCGCCGGCCTGCTCATGCCTCTCGCGGTCCGGGTGTTCCCTCTGATCGTCGGTGTCGTCATCGTCGTCTGCGCTTTCGAGACCTGGATGGACAAGTTCGCCGCCCAGATCAAGGCCGACGGAGAAGCCTCGGCCCGGCAGCGACTCCGCGAAGAGGAGAGACTGCGGCAGCGCGCCGAACACCTCGACCGGCGCGAGGATGCCCTGAACCGCGCGACGGAAGCCGCCGAGGGGCGGCTGGCATTGCTGACCAAGAGCCTCGAAGAGGCGCGCGTCGCGCTGCTCGCCGAGAAGAAGGACCGAGGCGTCCTCCAGGCCGACTTCGACGAGCTGGCCGAGGACTACAACCGGATGGTCACGGACACGCTCCGGCAGCGGGCGAACTTCTTCGCCCGCCCGGCGGCCCCTGCCGATCCCGCCGCCCCGCCGGCCCCCGTGCACCACATCCTGGTGCCGCAACGCGACGGCGGCGCCGCGCGCCCAGTGCTGCGCGACGCCGCCGACCCGGTGAGCTAGACCTCCTGGCCTTCCGTCTGCGCTGCGACCACCGGGTTCATCCCACAGACCCGCAGCGCATTCGACCTGGCCGAGGCATACGCCGCCTGCACCGCACCCCGGTCCAGTCCCCACGCGGCGGCCTCCGTCACCGGCTCCCCGGCCACCCATGCCGCTGACGACTGGGAAGGCTCGTCGGTATAGCCGGGCTCGAAGCTCCACAGCCACCCACCGCGCAGCTCGTGCACCTCCCGGCCGGCCGCCCGCTCCGTCCCGTCGGCCGCGTACACCGTCGGCCCCAACCGCCACACCCACGCCCTGTCGGGCGCCTCGGCGCGCACGTCCTTCAGCCCGTTGCCGACCTTCGCGATCCACCACTGGGTCGTCCACTTCTCAACCCGGACCGCGCCGCCACGCTCCTTCGCCCAGCGCTCCGCGATCTCCTCGGCGTGCTCGACCTCCCAGAAGCCGAGGACGTAAGAGCCCACGTGCGCCACGTACAGCGACTGCCCCGGGTCCCGGACCGGCACGTGCTCCTCGACGGCCTCAGCGTCCGCGCCGGGCCCGTCGTAGCCGAGCGCGCGGTCGATCGTCGCGAGGGCTTCGGCATGCGCCTGCGGCAGCAGGTGCCCGTATCGGTCGCTGGTCGTCGTGATGCTCTCGTGCCCCAGCCGCCGCTGCACGTACGTCAGGCTGTGCCGGCCGTCGGACAGCAGGGCCGCGACGTGGCTGTGCCGCAGGTCGTGGAACGTCGGCCCCTTGAAGTCGGGAATGAGCCCCTCGTCCTGGGCCTCCTTCACGGCCGCCACCCACCGGTCATAGAACGTCGAGTACCGCAGCCGCTCGCCGCGCCCGTTGTGGAAGATCAGGTCAGCCGACGCCATGCCCGCGAGGCCCTGGTCCAACAGCTCACCCCACACGCGCTCGGATACCTCCACCGACCGCCGCGAGCACTTCGTCTTCGGCTTGCCGAGGTAGTGCCCGCCCGCCTTCTTCCACTTCCAGGCCCGCGTCACCCGCAGCTTGAACTCGCCGTCGCCTGCGTGCACCGCGTGCCGCTTCGACAGCGCGGTGATCTCGCCCCACCGCATCCCCGTGCCGTACGCGACGCGGACGAACCGCCGGTCCTCGTCCCGCTTGAGGCAGGACACGATGCCGGCGACCTCGTCGGGCGTCAGGAACTCCATGTCGTCGCCGCCGTCGTCATCGTCATCGACGCCGTCATCGTCGGTGCGCGGCAGCCTCGTCAGATCGCAGGGGTTCCGGTTCCGCAGCGGCGGCTCCTCCTGCACGGCCTCGTTCAGGATCGACGACAGCAGCCCGTGCAGGTTCTTGAGCGTCTTCGGTGACATCGGCTTGTGCTTGGAGCCGCGCCATACCTTCGTCTTCGCCATCAGGTTGACCCACGCGCCGATGGTCGCCTTCGAAAAGTGCTCGGCGCTACGTACGTCGCAGTTCCCGAACGTCGGGAACACGTACGTCTCCAGCTCTTTGAGGCTCGCCGCCCGGTACCGGTCCTCGACGCCCGTCCGGTTCTCCAGCGACGCCCTGGCGTACGCGCTGAACACGAACCGCTCCTCGACGCCGGCTGTGGGGTCGATGTACCCCTTGCCCTTCACCCAGCCCGGCGGCCACGCCTGCCCGTGCTCGTCGACCGCCCTCTTGAAGACCTTGGCGGAGTCCTCGTCGTCAAACCGCTCCGTCTGGAACGGCGCCGACCGGGACCCGCCCGCCCGCCACTTCACCTGCCAGCTCGTGACCTCGCCAGCCTTGTTCTTCCGCCTCGCGATGTACGCCAT